AGCTACTTTTACAAAACAACTATAATTTAACACAATTAAAGTATTTGATAAAACAATACAAATTAAAGGTAACGGGAACAAAACAGCAGCTAATTGGTCGAATTTATTCATTCTTATTTTTATCATTTAATGCTGTAAAAATCCAAAAGGTTTTCAGAGGACATGTTATGCGAAAATACAACAATAGCCATGGTCCTGCTACAAAAAACAGGCGATTGTGCACTAACGACACTGATTTTTTTACAATGGACGAATTAAGCGAATTACCGGTATCACAATTTTTCAGTTTCAAAGACCTGGATGGCTTCATTTATGGTTTTGATATCATGTCGTTTTATAATTTAATTTACAAAACCGATGGGCAAATAAAAAACCCCTATAATCGTCTGCCAATTACAGACAACACAATTACAAGTTTTAATACACTTATCCGCATTAGTAAGCTTTTGAATATTCCTGTTACTTTAGAAATACAAGATGTTCGATTGGAATTATCTGTCGCCAAAAATATTGAATTAAAAGCAGTAGAATTGTTTCAAAATATTGACGGATTGGGCAACTATTCAAATTCCAAATGGTTTATGGATTTGACTAAACCAAAGTTGGTTACGATGCTTAGGGAAATCATTGATATATGGTCTTATCGTGCACACTTGTCAAACGAAACAAAGCGCAACATTTGTCCACCAGTTGGCAATCCATTTCCACGTGTAATTAATTTCCAAAATTTATTATCAGATGATTTAGACGTTGTCAGATTATTCATTTTAAATATTTTGGAGAAATTGGTTTTATCGGGAATAGATAAAGATAGCAAATGTTTAGGCGCTTATTATGTGCTGGGGGCATTAACTTTAGTTAGTAAAGAAGCGGCGTCCGCGTTGCCATGGTTGTTTCAGGCAATTGTTTAAAAGAAAATAAAAGGAAAAACATTATTTAGACCAATTACAATCATAATATATTTAGAATAATATATATTATGCGTTAAACTACTTAAAAAGAAGTCGATGTAGTATAGTATAATAAGATGCCCAAACAGGTAAAGAAGAACCCCACCGAAGTCGCTGAGACTACTGCTCCCACTACTACTACTGCCGCCGCCGTTGAGGCCAAGGTTGCCAAGCCCAAGGCCGCCAAGAAGGCTGCTGAGCCCAAGCCTGTCGAGGTCAAGACCGAGACTGTCGCTGTTGTTGCCCCTGCCGTCGTTGAGGCTGCCACTACTACCGCAAGTGCTGTTGTTGATGATATTGAGGCTGCCATTGCCGCCAAGTCCGCTGAGTTTTCTTCCAAGCTCGGCCAGCTCGCCTCTTTGATCTCCACCCTTAAGTCGGAGTTCAAGACCATGGAGAAGAACTGGACTAAGGAGCTCAAGGCTGCCCAGAAGATCTCTTCCAAGAAGAAGAGAAAGTCGGGTAACCGTGCCCCCTCTGGATTTGTCAAGCCTGCCCTCATCTCTGACGAGCTAGCCAAGTTCCTTGAGAAGCCCACTGGTACTCAGATGGCACGCACTGATGTCACTAGACAGCTCAACACTTACATCCGTGCCAACAGTCTCCAGGACAAGGAGAACGGTCGCAAGATTAACCCTGATGCTAAGCTCCAGGCGTTGTTGAAGCTCAAGAAGACCGATGAGCTCACTTATTTCAATCTTCAGAGATACATGAGCCCTCACTTCCCTAAGGCTGAGGCTGTTGTTGCTTAAAGCGACTTTTAAAGCTGCTATAAAATAGTAGCGACTTAAAAAAAAAACGTAATTAATAAAAAACAAAACAAATAAAAAATATGCTATGATGGCCGAGTGGTCTAAGGCGGCAGGCTTAAGATCTGCTAGTGATAACACTGCGTGGGTTCAAACCCCACTCATAGTAATTTTATAAATTTAAAAAATAATGTCTATTTTAAAATAGATATTATTACAACTTTTTTTCCAATATAATAACTAAAATACTTACTACGGATGCCGCAAAGCAAAACTCTCAAAATCCTCAACACTGTCATCTGCGCGCTTGTAATTCGCTAATCCAAGTAACAACTGTGTCTTACTAATATGTGGTTGATATTTCACTACATCATCAATGCTAATATTATCATCTTCGGATAAAAAATGATAATTTTCATTCAGAATATATCTTACACAAAAGCTACAATCCAAATCCTGTGTTTTCAATATATCAATCATCGCCACAGCAAAAATATACTCCTTTAATTGTGTGCGACTGTATTTGTTGTTATATAAATCAAGCATCTATTTTATACTTATACAAATAAAATACTTTTTATATAATTATTTACTCTATAATTATTAAATAAATATAAAACCCTCCTCGCGCATAATTTCATGAATACATTCGATATTTGTCGGACCATTTATAATCTTGATATTTTTGAAGTTATCCAATTTGTTAGTTAAATCAAACATATCATTGATTTTTTCCAGTAATTCCAAGTCGGAAATATAATCGGTGTTATTTTGAAGCCAACTGTAAAACGATACTTTGTCTTTGTTGTCTTTATTGTCCTTATATTTATGAAACAATTTCAAGGTTTCATATAATGTAATGTCCTTGTTTTTTTTAGTATTGGCGGATACACTTGTATTCGCATGTATATTATAATCAGTCCCCGATAAAATACAAATTTCCTTAAATTCGGAATGCGTTAGACCCAACTCTTCAAGAATACCTTTCATCGAATACATTACCACACTGTGATTGATTAGACTAAAATATCGCAACACTCGTGAGCAGCCGTATACAAATAAATCCATATCTTCTGACAAGCAAGCCCAAACAATCTTCTTTATCACAAGCAGCGCACATAGTTCATCCGCTTCACCCGGCGCGTCATAATACGTCAGACCATGTGCTCGTATTAAATCCTTAACCTGCTCCGTTTTGCCCCGAGTAATATTCACAAATTGCTTTTTCAATTGATCCATTGTATTGATAATATCCTGCTTCTCGCCGTCATCGCAATCCGCGTTTTCAAGCGTATTTTTCAGCGCATTGTATTCCTTTTGTGCCTCCCGTTTGTCCTCCTTTCTCTTAACCAATAATTGTTTCTTCTCCGGTGGCGGTTTGCCGTCAAATATGAAAATGGGCGTTACATTGTAATAACGAAATATGGAGAGCATTAGATATATATTTTCTAATAGGGCGTTGTCGGCCTCGTATTTATATAAATAGATGCTGATGTCGACAGCAATCTTTTTGCCGCTTAAATCGGCAATATTTGTAACGCGGATTGAGTTAGCACATTTGTCTCTTAAATAATTATTCAAATATCGGATACCCATTTATAACTAGTATTAATAAGAACGTTGTTATATAGGTCTTTATTAATTTAGTTTAAATCAATTTTTTAATCTATACTAAATAAATTAGATGATCATTCAGTCATTAAATGATTCAATACAAACATCAATCACATTGGGGATATTTTCATCCTATAAAATAGCATTGTCAGAACATATATTTAATGGTTTTTTACAAGTATTTCCCATTTCCAAATGTTACGAACTAAGTAATTTCAATCCTTGTCGACTATCTATAGAACCATATCCTGAAAATAATAGACCTAGAGGAGATGATGATATTAATTCGGTATTATATCATAGGCAACACATAAGACAAACGGGTGATACTGAGCCTATATGGATAATATTTCTAGAAAACAGATTTATATTATTGGATGGAGTACATAGGATTGTAGCAACTTATTTGGAAAATAAACAAGACATAAAGGCATTTGTTATAAATCCTAGTCCAATATAGTATATGAACTAACAAATATATTAAAAATAACCTGATATTTTGTTAGTATATAATAAGAAAATGAAGACAAGAAGCCAAACAATGTATGAGACAAGTGCGTTATATACAGTCGATATTGACTTTGATAATGCGAGCAAAGCATGGCGGCAAAATAAGAAACAAGAGGGTCAAGGGCAATTCAAGTATGTATGCGCTGCTGTAAAAAAGGACGGTTCTAAGTGTAATAAAAACCCTTGTAAAACACATCAATCCAAAGACTAAGACTAATTAAATTAAAATAAAATAATAAGTTATTATATAAATGCCTTTTAAAGTAGGAGATGATATAGTAAATAACAACGATGAAACTTATTTAGTAGAAAAAGTGGATGTTATTCGTTTGCCAGCCGATTCACCTGATTTTGAAGGGGATATTGCTAGGTATCACTACGATGTCAAAAGAAACACTACAGGACAGAAATCCACGATTCAAATTGTAGTAGAATTAAACCCTGATAATAATATAGATACAAATGGTGCAACTTGGACAAAATATGAACAAAGAGGGGGAAAACAAAAAAAAACTAGAAGAAGACGAACTAACAAAAGAAAAAGACAATCAAAGAGAAGAAGACAAACTAAAGGAAAAAAGAGAAGACAATAAAATAAATTTATATCATAATACTATATAATATAAATGAGTGCAAGTGCAAAAAGCCGAAACAGAAGCAGAAGTACAAGCATAAGAAGTTGAAAATAGCTTAACCAAGCTCGCACAATGTCATACGTAAATTATTTAATAAAAACGTGGAATAGGTATCTTTGTGTTTTTTCAAACCTTTCTTCAATTTATTAATTAATCTCTCACTACAATCAATGTTATACAGAAAATCCGTCCGCTTATATCGGCTCGAAATAAAATCGCAAAAACGAGTTTGTGCCTCGCTTGTCTTCTTAAATTGAAGCATCGATGTATTATTTGCCTTACACCAAATCAGAAAATCCTGGTAATTATTCAGCAATATAGTTGTTAGAATATAATACGCCAACACATTGGTATTTTCCTTGTAAAGTGTCTTACGTATTGTCTCCGAATGCGCAGACTTCTCAATCAAATGCCGGTATTCAATATCCATAAATTGTAATATCTTGGTCATTTGATAAAACGCAAAGATGCGCTCAAAATTCACAAAAAACTCCGAATTAGTTAGCATCTCATTTATATCCGTTTTATCTGACGCGTTCGCATAACTACAAAACAATACATTCATTATTCTTGCCCAAAACTCTGTATATGTCTCATATAGGTTGACATCGGATTTAATGGGAAACAATCCCAGGATTTTATTATGGCAAGCAGTATTATCCATATCCGAAAAATCCAATCCGTAATTATGCATCGACTCGTGTAACAACACTTTGAACCACTCTTCCATACGATAAACCACAATTTCGCCACTTGGTTGACACGTCCGAGTAAATCCAGTATTCACATTGTCCTCATCTAGAACCTGTATATTTGTGTCAGGCAGCACTTTTGTTAAAAACGTATGATAAATATACACAGACAACTTGTTAGTACAAGTCTTTGACGCATGCTTATTTACAATATAAAACCAATACAAAATATAGTCAGCATATTTGTTATACCTTTCTATTTTGATTTCATCTGCCGACTGCTCCAATACAAAATAAATGTCAAATGCTCTGTCGTATAATTGACACGAATAATGTAATGACGTCAGCGAATACTCATCAATTGTTTTTCGCGCTGTAACCGGAAACCCGTGAATACTAAAGGTTTTTGGTTTCGGAATTTGCTTTATATGGTCAATACTTGTAACCCTGAGTTTATAAAATGCTTGCTTGTTTTGCTTCGAAATACGTTTTTGTTCGTCGATAAAGGCAGCGGCATTAATTATTTCGGTAAAAAACTGAGAAAAGAAGTTGTCAGTGGTCTTTGTTTGCTTAACAGGAGGCATATAATTATTTTCAACAAAAAACGACATTAATTTATGGCTTTCATATGTAATTTTCATTATTTATATTTTATATTATATTACGATAATAATATAACATAAAATACAACGAAACAAAACCCGCTTAAACAACACCGCCTGACAATTTATCGCGTAAAATCATCAAGTCATCTAGCACTTCAGGTTCTTTCCCCCGTCTATATAGAACCAGCTTCGCATTCTTAGTCTCGACTAAAGCCACACTCAATTCAGGATATTGTTGGAATTTCGCCGCATTGGCCGCGTTCAATGCCTTGGACGCACGTTTCAAAAAGAAATCCGGGTCAACTGTGACTGTCTTCGACCGTATTTGTTCGTCCTTATATTTCCCTGTTTCTCCACCCGCACCCTTCGCCATATTCGGATCCTTGGAAAGCTCAGACCCTGAATCAAGAGAAAATAGCAAATAGAAATCAGGATTATTCTTCTGAAACTTGGCCGCCTGATAATAATGCTCAACCGAAGACCATCTGTGATTATCCAATGTAAATGGTTGAACCCAAAACGCGTCGAGCTTTCTACGCCAATCGGGAATACTATTTAGCTGAGCAAACTGAGTCTCCAATTGAACCGGCACTTTTTCACCCGTCCCTTTGCCCGGTGACTTTTTATCCGACGACTGTTGATGGACTACAAACACAATATTATCATCATATAAATTCATTATTTTTGCTTCACCCAAATCATCAAAACGCGGTTTCTCTACTTTGCTTCCGTTCACCTGTGCCTTAAAATTTTGGAACTCGGGAATAAGCGAAAAAATACCCGAGTTGCGCTCCATACACTTGTCAACAATCATACGTTTCACATCATAAGGTATCTCGTTAAAACTAAAAATGAGCTTACTTTTATAAGTAATTAACTTATAATGTTCACCCGTATGATCAACCGCAATATAGAATTCCGGGGTAAATTCGCCCCTGCTCTCAATAATAGGATCCACGTCGCCACCACATTGAAGCACATTGTTCAAATCACCGTGACCCTTGTCGTAAATAGAACTCGACATTATAATAAATTTAATATTCAATATACGCTCCAATGTATTTATTGTCCACGGGTCACCCCAAAAACGACATGTTCGCATAAACTGTTTCAGGTCTTCGAGTCCCTTAATGTCTTTCATAAATAACACGTCTTTAATATTTGCCTTGGCAAACTCGTGTTCTGCCTTAAGCTGTGTATACGATTTATATGTTTTCGCAGCAGCCGCGTTAATAATGAGTCGTTGATTGTGGTCAATGGTTGTTACCAGTTTCACTTTATAATCATCATATTCTTTCTTAAGTTTGATTGATTGTGCCTTCGTATCAGCTAGCTCCTTGGCATACATATCATATCTCACTTTATATATATCAAAATCGGATTGTTTTGCTTCCCTGGATACCTTGTCTCTTAACCGTCCAACCGTAGTGTCTTGTCCAATGCTTTGAAACGCGTCACGGATTGTGGCAAATAAACAGTCGCCTCTGCCCTCATTATCGAGCAGACCATAGTTTTTATTTTTCATAAATTTTTGGATCCATGTGTCTTTATCACCCTCGTGATATTTTGCTCTAAAATCGGCGGCATCCTTGGCGCCCTCGGCTTTTAATGATGGTGGAATATTCGCGCTTAACCGCGGTGAAAAAATATCGCGACGTATTTGCGGAATAAGAATTTCGTTGATTTTTTCTTTCTCTTTACCTTTTGAACCTTTTTCTCCACTTTTTTCCTTGGAACTTTCCTTGGAACTTTCTTTGTCCTTTTTCCTCGCCTTTTCCTTTTGTTCGATTTCCTCGCTTTCGGGTATCAGTCTCAACTTACTAATATACTCTTTTGTGGCAAATGTGTATAATAGCGGTTCATCTAGGCGTTCGATATCAAGTTCACCTTCTTCATCCATGTAATCCAATACGTTTATTGATGGTATTTCATAGATACCAATCTGAATAACATTATTGTTGTTTTTTACTAAATAAACTGGAAAGAATGTTATATTCTTATTGGCAAATGTTTTATTTGCTGAACCAATCGCAACAATAATATCCATGTCCATATCTGACACGGTAATCTGAAACAAATTGCTTTCTTTACTTAGGTCGTTTGGATCTACTTTTTTAAGTTCAGGATAGTTAACACTTTTATCTATTTTAGATACAACCATTATTGTATATAAGTAATTTAGATTTAATATTTTATTTAAATTGTATTGTTTTTATTTTCTTGTTTTCTTCTTTTATTTTATTTTATTTTATTTAAAAAAAAATAAAAAACTAAGACCTAAGACCAAAGCAAATACCCTCTCATTTTTGGATCCGATATTAATTCAGTCATATATGCCCACATATTATGGCGCTTGTAAACAATCTCCGCGTTTTCAGGTTGCCCTTCAAAAAACACAATGGTTGATATAATATCTTGCTTCCTACATTTGGAGCTCTTTATATTTTTATCAATACCATAATAACAGCATATTTTCATGAGGTCTTTTATTGTGTATTTTTCATTGTAATATATTTCGTCTTCGTTAGCAAATACACTTTTTTCAACATAATACAATAATTCAGAATTATTATAATTGATTACCATTGTGTTGTCTTTTGTCAATTCGTCCATTTCTTTTACAAAATTTGAAAAATCAAACTCTTCTTCTTCTTTGTCTTGTTCATCGTATTTCTCTTCCAGTAAAAAAGAAATGTTATTATTGGACATTTAATTATAATCTATAGTTCTTCTTATATTTATTTTTTTATAATATTTTTTATAAATTTACATTTCGGTCATTACATTTCGGTCATTACATTTCGGTCATTTACATTTCAACCAAATCCATATATTTGAATACAGCCTTGTTTGTCAAACTCTTATAATCCTTAACCTTGCTCTTTGCCAACAATGTAACCGTCTCAACAATTGTTTTGCCGCTAATTTCCAACTCATCCTCTTCATAATCGCTATCATTTTCAGCACCCTCAATAATCTCCTTATTAAATAAGATAGCCACGTTCTCAGTCATCTCATCGACCTCATTCTTCTTATCTGTGCGACTAATTGTGCTCATAATAGTATCTAAAAGCTGTCTTAAAATGCGCGCAACAGACAATTTACTAATAAATCCATTCAACGCCAAGTTTACAAGAAATAACGACTGTGACCTGCGTGTCTCATTTACCTTATTATTTTCACAGAACTTATCATAGTCGGTTTCAGGTGATGTATATTGAATCGTCTCAAATTGCGTGGAGAAGCTGGATAATTTTTCATCAAACACAGCCCGTAGGAAAGCGTATTTGGTTACCAATTCAGAATACAATTCAGCATATATCTTCGAAAAGAACTTGTTACCTGTCGAAATGTCGTAAATAAAGGTGCTTACCGAATGAGCATCCTCTTCATTAAAATCGGGGGAGCTAGTAATACAATCCATCGTCTCAATAATTTTGACGCGAATATCCTGAAATGTCTTGTCGGTTAGCTTATTCAGATTTGAACGTAGCTTATCGATTTCTCCAACAATACCTGAATGTTGTTCTATTTTAGTTGATTGAAATGAACGAAGTGTTTCCCAATCATCATTGTTATTTTCCATATATTTGTTCCCCTTTCTCCTACCACGGTTATTATTTCTATTTCCTCCAGATGATGAAAACACACTTGAACCCTCACCATGATCTTTCTTGTGAAACACAGGCGAGTGGGTAATTGAAGACGATCCGATCGCGCATGATAAATAACTCAGCATATCCACTGTTTTTTCGGGCACTTCAAATTCGAAGCCGTTAAATATTATTTCCTTAAATTTCAAAAGATTGTATCTCATTGTTTGTCCTGTGGTTGTCATTGTTTATATCTTACTTTAAATATATGACTTACTATTTATATCAATTTTTTTTTAAATATAATTATTATTAGCGAAACACACTTAAAACCAATTTAATATATTAAAATATATAATGTCTTTAAACGAAGAACCTAAGAACGAAATAGTGATGAATGTGGTGGAAAAGGAAACAGGAGAACGGGAACAACAGGAACAACAAGAAAAGGAAAAACAAGAAAAGGAAAAACAATGCGACGAAGACAATACGGATTTCTCATTTAATGTATGGGAAGATTTGGAAATTAGTGAGGAACTTTTAAGAGGTATCTTTTCATATGGATTTGAAAAACCAAGTCCAATCCAAATGAAGGCAATTAAACCCATTATGATGAAACGAGACGTGCTCGCTCAGGCGCAATCAGGAACGGGTAAAACCGCGACGTTTTCGATTGGCGCCTTGTCTAGAGTTGTTATCAAAGACAATTTTACTCAAGTGCTAATTATGAGCCCTACACACGAGCTAACATCGCAAATTAGTGACGTTATTGCTGGTTTAGGCAATTCAATTGAAGGACTTCGAATTAAAACAATTATTGGTGGTTCATCCATAGACGCGGATGCGGCTGAGATGAGAAAATCCCCGCCACATATTATTGTCGGCACACCTGGGCGTGTTTCAGACATGTTGCGTCGCCGCTACATCAATGGTAAGAAACTCAAATTAATGGTGCTCGATGAGGCAGACGAGATGTTGTCTTCTGGTTTCAAAGAACAGGTATACAATATTTTTCAATATTTGAATTCCGACATTCAAATTGCTCTTTTTAGTGCGACTATTCCCAATGAAATGATACCATTGACCGAGAAGTTTATGCGCAATCCCGTAAAAATATCAGTTAAGGTCGAGCAGTTAACATTGGAAGGCATTAAGCAATATTATGTGGGACTAGACGATGATGTACAGAAATATGACACGTTAAAGGATATTTATAATAGAATGAGCTTTAACCAGTGTATTATTTATTGTAATAGTGTCAGACGTGTTCAGGACCTGTATGAGGCAATGAAGCAGGATAATTTCCCAGTTTGCTGTATTCATAGCAATATGGACAAGACCGAGCGCAATCAGGCATTCAGGGATTTTAGAAAGGGTGTTTCGCGTGTATTAATTTCGTCAAATGTGACTGCGCGCGGCATTGATATTCAGCAGGTCAGTGTGGTTATTAATTTTGATATTCCTCGCAATGTTCACACATATCTTCATCGAATTGGCCGCAGTGGCAGATGGGGTCGAAAGGGCACGGGGATTAATTTTGTCACTAGGCGCGATATGTATAATTTAAAAATGATTGAAGACTTTTACCATTGTCAAATTAATGAGCTCACCGAAAGTGCTCTTATTTAAACATTTTTTTACTTTTACTCTTTTTACTTTTTTTACTTTTTTTACTTTTACTCTTTTTACTTTTTTTACTTTTTTTACTTTTACTCTTTTTACGTTTACCACCTGAATGGCCTATAAAAGTCTTAATACAAGAATTATAAAAATTTTCAAAAAATAAATCTTCTTTTCCGGCTGGATATATATTAAAAAATTCGGCATATTCAATAATAGTATCCAGTCTTTGTTTTTTCTCTATTGTTGTTTCCCATGTCTTTTCTAACGTGTCCATATATCTTTTATTTTGCGTTTGCCTTTTCATTAAATAGAGTTCCTTTGTAGTTTTAAGTAAAGTGAGTATATCGCTATAAATTTTTGATTTTCTTTCAGCATTTTTAAATATATCTACAACAATATTTCGTAAACCCGGAGATAATGACAAAAACATGTCACACAAATCCTCTTTATCAGAATCGACCGATATATCAGCATATTTTTCAAAATTAATATCATATTCATCATCATCATCATCATCATCGTCATCAAATAGTGGTTTTTGTTCGCTCATATTTATTATAAATTGATAAAATATTTATAATAACATTTTACTAAATATATTATAAACGCACATTTCATGAAATAAATTAGGTGGAAACACTAGTTTCGTAAAATAGATTATAAATTAATCTATTTTACAATTAATAAGATAATGCAGTTTGTTGAAGAAATGTTAAAACAAGCAAAAAATGGCAATAATAGTAATACAAAAGAAACAGGTCCCATCGATATTGCCGAAATAAACAATGTTTTCAAAATGCCAATACAATACAACGACAAAACTAGAAAACTTAACGGGAACATTATTGACGACCTAGAATTAGTCAAAACTATAGAAAAAGAAGGTGAATCCATTTACAACCATGTTTTTAAATCATCCAATATTTTAGGAAAAACAGTGTTAGAAGCAGTTCCCAAATATTACACAACAGACACATCATTTTTAAAAGACACACAGGAGTTAATTAAGCAATTCAAGACAGAAGACATCAACACAATTTCAAACAAACATGGATTTACCGATGTCAACATGGAAGAAACAGTTTCCAATTGGAAGGAAATTAAGGGCGAAACCGGTTTTCATTCCAAGTATTTATATGTCGATTGGAGTTTTGGTAAATTTGTTAATAACAATCCCAAGATGCTACAATTAATGAGTATGTATAACATTACATCTCCACTACTGTCACTATTATTGCCAATTTTCGTGTTAATTATACCATTTTTCATTATCAAAGTAAAGGGTATCGAGTTATCCATGAATGAATACATTGAGGTACTTAAGACTCTTATTTCACAACACTCAATCGTAAAGGTATTCACCAATTTCACACAGGCAGACATGGGTCAGAGAGTATATTTACTCGCATCGGCCGCATTTTATTTATTCTCAATTTACCAAAATATATTGGTATGTATTCGGTTCTATTCGAATATGAAGAAGATCCATGAATACATTAACAACTTTAGGAATTATTTGGATTTCACAATAACAATGATGAATTACCATTTGTCTTTTTCAAATGAACTAACAAATTATGCGAAATTTAACTCAGATATTAAGGAGAAGATCGATGTCTTAATCAAATTCAAAAACGAGATGGATTGTATAACCCCATTTAAATTCTCTTTAGCAAAGGCAGTCCAAATAGGTCATATTATGTATACATTTTATCAGCTGTATGAAAATGAAGAGTGTCATGAAGCCATGTTGTATTCCTTTGGATTCAATGGTTATATGAATAATATTTGTGGATTGAAGCAAAATATAGATAGTGGCAAAATGAATGCGACCAATTATATTGTATCTAACAAAGACACACAAGATAACAAAGATAAGGATAAAAAGAAGAAAGAAAAGAAAGAGAAAAAGGGAAAGCCTGTATTCAAGAATATGTATTATCCGAAATTTATCGACGACGAAAACGTTGTCAAAAATGATTGTGATTTGAATAAAAATATGATAATAACTGGTCCCAATGCTTCAGGCAAAACGACCACATTAAAGACCGTTTTAATTAACGTGATATTATCCCAGCAAACTGGCTTTGGATGTTTTGACAAACTGAAAATGACGCCATTTGATAATATTCATAGTTATTTAAATATTCCGGACACATCCGGTCGTGACAGTTTGTTTCAAGCAGAGGCAAGAAGATGTAAGGAAATCTTAGATTGTATTGAGGAGCGAGGCGATGAAACACATATCGCATCTTTTGATGAATTGTATTCCGGCACAAATCCTGAAGAGGCGGTTTCTAGTGCGAATGCGTTTATGGATTTTATTATTAAGAATGACAATGTCACCTGTTTACTAACAACCCATTATACAAAGTTATGTAAGAAGTTGGCAAAAAATAAGAAAATTGAGAATTACAACATGAAAACACTAAAAAAAAACGACAATTTTGAATATACCTATTTGATTGATAAGGGGATTTCAAATGTAAAAGGAGGAATTAAAGTGCTGAGTGATATGAATTATCCAAAGGAGATATTGGACAAATCTAAGTAAAACTAAAATAATAAAGATTTATTCGTTCGCTTATTAAATAAAATATATATGGGATTTGTAATAATGATATCCGAAATATTTAGCACATCATTTTTATTTAGCGTCGCAATTATTATTATAGCAGTTGGAGGGTTGTTTGCTTATTTTAATTACAGGCTATCTGAGAATAATCATAAAATGCAAGCGATGATGGGACTTGTTTCAACCATGGCAGACGAAATGCAATACTTTAGAAGCAAAATACATAGTAATCCGATTGTAAATGATAATAATACTGATACAACACATGTTGTTCCTAACTTTTTAGGCGGGTCAAATAAGGAGGAGGAGGAGCTTATCGAAGTGTCAGATTCTGAAATAGAAGAAGATTCAGAAGCGGAAGACTCAGACGAAGAAGTAGAAGACTCAGACGAAGAAGACTCAGACGAAGAAGTAGAAGACGAAGACGAAGACGAAGACGAAGAAGAAGACTCTAGCGTAGCAGAAGAAGAAGAAGAAGAAGACGAAGAAGAAACTGATAAAAAAATTATAACAATTGATTTAGGCACAACCAATGAAATGACATTTGAATCTGAAGAAATCGAACATACGAATACAAATGATTTGAATTTATCCAATTTAGAAGACCTAGACGTATCATTAAAATCAATTGCGATTGACATGGATATTTCAAATACCGGCGACTCAAATATTAGCATCAATAAGGAGAAAGACGACTATAAAAAAATGTCCTTGAATGAATTACGCAAATTGGTTTGCGAAAAGGGTTTAGTTGTTGATGCTTCCAAGTTAAAGAAAAACGAGTTACTTAAAATGTTAGGTGCTGAATAATTTAAACTAACAAAACAAAATAAAACAATTATAATAACATATTTATTTATAATAATATATTATTATAAAAATGACCTCTTCATCCAACCAATATTTTACCATGAATATGAACACAACTATGAGCCCTGCTTGGCAACCTCAGGCATTATTAAATAACAATATGCTTCAGGACTCAAATATTACATCGAATTGGAAATATAGACAATATATTCAAAAAAATGGTTCACAGATTATGAAATATAATTCGATGGAGTCTATAAACGCCTCAGGCAACAATCCTTATTACGGAGCTGACGCGAATCAGTCGACTGCGAACATACCTCATTTATACCCATCATTACAAAGTGAGACTAAGGGTTATAATAGTGATTTAAAACAGGATTTCTTGAAAAGCCAAAGAATAAAGGCTAGAATGGTTTCACCTGCTATACCAACTGATAAATTTTAATACTATTCTTACAATAAATAAACACTTTTGAAAAAAACAGATATAATAACAAATCAAGTAATTTAGTATTATATTATATGCCAAAGCAAACAACGCAAACCAAACAAATTTTAAGCATTGATGTTGGAATAAAAAACTTATCATTTTGTTTATTTGAAATAACTGATATAAATTCTATAAATTCTATAAAAGTTTTGAAATGGGACAACATTGACCTAACAAAACAAGATGATATTGGACGCAAATGTACTTATATCGACAATGGATTAGAAAAGAAGAAGGTGGTTAAGAGCCAGCCTTCGGTTAAGAGTAAGAAAATGGTTAAGAGCCAGCCCGAAGTATTAGAACCAGGATTACAAGTACAAGTAGAAGCAGTAGCAGTAGCAGTAGTATGCGACAAACCTGCCAAGTTTTTAAAAGACGGAAAATGCTACTGTTTAAAACACTCTAAACTAACAAATTTTCTTCAACCTGCCGCCGATTTAAAACCCTCATTTTTGAATAAACAAACACTTCAAAAGCTTATTGATATTGCTGGCAAATATAAACTTTTTAGTTCTTCGGATATTCAAGAACAAAAACAATATAAAAAAGTCCAATTGGTCTCCATGTTAAACGAATTTTCAGCACAACATTGCTTTTCAGTAATAGAAAAGAGTAACGCAGCCAAGATAGATTTAGTAACAATCGGGCGCAATATTCAGCACCGGTTTGACGACATATTAGGTGACTATTTACTCACAATTGACACCATCATTATTGAGAACCAAATTGGACCCATTGCGAATAAAATGAAAACCATACAAGGAATGCTATCTCAGTATTTTATTATGAAAAATAATAATATTTCAGTTGATTTTATTAGCGCAACTAACAAATTAAAGGATTTTATACCTTTAGAAAATAAAACTGTTAAAATGGACTACAAGGAACGCAAAAAACTCGGTGTCCAAACATGTAGCAACTTTGTTGTAACTGATGCGCGATTTAGTGACTGGTCTATGTTTTTTTCAAAGCATCAGAAAAAAGATGATTTGTCTGATTGCTTCTTACAGGGTATGTGGTATATAAAGCACATTATAGCAACGCAAAAAAATAATGAAATAATGAAATAATGAAATAATAAATATATAATTAATTATAACAATTAAAATAATATATATTATGATTCGTAATACTTAAAATTAATTGTTCTATATACATCATAATAATGGACAAAGATATAATTGATATTTCATTGGATTTTGAGAGTTTAGACGGTTTGGGTTCTTCGTCTAAAAAAACAAATTTTGGTGGTGGTATTGAGCTATTAATGAATGATAAACAGAAGGCAAATTCAATGCCTACAAGTGATATTGATATTGATGATTTGAATAACCTAGAAAACGAATTAAATGATTTAGCAAACAGTAGTGCGCCATCTTCAAATAATTTCGAATCCGGATTATTTGGTGTTAAAACGAGTTTTGATGACAGACCCTCTGTTCGGTTTGATGAATCGCCTTCGGTTGGCAAATCGACGACAAATACCGACTCAGACTCGAAGACCTGGGATGGCTATGGTAAATTCAATAATATCCCTGTGAATCCCGATATTCATATGACCGCTGAGCCTAAGTTGACAAAGGAGGAAATGATGCGCGAGAAATTCAAGTATTTGCGCAAGTTAGAGGCGCTTGAGAAGAAGGGTATTGAACTAACAAAGAAATACAACATGGAATCCAATTTAGCAGAAATGCAGGGCGAATATGAGATGATTATGGAGGAGAAGGCAAAGCAAAACTCCGTCAAGTTCCAAGGCAATATGATGATGGCCGTTATCAATGGTATTGAGTTTTTGAACAATCGTTTTGATCCTTTCGACGTTAAATTGGACGGTTGGGGCGAGCAACTGAATGAGAATATTACGGATTATGATGATATTTTTGGCGAGTTACATGACAAATACAAGTCAAAGGCATCCATGAGCCCTGAACTCAAGTTACTATTTCAGCTGGGTGGTAGTGCCATGATGGTTCACATGACCAACACAATGTTTAAGAGCGCAATGCCTGGTATGGATGATATTATGAGACAGAATCCTGACCTAATGAGGCAATTCCAATCAGCGGCAGTTAACTCGATGGGTGGTTCAAATCCCGGGTTTTCAGGATTTATGAGCGGATTAATGGATCCCCAGCCTCCGTCTGGAAGAGGACCTCCGGCGCCTTTAGCAACCCAAGGCCCCAATGTTGCGCCACCACAAGGCAGAGCGGGTAACAATGCTTCTATGGGTCGAAGTAGTTATTTCACGGATAATAGCAGCAGCAGTGATGGAATCAGCATCAAAGAGAGCAACTTTGGTGTTCCCGGTTTCGAGCCACCCCAGCCCGCGAGTAAGAGCAATCGACGCCCTGATATGAAAGGTCCGGGTGACATCACGGATATATTGTCCGGATTAAAAACAAAGACCATTAACATTTCCGAGGCGCCATCTTTTAACAATAATAATAACAATAATAACAATAATAACAATAATAACGACAATTACATTGACGACAACAACAGCAGCACAATTAGTATCAATGACCTAAAGGACATACAGACGGGTGCCAATGTGCCAAAGCGCAGCAAGAGGAAGCCGCGTTCAGATAAGAACACAGTCAGTTTAGATATTTAAACATTATTTTCTAAAGACCATTTTTTCCATATGGAAAATATAGTCATATATTAATAACAAACAACCAATGCCAAGCAGAAGAAAAGTGTTAGGAGAAGGGGCTTATGGTTGTGTCCACAAACCAAGTTTACATTGCCTAGGAGACTCTACATTTAATTACGACAATTACGTTTCCAAATTAATGAAAACCAGCAACGCCAAGGACGAACTTAAGGAATTTGTAACCATTCACCAATATGACCCGAACGATGAATATCATTTAGGCACTCCTAAATTATGTAAACCTGACCTTAGTCCAAGCGAAGTTATGAAAGATATCAAAAAATGCGAACGCATTCATCCCAAATTAGAACAAGACCCAGCCAATTACAGTTTGCTATTATTGAAATATGGTGGTCCCGACTTGAAAAACTTTTGTAAGAGCGAAATTGATAAATTCTTGAAAACAAAATCTCAACAAAAATCCGACAATTTTTGGCTAGAAGCGCATCATCTAATCAAAGGTCTCCAGTTTTTCAAAGACAATGGAATTGTTCACAATGATTTGAAACCGCAAAACATATTGTATGACATGAAAAAGAACAAACTATCCTTTATCGACTTTGGACTCATGCGAACCAAAGCAGAAATTGTTAGTTCTTCCAAGGAAAATAGGAACCATTTGGCCAACTTTCATTGGTCTTTTCCAATTGAATGTGGACTAATGAATTACAATGAATATAGCAAATATAGACGGTCTTTTGATAGACGTGTGCTAGTTGAGGAAGAATTAATTGGTATGATTGTTGCCGGTGACACAAAAAACACAGCGGGTCTAGATATTCCCAAACCGGATGCGTTTGAATTATTCTTTTCATACATTAATTTGCCCGGCACAGATATGCCTGCGGCAGCCAAATATGGGTTTTATGACAGCGCATTTAATTCATTATACGAACATTCGAAACTGCCATATGACGAGTATTTAGACAAAATTATAGATACCATTGACGTCTATGGTCTCGGCTTTACGCTCCAATATATATTAAACTGTTTCAAGCGACACAATGCGGTTTCTCAGGATTTTTACACAAAAAGCTCGGCACTGTTTGGTAAGATGTTTGACCCGGAAATAACACTCCGCGTTACTGATATCAAAGCTTTGTTGGACGAATATGAGGACATATTGTTGGAGACGGGGCTCTTAACCAGGCTGAAAAAGACGTTTGAAAATAATAATCTGATTGCCAAGGCACCAATGCCGTCGCCAATTATGCGACTTGCTGAAAAACAAGAGGCGTCAGCTGTAAAGCTAAAACCGATGTCGAGTCATATGGAACGGGTTGCTGATATGGATCCGGTTTTAGCTAAGGCAAAAGCGTTAGCGAAGGTAAAGGCTTTAACAAAGTCAAAGTCTTTAACAAAGGTTAATTTAAAACCATCGTATACTATGAAAAGTTGTCCGCCTGAAAAGGAACTAAATATAAAAACAGGTCGCTGTATTAAGAAATGCTTGACCGACGAAGTTAGAAACGCTAGTGGGCGCTGTGTAAAAAACAATACTAGGAAAAATGTTAATAAAGGCAATTCTTTGTCTAAAACTAGGTCTAAAAGTAAATCTAGATATTAAATAAATATTTTTATAAAATAGTAAATAAATAGTAAACTTTATATTATTATATAATAGATGACAACCATAACTAAAAAAACAAAAACAGAAAACGGACTTTTTATTTTTAGACGCGATTTCCGAATAGTTGACAACAAGGGTCTTCTTCTTGCCAGCAGCAAATGCTCCAAGATTTTCACTGTATTTATTTTCACACCCGAGCAAGTAACCAGTGCGAACAAATTCAAATCCGATAATGCTGTCCATTTTATGATTGAATCATTAAAAGATCTGGCCTCTGAAATTGCCAAAAAGGGCGGACATTTATATACATTTTACGGCAAGAATGACGCGATTATAAAACAACTGATACACGCTTTAGATATTGACTATGTTTGTTTCAATATGGACTACAGTCCTTACGCTGTAAGCCGAGATAACAGTATTGCCGACCTTTGCGAGAAAAAGGAAATCGACTGTGCTATAGAAGTTGCGCAAGACTACTATTTGTTAGAACCCGGCACGGTTTTAAATGGCTCCAAAAACGTGTATCAGAAATTCACACCATTTTATAATGTGGCACATACAAAACACGTCGACCCCCCGTGTAATAAGGCTATTACCAATTTCGCAAAAACATCTAAAACTCTAGCAAATACATTGTCGCTTGATACCGCACTGAGTCGGTTCACCTCAGAGAATCCGAATGTTCATCGGATGGTTGCTGGTGGCCGCCAGGAAGCCATCCTGTTGCTAAAGGCCGCGGTTAAGAGCCAGTCACACTATTCAAAAACCCACAACATTTTAGACAAGGAGACAACCGGGCTATCCGCATCAATCAAATTTGGCTGCCTAAGCATAAGAGAAGTTTACAAGGCATTTCGAAATAATACAGACCTTATAAGACAGCTTTGGTGGCGCGATTTTTACGCAAATATTTTGTTTGCCTTCCCGGATGTCCTCGGCAGCGCTTTGAAGCCGAATTATAGAAAAATTGCCTGGCATCATAATTCGAATTGGTTTAAATGCTGGACAAAGGGACTAACAGGGTATCCGATTGTGGATGCTGGGATGCGGCAATTAAATGCCACGGGTTACATGCATAACAGAGCGCGTCTAATTGTGGCGTCATTTTTAGTAAAAACGCTGCTAATATCGTGGACACATGGCGAACAATATTTTGCCAAAATGCTGACGGATTATGACCCGGCGTCAAACAATGGTAATTGGCAATGGATTGCTGGGTCGGGTGCTGATTCGCAACCCTATTTTCGCATTTTCAGTCCTAGAGAGCAGAACAAGAACTTTGACCCGGATTGTGAATATATTAAGCAGTGGATACCTGAATTGAAGGAAGTGCCAGCTAAGGACATAATTAATTGGGATACCAAATATGTGGATTATAAGGATATTAAATATGCGAAACCCATCTGTGACTTTGCGAAGCAGAAAGAGTTGGCTTTAAAAATGTATGAAGCTGTTTTCAAATAGTTTATCAGGTAATAGTGTATTATTTACAATTTTATTATAACATTTACTTTTAGAAATGTTATATTATAACAAGGATACCAAGGATAACAAAGAAGATAAATATGAGAAAAAGATTACCGAAGGCAAAAACTTCTTGTTAGTTCGTGTTATACATAACAACTACCGACTAACAACAACCATTGAAAACAAGAATATTTCGGTTACCGATTTGTTAGATTTTCGTTTAATAAACCTAATGTATCAGACCAATTTAGACAATTTTGAGAAAATATATACTAACATTTTGAATGAAAACGAGGCAACTGTGTTTCTGAGAATGGTTCATTTTTTCAAAAATTTTGGTATAAAACAGCGCTACATTTGCTTTGATATAAAACGCCATATAGATACAAATAATAACGCAGTATTATTTATTTTGACACAAAATGCCGAGCATGGGCAACAAATAAACGATAAACCCGACGTCCAATTGTTGCCCATTACTCACATAATATATGAGTTCAAGATTGTTAGTTCGAACAAAATAAATCTAACAGAATATATTCATTTTGACCATAACGTAGAAATACCGACATTTTTAGAGCCGCTGTTTGGCGCCATTTTGAAAACTATGTTGAAGCGGACGATACGGTTTATTGAGATGCTGAAATAAATATATATTGTTAAACAACTTAAAGAACCGGGAAATAATATATATTGTAAAACAACTTAAAGAAACTGGCGTCTAATAATATTTTCTTTATATAGTATAAGATAATATGAGTAATGAAATAGCAATATATAGAACTTACCAAGTTGACACAAATGGAAACCCTCAAGGAGTTACATTAGATACTACAAATTATACATTTACAAAAATCGGTGTTCCAGTGAACGATGGTTATGGAGGATTAAACCAAAAATATAAGATAACACAGAAAGAGACATCAATAAACCCAAAAGCTAATTCAACAACAGACCTAGAAAATTTATTTAAAGGAATGACAATTGGTGGCAGAAGAAGATCTTCAAAAAGACGCAGAACCAAAAGACGCAGAACTTTAAGAAGAAGAACTTTGAGAAGAAGACGATATTAAAAAATTGAATTTTTAAATACTAAAAAATATAATATTAAACACAATCTAGATTACTATTATAATACTATTACTTGAAAAAAATGGCAACAACTAACAATACCGTAAACATAAACAAGACTTTCATATTCATCGACGGCAGTTATTTCTGCTTCTATCGATACCACTCGCTTCTTACTTGGTGGAAGAATGCGTATCCCGAAATTATCCTCGACGACCCATTTCTAAACGAGCAATTCGTTGCCAAGTTTAGAAAAACATTTGTAGACCATGTTCAAAATTTAAGGAAGAACCTAGGCATATCAAAAGACATAAAACCGACCATCATTGTCGGCAGAGATTGTAAGCGCGAGAACATATGGCGCAACGAATTGTTCCCAAATTATAAGGCGACTCGGGCAAATGGCAAAGAAGACGGCTTCATGGGCGGTCCCTTTTTCAAGATGGTATATCAAGACAATTTGTTTATAGAGGGCGGAGCAAAGGCGTTGTTATCGCATCCAACATTGGAAGCCGATGATTGTATTGCGCTTTCAGTGAAACATGTTTTAAATAAATATCCTTGTTGTGATGTCTACATCATTACTTCAGATAAGGATTATTTACAGCTCGCCGAACCGCGCGTCCATATTTACAACCTGGGTTTCAAGAAAATCACAGACCAAAAGAGCTCCACGGGCTCAGCCGAGTGTGACCTATTCTGTAAGATAGTTATGGGCGACATTAGCGACAACATTCCGTCCGTATTCCCCAAATGCGGACCCAAAACGGCACTCAAATATTATGAAGACCAGGCATCGTTTCAAAAGAGACTAGAATCGGATGACAAATTTATAGCACAATACAATACCAATAAGAAGATTGTCGATTTCAATGAGATACCCGTGCTGCTTAAAAACGAGCTGTTCACAAATTGCGAGGCGATTATAAATGAATGGTTATAAAACTCATTTTGACAACGTAAATAATGACGCAAAAATAAAATATATTATTATGATACTAATCCAAAAATAAGAAAAACTAATCCAATATTCGCGTGTGTATCCCATTCTAAATATTATAATTATTTTTTTAAACTATATTAAGATAGATTATATAATAAAACGTTTCGAAAAAGAAGAAAATAAAATAACAATTTATAATATATGGCAAAGGAACAAAAAAAATTAGACATTGCTCTTATTAAAGAGTGTTTGGATGGTAATTTAAAAGAGGCAGTGGCACTTATTTCAAAAGGTGCTGATGTAAATGGTAAAGATGTAAATGGCTATAGTCCTTTATTTATGGCGTCAAGTAAAGGTCATGCTGAAGTCGCCGAGATGCTTATTATTAACGGCGCTATCGTGAATGATAAAACTAAATACGGCTACAGTCCTTTATATTTTGCGTCAAGATATGGTCATGTTGAAGTTGTTGATATCCTTATAAAAAACGGTGCTATTGTAAATGAAGACCATAAAGACCATACAACTGAATTTACACCTTTATTCGTTGCGTCTCAATATGGACATAAAAAAGTTGTCCAGTTGCTTTTGTCTAAAGGTGCTACTATTGACGAAGAAACGATAGATATTGCTAAAGATGAAGGTCACACCAAGATTGTTGAAATTTTAGAGAAATGGCCTCATTCAATGGCAATTTTGGCTTTACAAGAACAAGAAAACCACGCATATAATTTCGCTGATCCTATTGACTTGATAAAATTAAATGAATATATGGGTACAAAAGGGGATGCATATGGCAAGAAATCCAAGAAATCCAAGAAATCCAAGAAATATATAAAATCCAAGAAATCTATAAAATCCAAGAAATCTATAAAAAGAAGAAAAAGGTTATAATTAGAACTTATAATCTTTATAACTTATAATAATGGAAATTCCCGATAATAAAACCGTCGACTTACAATTATATATTTTAGACCCACTTTCGGTTATTATTAAGCTCGCCATTCTCAGCAACAAGCCAATTGGCACGAAAATTTGTATCTCAAATAATATTATTTTTTTACAAGATCCAGGTCCATTCCAGGCATTTTGCCGCTATATATTTAGCACCACCAAATCGGACATTCAATACATATATAATCCAATCCAATTAGCGTGTCAACAATATTTATCCAAAGATGCTGTTTCGAAAAATCCCAAACTCAAGGAGCTATTTAAGTGCGCGCAAAACGGACTAATACGGTTAAGCGAAACATATAAGAGTTGCTCGATTATTCGTCTGTGTATCAACTATTATGCGACTTTAATCGACAATTATTTACAGGAGATTTACAATGATGCGCTATTTAAAAACGATATATTGACACCTTTATATACCAATGAACTAACAAAAATATTTACAAAGTTGTGGACACAAGACCGAATAAAGATTATATTGAATTTGACAACGTTTTTAATTGGCGATGAACATGCTACGGCAAATGTGAAGTCGATTGAGACGATTATGATAGATATTGACACGCAAGTTCAGAAGCTAATATAAAACAAGAAACTAATATAAGACAAGAAGTTAATATAAGACAAGAAGTTAATATAAGACAAGAAACTAATATGTAATATTATATTTTTTATAATATTAGATTATATTACATTATAAAAATGATGCAAGAAGTATCTGAACCATCTGAGAAATTAGAACAAATGCCTGTCAAACAATCGATTATTAAAAAGCGCAACATTTTTTATGAAATTAAGGATACAATTAAGGATAAAATGGAGGACCAGGACTTTAACCAAAAGGTTGCCGTGTCTATTTCCGTTATTCTAGAATTATACCGCGTCCTCGTATCGTCGTTTTTAGTGCTTTTTGTCCCGCAAAAGTGCGGCGACCATGTCTGCTCGCTCAGTGAAAATATGGTTCTTGAAAATCACCTCTATTCCGCTGGCCTTGTTTTCAACTTTATCACAATGGCGTCATTTTTAGCAATGTATACATTTGAAATCAAACGCGAGAACCGCCTGATTACATATTTAGAAGTCAACAAGTCGGTCCCATCGGATAACAACTCGGTTGGCATAGCATTAGAAAAGCTACCGCAAGAGAAACGGGATAGTATTTGGCAACTAGATAAGTATTATATGTATTCCGGTCGCGCGTCCATTTTGATGTTTATTGTAAACACCATTTTATCCGGATTTGTAGTTTATGAGTATTACTTGGATAGCCAAACAACGTCAACCTATATTACCAATATATTGTTTATGGTTACTAAATTGGCGGATGTGTATGCGAATGTGAATACCGAGAAGAATGTGTTTTATTCGGCTTACATGAAGGGCAAAATACAATACAATGATGTGGATCCGAATAAGTTGTTAATTGGGATAAATCCACCGGTTTTAGAAGATGAAGTCAAAGAAAAAGACGAAGACGAAGTCAAAGAAAAAGACGAAAGCAAAAAAGAAGAAGAAGACAGTAAAATTATTGTCACTATTCATGACATAAATAGTCCCACATCGTCATCTGATAATCTTGAAAAAATGAATCAAGTGTAAACTTTTTATTTTATAATTATTTTATAATTAATTATAATATAGATTTAATATAATAATGGCTTCAAGCAAATTAAAGGAAGATGAATTATCCGCATCAATTAGTAAGTCAATGACTATAGATAAATTAAAAGAAGAACTAAAAAACGCAAATGTTAGTATTTCAGGTCTAAAAAAGAAGGAGGACTATGTTCACCGTTATATTTCAAATGGATTACATAATGGAGCAAGTGTAACGACCGCAAGTGTAACGACCGCTAAAGCAACAACAAAAGCAGCAACAAGTGTAACAAGTCCAAAAGCACCACCAAAACTAAGCATGGCAGCAAGAATGAGAGAATTCAGAAAAGAACATGCCGAACGCAAAGCAAGAGAAGCCGAAGAAGCCGAAAGTAAAGCAGTAAAAGCAGAAGCCGAAAGTAAAGCAGTAAAAGCAGAAGCCGAAAGTAAAGCAGTAAAAGCAGAAGCCAAAGAAGAACTAATCTTGTCATTAATGATAAGTGCACACGGAGGAGAAAGTTACGAATTTATTCCACATACGCCAGTTGCTGAATATTATAAAAACAATGTCAGGGTTTATAGTCGTGCTTGTGTTCCTGGAGTGCTTTCATTAAGGGACCGAAGAAGTGTTCGGAAATCAATCGACAATGCATTTACAATATTTAGTAATAATCCTGGAAAGGCTACTCAAGAAGTTATGGCAGAATATACAGGTGTAGATAGAGGCCATTATAGAAAATTTTTGGACAGTTTTACTGAATGTCCTACTTATCAGTCTACGCTTAAAAATAAAGAACGATGTGGAGGACTTAGCACTTATTTGTCTCAAAAACAATTTACTTTTACAGACCCAATTAGTTCAAAACCAATTATGGAATCAGACCATAATTGGAAACAATTTGTGGAATCAAGGGGATTAAATGTCTCAGATATTCGGTTAAAAGTAACGGCATCAGATGGTTCTGTTACATACAGAAATATATTTAATCCTTATGAAAATATGGCACATTATTATCGTTATATTGATAATGGTGATCCCGATGATGACTCACCTGATATGATTACAAAATTTAACCTTATTTATAGACATGGATTAGAATTTATTCTGAAAGATGTTTTACACAAAGAAGAATTAATTGGTCCTGCTCTAGAAATTTTTAAATTTAAAGAAGGTGAAAAGAAGATATCCGGATTGGATTTGGAACAATTATACAAGTTTTTTAAATTGGTTGGAATTAAATACGTAAATATAATAGACCACTCGTGTCGTTATTTTTATCCTAATATAGGCCTAACTGAAAAGAAGGCAGAAGAACTTTTTGAAAAAGAGCAACAATATTCGGTGAAACCAACGGCTTTTGGCAAGCGATTAAGAAGAAATGGCAAACGCACTAAAAGACGAAATAACAAAAAGATTAGCGATGGCAAACTTACAAAGGGTAAGCGCAGTAGAAAACACGGTATCAACTAAAATAGCAGGTAAAATAAATATAATATTATATTATATTATATTATATTATAAGATGGCATCTAAGTTGATTCAAACACAAATGTATATGTCAAAAACACAGGACAAGTCTAGACGAGGACGTTCTTCACAGCCCACCAGCGTTCTAAGCAGTATCCAAGATGACAAGTCTAGACGAAGACGTTCTCCGAAGCCCACCAGCGTTCTAAGCAGTATCCAAGATGACAAGTCTAGACGAGGACGTTCTCCGAAGCCCACCAGCGTTCTAAGCAGTATCCAAGATGACGAACCTAAACCTATTATACCAGATGAAAAAACTATTGAAACAATTAAGCGCATTTTTTCAGGTAAAGATATAAACATTACAAATGAAACAGAAATACACATATCAGAGAAGGGTGAAGATTGTGCTTTGTTTATTATTTATCCCGACCATATTTATATTGAGGCATTACATAAATGTGGTACTACAACGGGAAACGATTTATTAGACAAGTTTGATAGATTAGTGTCAGAAATACCAAATATGACTTATGTTAGATTAGTTGATGATTCAAATATAGAATTATGTGGACACAAAATAAAATTATACACATTAAAAATATTAACAACCGGTCAATCGTGGTATAATTCAAAAGGGTATGTCTCAGATAATAACGACGATCAAAAAACTGTTAACGCAAGAATCATAAATATGCCATATGAAGAATTTAGAGATAAACTTTCTGCACAAGAAGCAACCGTAATAGATACAGGTAATCGTTTATTTCCTGAAACAACAAAAAAGACGACCGTTCAGGATTATTTTAAATATGTTTTAAACGATATAAATAGGAATATAAAAGAAAAAGGTTGTGATGATGAAGAAACTAAGGCAAAATGTAGATGGTTATCAACAATTATTAATACTATAAACGAGATGCCTTATTCAATAAGATATAAGCAGATTGATCTTCTTAAAGAGTCATTAGCTGGAGGACCCAAAATAAAAAGAAATAAATCCAAAAAAAGTAATAAATCTAAGAAAAGTAAATCCAAGAAAAGTAAATCCAAAAGAAATAAAAAATAATTTTTATTTTATGATTATAATATATATATAGTTAATTATAAAAATGTCTTCAAGCAAAGCAGAAAAAGAAGAAGATGATTTAGCTGCGTCAATAAGTAAGTCAATGACGATTCCTCAATTAAAAAAAGAAATTATACTTGCTGACCTTTGGTATGGGACCAAAACAAAAGCAAAAACAAAAGCGGAGTTCGTTAATATATATATTTCAAATGGATTACATAAGAGAGCGGCAACAAGTTTATCGAGAATAAGTCCTGAAGAACGGAAAGCAGCAAAAAGTCCACCTACAAGTCCACCTACAAGTTTATCAGCAAGTGTAAGCAAAGCAGCCGCAAGAGTAGAACCCAAAGAAGAGCTAATTTTGTCATTAATGATAAGTGCGCACGGATTAGAAGGTGGTGAGTGGGAACCAACGACGCCAATTTCCCAATACTATAAAAACAATGTGAGAGTTTATAGTCGGGCTTGTCTTCCGGGAGTACCTGCCGTAAGGAACCGACCTCATGTTCGTAAATCAATAGACGAGGCATTTACAATATTTAAGAATAACCCTAGAAGTTCTACTCAAGAAATTATGACAGAATATACAGGTCTAGACAAAAACAATTATAGAAATTTTTTAGACACGTTTAAAAGGTGTGAAGGTGAGTCTGTTGCGCTTAAATATAAAGAACGATGCGGAGGACTTACTACTTATTTGTCTCAAAAACAATTTATTTTTGCAGAGGAGTACGAGGGTCCTAATGAAAAATCCCTTTATAAAACAGAGTATGATTTTAACCAATTTTTGGAATCAAGGGGGATAAATGTATCCGATATTCGGTTAAAAATAACGGGTTCAGATGGGGTTGTTACATACAGAAATATATTTAATCCGTATGAAGAGATGACAAAATTTTATAGAAGTAATAAAGAACCACTTGATATGATTACAAAATTTAACCTTATTTATAGGCACGGAATAGAATTTATTCTGAAAGATATTTTACATAAAGAAGAATTAATTGGTCCTGCTCTAGAAATTTTTAAATTTAAAGAAGGCGAAAAGAAGAAGAAAGCAATAACTTTGGAACAATTATACAGATTCTTTGAATTGGTTGGAATTAAATACGTAAATATAATAGACCACACGTGTCGTAATTTTCATCCTAGTTTTAAACTAACTGAAGAGAAGAATGAGGAACTCTTTAAAAAAGAGCAACAATATTCGGTGAAACCAACGGCTTTTGGCAAGCGTTTAACAAGAAAGGGCAAACGTAGCAAAAGACAAATTAACAAAAAGATTAGAAAATACAGCAGAAAAATATAACTTATTTTATATTATTTATTTTATGATTATAATATATATATAGTTAATTATAAAAATGTCTTCAAATAAGGATAAAAAAGAAGACGAACTATCATCATCAATTAGTAAGTCAATGACGGTTGATAAATTAAAGACGGAACTAACAAAAAATAAAATAGGTTATTCTAGTGCCAAGAAGAAAGCGGACTTTATAGATTTGTATATTTTAAATGGGTTACATAACAAGGGAGAAGTAAAAGAAGCGGAAGCAAAAGAAGCAGTAGCAAGCTTAGAAGCGGTAAAAGAAGTAAAGGCAGTAGAAGCAAGCTTAGAACCAGTAAAAGAAGATTTGATTATGTCTATTACTATAATGGGTCACGGTTGCGAAGATTTAATGACCCCCTGGGCTGCCGAATTGCCAATTTCCAAATATTTCAAAGACAATGTCCGCGTTTATAGCAGGGCATGTGTCCCCGATGTTAATTCAATTGGGAATCCATTTCGAAATGAAGATATAATAAAAGACGTCCAGCGCAGATTTTCCGCAGTGCCAAAAGGTGAAACTGCGGCGATTGTCAAAGCATATGCCGACGAAGTCAGAACCGAATATATTCGTGATATTGCCATTACTAAATTAAGTAAAGACCCATTGTCATTCACTCGAGGTTTTGATAAATTATCTGATATTGAAAACCTGGGAAAAGCCTCTAATTTAAGCACATTTTTATGTAATAAGGACTTTTCATTTTATTTTAATGATAAAAAAGAAAAATTAGCAGGAACCGTTTTACAGCACACGTATAACACACTTGGGATACATGTAACGGATATTCGTGTAAAAAAAACAGCAGCGGATGGGACTGTTAGTTATGAACAAATATTTAGCCCGAGTGACCCCAAATATAGTCGTATGGATTTGACAAATTTAAATTTGATTTATAAAAATGGTCTTACCTATTTGCTAAAAGATATTATGGGCAGACGAGATTTGGTTAAACCAGCACTAGATATTTTTGGTCTAACAGGCAAAAAAGAACGTATTATGGATGTTTCACTGGAGCAAATATATAATTTCTTTCAGTTGCTTGAAGTCAAATATGCGAATATAATGGATTACACGTGTCGCGCGTGCTCGATTGGTCGTTTGTCACAGGATTTAACCAATAGTATTTATAGAGTGGAACAAACTTATAGAATAAAACCGGTGGCTTTTGGCAAACGAAGTGACAGTAGAAAACGAAGTGACAGTAGAAAGCGATTAAAGAGCAAGCGAATAAAGCGGATAAATAATAGCATCAGTAAAAAAATAAAAACTAGAAAACAAACAAAATAAAATATAAAAAAGGAGTAAAAAAGTAAAAAATTGAAATAAGAATTACAATTATATAAAAATGTATAAAAATTAGTTACACACACACACACCATTATAAAATGTCATCACCAAATAGCGCAGTTGTTTTGTCCCGTGAAGAATTTCACGTTAAAGTTTCGGATTCTTTTGATAGTAGAACCCATAAAAAAATACCTAGAATTGGATGCCCTCATTTCAAGGGAAAAGTTAAACATATTCGCAATGAAGACAATTCGATTGAAGATTCGTTGTGTGATATTGCCGATAATGTAGAAGGCAAGGCGTCGGTTGACAACTTAGAGAATATAGGATTTTGGATTGAACTGCTTTACAGCGAAGATGATAATAAACTTTACAAGATAAAGTTACATGACAATTTGCCACATGGGTTTAATGGTTTAGAAAATGATAGCATCCATAACCCTTTAAATATGACCCACATGCGCGATGGTCATTCGGAAGATAAAGAATCGTCGGAATTTGGAACCGGATTAAAAAAGGCGTTGGTGTTTCTTGGGAATAGTTGCGAGATTTATACGCGTTCGATTGAAAATGACACAGATATTTGTTGGTATATCAAAATGGATTTTGTTGAGATGATGGCTCGTGAAAAAGCCGAGGAAAGTTATGAAATAACTGTAATGGAAAAAATATCATACGAGAGATATTATCAAAACCACAATAATAGTGTCGGTTCATCAATTATTATTTCGGATATTCGCAGTGACAAGATTTGCTCGTATGTTGATAAAAATAAATTTGAGCAACAATTGCGAGAACATTTATCGTTAAAGTTTACAGGAAAGTTGAAAATGAATGTCTTCAAGTTATATTTAAATAATAATGAAATCGAACAGAAAACGGACGTATATACAAACAATGACGATAAGTATACGTTTACGTTCTACATTAACAAGCATAATATTGATGACATAGTTGTTAGTAGAAATAAACACCGAGGTATGACTAAAAATCTTATATTTGACAAAGACACATTGGAACTGAAGGAAGATAAAACGAAGACAGTGAATATCGCTTTATATAAGGCCTCTTCTAATTATTGGAAGTTGGTTTGTAGTAGCGTTTCTACTTATGAAACTCCGAACATAGCGCATATTTTAGGTAAGAATGTCACCGAAATAATTAGATATGGACGAAATTACGGCTGTGTTGCGGTTACAAAAGTAGAACAAGATGGATATTCGAATTATATTAGTAATAAGGTTGAGTATGAGAGTAAGGGACTAAATACATACCTAGGAGTTAGCTCTCATAAAAAAGTCACTAGTTTGCCAAAGAATAGTATTACATCGGCGCTTCTTCGTGCCTTAGAATTTACTACAAAGGAATTCAGAAAGGAGCAAAAAAAGAGAAAATCGAGTGTAAACTCAGATGATGATATGTCTGTTATGTCAAATGTAAGTTCGATTACGAATAGCAGTGCTGTGTCCAGAAAAAAACCGGCTCAAGTAAAACCGGCTCAAGTAAAACCAGCAGCAATTATTATTCCAAAGCCGGATTCAAACGTAGTAGAAAACGAAGTTCCTGTTCCTGTAACAATGTTAAATTTTACAACTGGCAAAATCGGATATGAATTAGTTATTTCAGAAAAAGACAAAGAAATAGAAATAGAAAAAGAATTTAACGCGCTCTTGGATGAAGTATTAGACACGGTATCACACGAAGAAGTAGTATCAGACGCAGTCAAAGACAAAGACAAAGTAGAAGAAGTCTTTGGCACATCCGTCCCTGTTTCAGCCACTCAGCGCACGAATTTGTCAGTAAAAGATGGCAATGAATTAATAAACATGATGTTTGAAAAAGATGACTTTGTTGAACACGACGGATTAGACAGTATATTGACTATGTATTTAGAGAGCGCAAGTTGTAAGACAAAACTAAAGATAATACAATTACTCGTAAATGAAAGGTATACGGCTGAGGACGCGAATCGACATATGTTAGGCGGCGCAGAATTGGTAAAAATAGAAAAAACTTTTAATACTCACAATTAATATTTTAAATCGATTTAAATATATACTACTTATAAGTAGTAATAGAATTACATTAATTATGAACCCATCACTATTACAGCTACAAGATTTTTTTTTACAAAATGAATCAGGATTAGATATATCCATTATACAAAAATATATAGATGATACCAAGACATCGTGGTCTAAAGGCAAATATTGGCTAGGTGGTCAGATAAAATTGGACCCAAATGAACCAATCACCCCTGAATTATTTAAACAGGCTTGGAAACCATACTTAGATGGCATGGGTGATTATTATTGTAATAGTTTCGAATATGGAAGTATAATGAACGCAAAAGCTGGTCTAACCAATATAGAAAAAATTGTAAATGTATACATTGAAATACAGAGGCGAAAAATAATGAAAGAACTAGAAAAAACAAAGTTAGCAACCGATGTTAACAAAGAGATTATGTCGTTTATATAATTTTTCTATTAAATTTTAGAAGGCCGTTATTGGCAAGTCATCTCTAACAAAATATGCGTCGCCTTCCTTCGTCCATTTTATAACCAGTGTAATAATTTCAACACCTGCCTCAATTGCTATTTTAACCGCCTCTCTGTATTCCGTGTCTACAACCGATGGCTGAAACCGGTCTACATCTGTTCGCTGTATAACATAACACATTATACAACGAATTTTAGTTTCTCGCTTTATAAGCGTTAATTCTCGAATATGTTTTAGAGCTCGCGGGCTAACTGGATCCGCACTTTTTTTCCTGTAACCATCGGGGAAATATGCGACCTTTGAATTGATGTCGCGTTCGTCATAAGAAGACCCATTCTTTCTGTCTTTTTTTACTGTGTCTTCATAATCCGCAAGTGGCACATTTTTGACTTCCATTATAAACGGTATACCATCACTATCTACTCCAATAAAATCAAATCGTGAATCAACTTGGTCTTTTATAAAAATCGCCTTTTCTCTCTTGTAGCCTTTTATATTTTGTAACTTTTGGAACAGATTAGCCTTCAATGTGGCCTCTACTAAGTTTTCCGCTAGCTTTGGATGAATGCCGACTACAATCTCTTCATCACGCTCTTTTATAACCGACAAATAGACACTGTATTCGCAACAAAGCTTTTCATCCTCTTTTTTCTCCTTTTTATCTTGTTTTTTTATAGAAGGTGCCATCATAATTGTAGCGCCCACGTCTGCTAATCCACAGCAACCGAGTGACGCAGTGTGACCTAAAACGGTGTCTGCTTTGTCCACAAGATTAATATCAGCTACATACGGGGTCTTTATAAACTTGGATGGACGCTTGGCAACAGTGCCTTCTACAAGACTTTCGATTGTAAGCAATCGTGACATTTCATTTACTATTAATTGGTTTTATGATTTATTTTTAAAAAAGAAAAATAAATCAAATACTAATTCAATTTTTTATAAAGTTTTTTATAGGAGTTTTTTAATATATTATTAAATCCAAAGAGGACACTCTTTTTTTGCCTTATCCGACGTCATTAGGTCATATATTCCATGTATATCCTTTGGAAAGCTTGAAATAACCTTTTTAACAAGTTCTTTGTCTTTTTCGGAATCCATATTCATCTTAAAAATGGGTTTTAAAATTGCGGCAACATTCTTTTTAGACTTTAACAGTGTCGGCATATTGGTAATTAATAGTTTCCAAAATTCGAGTATCTCAATGTAGGCATCGCGCGGGTTTGTAGAACAAATAAGGGTTCCTGAATAATACTTGTATGCCATATATAACGCATGGCTTTGACAAAACTGTTGGGAACCGTCGACTTGCATTCGCTTTTCATATGGGTTGTATTCAATGAACCTTTCTTCGTCTTTTTCTTTTTCTTTTTCTTTTACAACAAATATCCAATGAACTTCGGCAACAATTTCGTTGTTTTTAGGACGCGCCCTCGGTATAAGTGCGTTATCAAACCGTTTGTCCAATGTTACATTCTCAACATACAATTTGGATAATCCGTCTACCAAATTTGGATTGGGTGGAGTAACTATTTTTTGAATCATTTTAACAAATGAAGTCATGTTTTGCCCGATTAGGCTCATAAAAAAGCTGCCGGCAATGTCCAATTGAATATTTAAAAATTTGATGTCAGACATTCTATATTTAATTCTATATTTTATTATATATTTAATTCTATACTTTAATTCTATACTTTAATTCTATACTTTATTTCTTATACTTTTGTTTTTTTTCAATTTTCTGTTTTTAATCGAGCCTCCTCTTTTTTTATCATTATCTAATCCTTTTTTATCATTGTCTCTTTCATTATTATTATTATCTCTTTCTTTATTATTCTCTTCCTTTTTATCTTTATTATAATAACTAGTATTGTCAACCAATGGTCGAGGTCTATATTCCAATCCTACAATTTCAGTAAACGCCTTTCGAATGTCTTCAAATCGCGCACTACACAACGCCGATGCCTTTTGTAAAGGGTTTACTGATGTGCCTGGGAACAATGTTAGTTCTACATTTACATAAAATGCCAATTTAGATTCCAATTCTAACGCCTTGTTATAATAACTCATTTGTTTGGCATAAGTGATTTGGTCTAATGGATTTATCAGTTGTTGTCCATATGGCATTTGACTTCGTTGTTGTCCATATGGTTGCCGTTGAAAAGGGTTCAAAGATGGATATAATGGTTGCTGGCTGTAAGGTTGCTGCTGGCCATACGGCTGTTGCTGTAAATAAGGTTGCTGCAAATACGGCTGCTGAAACGCCGCTGGCGGCTGTCCATAATAGTTGCCAGTGTTGAGTCCTTGTATTCCTTGGGTCAAATAATAGCGGTCTCTTGCGCTTTGACCAGCTCCGCCAACTTGTGGTTTATAACCTCCTTTCATCCCTTCTAGTTCTTGTATCCTTTGGTCAATTTCTCCTAATTTGGCCTCATTTGCTGTTTTTTTTAAAAAATTCTTGTTATATAAGTTATGTCCAGCAAGTTGGTTCTTTACTGCTTGGTTAATTGTTTTTGCTCCAATCAGTGTTCTTACATCTTCTGCTATTCTATCTATTTCATGCGAAGCCCTTGATATATTTGCCTTTATTTTTTTCTTCATTTGGGTTAATTCGCCAATATCATCAATTGTGTTTACATCTGTGTCTTGTAATTTTGTATTTGTATAAATTAGTTCAGACTTTTTATCATTGTTAACCTTTCTTCTAACACCTTTTATATCTTCTAATTGTTCAACGATAGCTGCTACTTCGTTTTCCCTTTTTCCTTCTTCTTTTAACTTTGTAACCAAGTCAGTTTGTAATCCTGCTTTTTCTTTGGAACCTTCTTCCAAAGTATTTATTTTATCTGTTATTTCTTCAAGTTTAGTTTCAACATTTTTTAATTCATCAACTGCGTTTACTTCTTCAGCACTTTTTTTTGCATCAATTGCCTTCATTTTATCTCTGACATTATTAGCAAAGGCTCGGTCACACATTTGTATATAATTGTCTACGTATTTTATATCATCGTGTATAGTATCATATGAATACAAATAATTATTTGCTGGTATTAATTTCTTACTAACATTATAAACCAATTTATAAGCATTTGTTACCTTGACTAAAAACAAAAACTGTTTACCATCACTATAATTTAATCCTTGACAATCCAATCCAAAATCATCTTGTATATCCTCAATTTTAGAAAACCCCCATCCACCTTTCATTCCAACACCAGTCTCATAATTAAAACTATAATCCATTTTATCATTTGGTTCACTCTTCATTTCAAAAATAATTAATTCACAACTCAATAGCCTTCTTATTCTATCTAATGTTTCTATATTTGAAGCCGGATTTTGATTTAATTCTTTCAACATTTTGTCTACATTTGTATTAGTTGGGAAATCATCTAAAACAACCCAATCTTGATATGTGTTATCTTTATAATCAGGATTAATAGTTTCTGTTTCTATAGTCTTAAACAACCTATAAACACGTGCCATTTGCGAATTAAACTCATCGGTTAACTCGACATTTTTTTGTCCTTTTGGAATACTTTTCAACTGCCAAAGTCTAGTTTCATAATCCGGAAATGCTAATAAATCTACAATCAAAGTAGAGTTACTTTTGTTACCTTCTTGTAAATTACGACACACATTTGTTAGACCATCTGTATCTAATACAGGGTCAATCATCTTGTGAATTGTCTTACAATAGTCTTCCATTAAATCTATGCTATCCTTGATTAAGTCGGACTTGTGTTGATACAATCTCTTAGTTCTTTCACTTGAATTGATTTTTCTTTCGATAAAGTCTATTGTTGTTTTGTTTGCCGGATTATTTAAATCTTCCGTAGACCACATAATCGATTTTGGTATTACAAAAGAAAAGTCATTAGTATTAGCAGCAATCACGTTTTCAATAATATCCTCTATCTTTTCATAATAGTATTCAAATGTTCTCGCTATTTCTTCTTGAAGTGTAAACATATTTTGCTCAGACGCATAAAGATTGAATTGCCTCAGACATCGCAATTCCAATAAACTGGTAAATAACAAAATTCCCTCATACACCTCAATTTCCTTCTCTTTTAATCCTATAAAACGCTTCTCCTGTTCCGTTACTGGGTTCTTTTTGGTTAAAAATCCGTCTTTGTTAGACATGTCATATAAATTATAGTCGCTTTCATTTTCCGAAACACGTTTGGCAAAATCACGTATCATGTCAGCGTCTTGTTTTTTGTCATTAGTTGAAGTAAGTGTTGAAACAAATGAATTATAACTTGTTAGTTCTGTTTGTAAAACTGTCATTTTCCCCTTTGTTTCATCCGCAATTGACTTAATAAAGCCTGGCAGTCCATCTAAAAATATTTTCCATATATCCGACTGGTTCGTAAAACAATGAAACATAATGATTAACATATATAATTCAAATTGTCTTAACTCGATATTCATCAATTCCTGATTTTTTCTGTATTTGTCCAATTCATTTGACGCATTAATTGTGTTTGAATCTTGCTCAAAATCGGTTGTAAAATCAACGTCAAACCATTTCAAGTGTTTAGCCTTGTATGCTTCGATTGTTTGAGACATGGATGTGGATGATGATATCAGTGTTTCGAATACTTGTATATCAAAATCAAAGCATTTATCTGCCAACAACGCTTTACTTCCTTTCTTGTAGCCAATCATTTTTACGTAATTTGTTTTAATGTATTTGATTAATGCTATCACATTTTTGAAATATTCCTGCTGCCCGACAAATATTTGTTTTAATGTTTCTGATAATTCCTTTATTTTTCTCATATACTCCTTCTTTTTACTAGACAACAAAAGTATAACAGGTTTGATTTGTTTGTCATTAACGTCGTCTATTTTGTCTTTTATTTCTTCAGTTAAGTTTTTATAATCTTCAAGGATCTCGGGTATTGTTTCAGAAATTAATTCAAAGAAATGTTGACTCGTGCCTAAAAATGCTTCCTTTGTTGTAACATAATTTTCGTATAATTTAGCACCTGTCTCACCATTTGTATCTACGTCTCCAACAAAATCAATAAACTTGTTATCTGTTAGTCCCATTACCAATGTAAATGTAATTGGCTCACATGGGTTCATTTGAGAATATGGAGGTTCGAAACCAATCGGGTCATTCTTTCTCAAGTCACCACCTAACAAATAATTTAGAAAGCCTGGTAATTTTTTCAAAGTTGCCTTGTTTGATACGATTTGCGTTTTTGCGAATGCTGACAATCCTTGTTGTTGATCTTCTTCTTGCTGTTGATGCTGTTGTTGCTCTTGCTGCTGCTGTTGTTTAAGCATATTTTTAACCTTTAATCCTCTTGCCGACGAACTTCCGGATAATAAAGTTGGGTCTATTTTTTCCAATTCTTTCAATTCATCATCGGCTTCCTTTTCTCCTTTTTCGGAATCGCCGGATATACCAACTAATTGCTCTGATGGTTTTTTATCAGTATCCCAGTCACCTTTGTGATACCGATGTGTAATAATCGTATATGGTTTTCCAGCAACATATACTACATTATTTGGTTTAAATAATGTTTCGACGGTTAATGCTATATTTTCATCAACTACACCTTCATCTTTTGCCTCTTTATAAGTTCTTTTACGCTGCATACTTGTAACATCACTTAGAATACGGTTTATCATCATTTCAAATTCATTAGCTATAAAAAATTGTTTTAATATATTTGTTTTTGGCGCGCCTTGAGGTATATCTCTTATACCACGTTTAGTATATTCAACCAATGGGTTTATAAATACGGTGTCACTTTTTACATCAGGAACTAACATTTGGGGCATAAAATTAAAACTGTAAAGGTTGGACTCAATGTAGAATATAATTGTGTTTGGATATTTTTCCTTAGGATCTCTAGGTTGACCTGTAGCATTCGGATTAGAAGATGGATTTTGTTTTTGAATGGTTTGATTTGGAGTAGGATTAGGAGTAGATGGTGGTATAATTGCGTTACTAACAGTAGGAGCTGGATTAAGAGCTGGATTACTAATTATTTCTATTTCTCCCTTTGCCTTAGAAACAGGATTACTACTTTCGCTATTCTTAGTAGTAGTACTACTATTATTATTATTAACTGTATATTCTTCTGTTGTTTTATCTTTATCTTTATTACTATTGTTTTCTTGTGTCGCCATATTTATAATACTTGTATATTTTTAAATTATTGTTTACCTTAAATTTGAATAACTCTCAATAATGTCTGTATTAAATGTTAGGAACGCATTTTTTTGTTCCTTCTTTGATTTTGCCTTCTTTGCCTTTTCTAAAATGGCTATCGCCGAAGTAATCTCTTGTTCGGATACTACTCCATCTTCATTTGTATCCACTAACTTATTCAACACCTTATACTTCTCGGGGACAATACAGTAAGGACTTTCTTCATTGAATAAATGATCCGATAATATAGTAAAAACAGCTGTCAGTACAAGCGCCGTATATATATCACGGGTACCCATCCATGCCATCGAAAACACAAGTATTTGCTTAGTTACATTCATTTTTAGATATTCTTCGGTGGATTTACTAAATTGAATTGTAATAAACTTTGAGCCAATATTTAATAAAATCATTACAATGCCGGCAAAAAATTTACTGTTGTTTAGAAATAATACATGGTCGTGAACATATCCAAACATATTTGAAAATACATTGCTCATTTATATTAAATTAATATAAAAATTATATTAAGAATAATATTTTAATTCTTTAGTAGGCAGAACCCATTAATTTAGAACCCATTGCTCCGAAACCTTCTTGTGTGGTAGTTGACGGGGCGGCTGTTGGTGCGACTTCTTCTGAGGCAAAAGTGGTTTTCGAAACGGTAATCGTATTTGATTCTTTAGCCTGAATGGCATCTTTAATCGCTTCTTTGTCGACTCCGTCAGTACTATGAGTAGTAGAATGAGTTGTAGTATGAGGACTTGTTGTAGTAGTTGTAGTAGGACTTGTAGTAGTAGTAGCAGGAGCACTAGTAGTTGTAGCAGCAGTTGTTACCTTGTCCTTCATTTTCTCCTTGTCTTCCTCTGACATGCCTTCAAGTCCCTCAAACATATACATATTTGACGCAATAATGATACACAACGCAGCAAGCAATCCTAAAGTAACATTATGCATAGCAAAAAATATAATTAATGCTATTAAGGCTAATCTCCCTAAAGTGTTGTTATATAAATTGTTTAACGCCTTTGGACTAACAATTAAAACAATTATTAATAATGTGAATAAAAAACAAAGTCCGTGAGTTTTACTTAGCGCCATTCTATATAAAATACTAAATATATTATATTTTCTTATAAAAGTTTCTTATAAAGAAGGTTTATAGTTTTGTTACAATAAATAATTATCTTATTTTTTAATAAGAGAAACTATAATGTCTTTAGCAATGACCGCCCAATCAATAGAAAATACAGACAATAATAATAATAGCGATAATTACATAATAAATCGGAAAAAAACTAACAATAATAACAATAAAACTCAAAAACGTATGCCGTCAACTTTTGGTGACATTGATCATTCAAAAGTTCAGAATGTGCTAAATTCCATTTATAAAAATTTGGGGGATGATAGCGATAACAATCTAGGAGATTATAAACCGAGGTCAATTTCAGCTCCTGTAAATACTCCCTATGCTCCTATAAATCCTTTGGCTCCCCCTGCTTCTATGAGGCAGAAGCAAGAGAAAGAACAAGAGAAACAAAAGGACTCTGGGCAAGGCAATAAAGAAGGCATGTCAAATTATGACTATAACTCAGAAGATGTAGACAACTATAGCAACAAATTTGTGCCACAACCTGTCCAAAATGACACCATGGACTTACAGGACTTACAAGATGTGTATATGAATAATGAACAAGTAAAACGATATTTTAAAAACTTGGTTCCTAACTTTCAATCATCGGACTCTAATCCAAATCAAACAGGGATACAATCATCGGGTGGCAATACTGGTCTTAATGCTGGTGCTAATACTGGTGCTAATACTAATCCTAGGCAAAGCCTAAACCATAATTCAAATATGTCTGACACAAACCAACTGCTCGTTGATAAGCTGAACTATATGATTAATTTGTTAGAGGAGCAACAAGACGAACGAACAAACAATGTCACCGAGGAAGTCATATTATATTCCTTTTTAGGCGTTTTTATTATTTTCGTTGTTGATGGTTTTGCTCGTGTTACACGGTATACGAGATAAAACTAATTAACAATAAAAACCTTATCGGATTTAAATGGGCTGCGAGCATAATTATAAAAGAAATAGGCCGTTGGGCTTGTAGATAGAGGATGTGTTTTTTCTTGGATATTGTCTATAATATATTTATTATCGCTAATATCTTCGGCTGCTAGATAATGATAACTCGGGTTATCTAGTAATATTGCCCATAGCGCATTTTTGAAGCCCTGTATAAAGAGAGTTTTTGAAATTGTATAAGATTGTTGTGACGCAACAAGGTGAAGGATTTGTTTGCCCTTCTCGACGTTTGTACACGTCTTTTTAAATATATACACAGCGTCAATCTCCATATCAGTAAGCAGCATATAAATATACATGTTTTTGCTCTTAACCAGGCTTATTAAATTGGTCATTTCAGGAACAATTGTAATATCCCATTTGTTCGATTTATTCGATGGGGCATTCAAAAAATTATTCAAATAATACATGTTTTGACTGTCACCAACTAACAAAGTTGTTTTCGGGTTAAGAGCTGTTGGCGGCTCTGTCCAATTCTTCATATCGAAAATGAATGTGTTATATGTGGTTAAGGGCACGATCCCTGTTAGTTCACCCTCTCTTTTAAACAGACTAACAGCTATTTTCTTGTTCAAATGGGATTGATTGTATTCATGTGTTTGTATCAACTGGGGCGCAATATTCTTCTTTCTGAAACCTTTTTTGACGCATAAATAGTCGACATAAAAGACGCTGAAATTTATTGTGCCTTGATTGGTTTTGTAAATCGTGACGTTCAATGGTCTGCTAGTAATGGCGCCGATTAGCGTCTTGGTGTCAATCGTCGTATTTGTCTTCATGTCCAGTAGCACATCGGGCTGCCAAAAAAACGAGAAAAATGACGGCGAATTGTGGCCTTCAAAATAGGGCATTATATTCTCCTTTTCCGGGATAAATGTGTTCTCCTTGTCCCGCAAATAGTTAAGTTGAATTAGGTCAATAAAATCCTTTAACTTAACCTTAGAAACGTTGTCCGACAATATGGTCTCGATTTCCCTGAAATTTGTGTAACGGTTTTTTTCAGGCAATTCGTGACGAATAATGCCTACATTGACGAACCAGTAATATACGTCGTAAAAGTGGTAGACTGGTTGGGCTGCCCAAAACCGGTATTTAAGCCGGATAAAAATGAAGCTGATTATTAAAAATAGTAGTATGGTGTATATAAAATATAAAAGCATATTGTTATTTTATATTTTTTAAATATATTTTTTACGAGGTTTGTATGTATTGTTTTTACACAGTTTGTATGTATTGTTTTTCATATATTTTAAAAACAGCTTAAAAATGTCTAGATATATTTATAAAATATGTACTACTCGATTGACGAATTAATACAACAATGTGGTAGACAAAATGCGAATTCTATTTTACCTGGGTTATTTATCAAAATCAACACGTCTTCTGCCGAGGAGAAGAAACCCATTTTAGAATATGAATATGATGGAGTGTTTAGTACATCATCTTTTACTCTTACAAATATATTAATACAAGAATTAATACAAAAGAGTGTTCGAGACAACAAGCATTTAAGTTATATGTTGAGTGATTTAGTTGCGATTGTAGCTTTATTTTACGATTGTAGGAACAGTATTGACGTATCTGATGTGGATTATATTGTATTTAGTTATTTGGGTGATTTTCAGTTGCGATTTAAAAACACATGCGCTGTCTATAAGCCTTATGGAAAGGCATTGTATTTAGATATACAGTCATTACGTATTGCGCTAATTGATGAACACACGACGCAAATATGGCACCGAAATTATATGGTATTTAGAAATGGTGTTAAAATGATTGGTGGCTATTTTCTATTTAAGTATGTCGCAAACTTTATGGGATTTAATTGGAATTTTAGAAGAATGATTGGAATGTAAATAAAATATGTTGTTTATATAGTAATATAAATAAGATATGTCGATGTATGAACGGAAATATTATGATGAAATGGGAATACAAGAAAGAGAACAAGCAGCAGCAGCAGCAAAAAAAGCAGCAGAAGAACAAGCCGCATTCGAAAAATCACTTGAGGTCGCTGGAGAAACAATGGCACAACACGCAATGGCACAACAAGAAGCAGATTTGATAGATGATGGCTACATACCAGTTGATCCCGCATTGTTAAATGACCCAGACAACCACAAAGTATTTGAAAGGTTTAATCGTATCAATGAGGCTAATTTTTTGCTTAGCCAAAATGAAGCCGAAATAAAAGCAAGGATGGCAAAAATGACTAGTGAGAACTCTGGAATTTTGTATGTTCAAGCCCATAATGGGTTTCTAGAGGGTTTTAGTAGTGACACAACAGAATATGGCGGAAAATCTATAACAACATTGACTGGAAAGAAATATGGAGCATCTACATATTTTATACTTCCTAAACACATCTTCATAGTGTTTTATTCACCTTTTACAACATCTAATTTAGCCGAGTCTAATAACGATAATTCTGTTGTAAAATATTTTTTAGACAAAACAAAACGTAAAAAAATAATACAAGCATTCAAGACAGGTAACATTAACAGTATATTTACATATAAAACAAAAGATAATTGTAGAGACATTAATGATGAGTATAAACATTGTTTAATTGCCTTGGGAGGTGGATATTGTCCAAACGCGTGCATGGACTTTTATTCAACACCAGATCCAAACGAGCGAAAAAGATCCGGCTGGTCTACATTTCTTATATCGGATGAAGCAAATGACACAAATTTGCGGGCATTTAATAAACCTTCGGAAAGAATGGGGTCAATATCTGCTAGTAATACTAGTAATAAAAGTAGAGAAAGTGGTTTTTTAAATACAGATTTTGAATTATTGGGTGAAAAATCAACACCAAAAAGTGTTGAACAAGAATTTGTCCGAGAAATAGAAAAAAATAATGGTAAAATACAATTAAAAGATTTGGTCAAAATACTAGAAGGACTCGGTGATGTTAAAAATATAATTCTTTGTATTGACGGTTGTTCTGACTTAAACCTTGGAATGATTAAAAAATACACTATTAATGGAAAACCTGAAGTGTTTCGATGCATAGTAGACCAAAAAATTCTCAAGGAACAATATGAACTAGACAAATTAACATTAAAACTAAATTCAATGTCATCTTCAAATTCAAATTCAAATTCAAATTCAAATTCAAATTCAAATTCAAATTCAAATTCAAATTCAATGTCATCTTCAAATTCAAATGTACCAGACGATGAATTTTATAGACAGATGTATGAAGACTATATAAAAGTATGTTCATATTTTAAGCCTATTCGAATTCCAACATTTTATCCACATCTTGAACAGCCATATACAAAAATACAAGATATCGAGTATAGTCCAATAGCAAAGGATGCGTTTGATGCATCATACAAAATGTTCAAGGCTATCGAGGCCTGTTATCAAAGATGTGCCGTTAAAGACCAATCGTTTGTACCACCCAGAGATACAGTAGAAATATTAATTGATTCCCCTTTCGCTTTTACATCAAAACTAAATGAAAACAATCAGATTGTTTCAGATTCACAACCAGTCGATGCAATCCAATATTTACCATTACCACCCGAACCACCCGAACCACCATCAACAAAACAACTAATTGAAGCAGAAGAAGAAGAAGAAAGAGGAGGAGGAGGAGGAATATTAGCCACTTGTCAAAGATATATTCAAACTTTCCAAAATTTTTGGTATAAACAAAATAATAGAAAATGTAAGACATCTAAATACGAACTACAGCTGGGTGAAGAATTAGAGGATGATGATTTTGTTCGTTCTGAACTTCGGTCTCCTCCTTCTAAAGCAGGTGCTGAAACGAATAAAAGACCTCACGATAGTAGTTTCATTGAAACGCCATATAATGTTAATAAAAGAGCTGAAGAACTAAGACCTTTAGAACTAACACTTTTAGGAAAAGAAGGTGGAACTAGAAGAAGACCTAAAAACAAACTCAAGAATAGGAAAACGAAGAAAAACAAAAAACAAAGAAAAACTAAAAATAGAAAAAATAGACATCCTAATAGAAACAATACTAGGCGCTATTAATTAACTAATTCAAAGAATACTTATCAATCGTTACCGCCTTTGTTACGTTCTTGACAATTTTCTCTATATTCTCCTGTTGTTCTTGAACCGTAACACCAGACATCGAGTTCATCACGATTTTATTATATTTCACATTTTGTTTCGTTGTTGGGTCACGGCATCCTGGATGTTCCTTCACCCATTCGTTAATATGCTTTATGTTTTTGAAAGCAATTAGCTTTATTGCGTTCTTCAGGTTTGGCTTATCGTCGGATTCCTTTGTCCATTCATCGTTTTCCTTAATATAGACCGTCTCGCGTTTCAAATCGCTACAATGGATCGGTCGCAAATTTATATCCAAATTATTGAGATTTTTCAACAATATTTTGGAAACACCATCGGGATAATCCATGTGCGCAAAATTCTCCAGGTCGGACATTTGGATCTTGATGGTGTCCACGAATTCACTCATATTCATGGCGCCTTTACAAGTGTCATTCAGAAACACATTTAAACAAAATGACTTGTTATGTGAGTTGACATTATTATTAATTGTATTGTTGTTTGTATTGTTTATAAAATCCTTCTTAACTAGCTCCATGATTAGGTTCTTGAAATCCGAATTCTCTTTTAATAAATACTGTATCAAATTCTCACTGGATTTCAAGTCTGTTTCTTCTTTGTCTTCTTTATCTTCTGTGTCTTCATTATCTTCTGTTTCTTCAAGAATATTTTCAGCAACTACTTTACATTTTTGCTTGTGTTTCCATAAACCACTATTGGTAACATATTTAGAGCCACACTTGTCACAATTAACAACAGCTTTTGCTACTTTTGCTACTTTTGCTACTTTTGCTACTTTTGCTACTTTTGCTACTTTTTTTTCATTTCCACTAGACTGACTAACATGTTTCCAAGTGGACATGTGTTTGTCGTAGTTATACTTCTTGCTTGTAGTATAGTCACATACTGAACAGCAAAATTTCGCAGCTACTTTTTGATTTCCATCAAGTTCCATTAGTTCCTAAAGTATGGAAATATTAAAAAAGTAGCCAAAAAACTTTAAAAATATAAAATTTATCGTAACAAATTTTAACAAATGAAAAATATAATTTACAGCATATTGGTCACAATGTGAAAAAACAGTGTTTTTTGAAACTTTATTTGGGTTCCAAAATCTGGACATTTTATAAATGTCCAATTTTCATTTCCCTTTTTACTTTTTGGAATCTTTTTTATAACTTCGTATAATCTTTTCAAAAATATATAAAACATTCATACTTTTTATATAACTTTGAATAAAATATATACATAAATGGTTTAAAAACAAATTAATATTATAAAATAGAAGAAAATATGGTATTAAGTGACAAAAATGAGAATCCCAAGGGTGGCAAATTTGGCAAAAAGAAGTCGGGAAATAAATTCAGCAGAGAAAAAACATTTGCTTCCGAAGAAGCAGATATTTTGAAGGCAGATCAGAAACAAGCTAAATATAAAGAAGAAAGAAGTGTAGAAAGACATGAGCGACGTGTTATGGCTGGATTAGAAGTTGATATAAAGAATGATACAAAGAATGACGACCTTAAAAAGTAGAGAGATTTAACCGCCTCGCAAACACTGGTGCCATATTTCGATAGTTTTTAGAATCTTCCATTTCTTTATCCGTCATTTCTGTAATACTTTTTATATTGCTTATAAATATTGTTTTACAGTCGCCGCCAATATGGTTATCCCAGCGAATTGAATTCAGTAAACATATATCAAACGCAAAGAAGCCATCACCATTTGGCAAATCGCTATGGTCGTCATCCATATAAAATACAGGGGTTCCAACTACTATATCCCATCCATGTAGAAAGATAGCTACAGCAGCATTCTTTTGCGCCGCATTCCAAATTATTTGTTGAAATTTCATTCGCATTTCTGTTTCTTGAGACATTTTTATTATAAAGTTTTATAAAATTAAATAACTTATATTTTTTATTTCAATTTTTATTGCGACCTTACATAAAAGCATAAATAATTCATATTATCTGTTATTTCACTCACTTTAATATTGCTTGACAAATGTAAAGCGGCGTCTTGTTCCGCCATTGGCTGCCCACAAACAACAATATCAAACTGAGTAAGACCAAAATCGATGATAACGTAGGGTCGAATAAATTCCATGAGTTGCCGAGTCGTCCAATCAGGACACACTGTATAATACCGTATTGCCGTGGTATAAACCAATTTGAACCGAATGGTTACTGGCTCAAAATGCTCATCGTCATTTTGTTCCGGGTTCAAATTCTCTCTGCTGTTATCTAGGTGTATTTCAATTGGTTGTGACATTTTCTTGTATTAGTATTTATAGTATTTGTATTAGTATTTATATTATTACAAATAATACATTAAAATTATTCAATTTTTTATTCTGGTTTAAAGGGCTTAAAGGATTTATTCCGGCTTAAAGGATTTATTCCGGCTTAAAGGATTTATTCCGGCTTAAAGGATTTATTCCGGCTTAAAGGATTTATTCCGACTTGAAGGATTTATTCCGGTTTAATAAAAATATACAAATATTGGTATTCATATTGGACTTCTAATAAATTCACTTTGCTGTCTAAAATAAACCCAAGTTGCTGCGCCTGGTTTACAATTGTATCCAAATTGGGCATATACATAATATGTTCATTTTTGCGAACCTTGCCATTCGCATCGCTCTTAAATTTCTCCTCAAATGTCGCTATATTCGAAGCTTGATTTAATTTAAAATCAGCAGTATAGCTAAAGTCATCAAATTTAACCTTTGTAGATGTAATGCGCTTCTGAGCATAACGTTGCGGCGACACAAATAACAGGGGGTTGCCAGGCGGCAAAATCGGGTCAAACTGGTCTCGATCCACTAAATGAAGTATTAAATAGCCGCCAGGTTTCAACCATTTCATCGCATTTTGTAAAAATTGGAGTTTGTCTTGAATATAGTAAATCGTAAAATACATACACGTTATGTGTGTAAATGAATTCGGGCCAAACTCACCAGATTTTGTTGCGTCAGCCACTTGGAATTTATATTGCGGGAAGTCGGCTTTTGCTTTATCCACCATTGACGGCGAAATATCAATGCCTAAAACATCGAAACCTTGGGCGCTTAAACCGGCAACATGATGGCCTGTTCCGGAGCCCACGTCAAGAATACGACTTTCACTGGTTGGCGTTGTTTTGTTCACAATTTCACCAATCTCGTAATCATCTTTTTGATTGCTAAATACCAAATAGTCGTAAATATCCGCGTAAAATGCGTCGTAAACATCGTTGCCGGATTTCAGCAAAAATTGGTCGGATTGCTCAAAACCCTCACGCATCTTGTTGAATTTAGATAGTAAAATCATGCTAATAATCAATAATGATGCGAAGAATAATACTTTGCCCCATGTAGAAAATCGGTTATAGGTATTTTTCAATAAATTTATTTGGTTTACAATAATGTTGGTCATATATAATTTATATATTTTATATTTTTATTTTGTTTTTACTCTTTTTTTTTTAAAGAAAACACAGGCCACCCTTTGTAAACCATACAATCAACAGGATACATATTATCATTTGAATCAGGTATACCAATAAAATAAATATGACCATCTGTGCGTCCATCTTGTTTACAATTTACAGTCCCTAATTCAAATTCGTATACACTGTAATCATAGTCGGCATATGGACAGCCACTGCTCATACGACTAAGCTTAACAAACTTTCCAAGATATTTAATATTAGGGTCAGTTTTACTCGATGATGGACTATGAAAATACAAATATTTGTCCGAAAATATTGTCGCGTGCGTAAATACTGTAGTTAGCGGCGTTCTGAAATACAGTTCTAAGTCATTGAATATAATATCGTCTATTTTGGTGTAATGGTATGACATGTTTTATCTATTATGTAATATGTAATATAGGTTTTATATAGGTTTTATATAGGTTTTATATAGGTTTATAAGTGAGTTATTTTTTTCTAACCTATAACAAATTATGAATGAGAATGAAATCAATGATGTAAGAGAACAGCGGCATTTCAAAGGCGTCACGTTTTCAGAATTCAAGAAGACCGATGTTAAAAAAGAGCTAGTATCAAGTCTACAAAAGGCCAAAATAGAGCCAGCATGTTACTGGAGCGCTGAATTAATATGCTCCGGCCATTATTCCGATTTATGGGACACGATTATTGGCTTCTATACAAAGCATATTCACATTGGAAATCCAAAGCTAGTGACCTATTTAGACTTGCGCATCTCCAATTTTAAGGATCTTGTTACAAATGGGTTTATCGACCAGGAGCTAAGATTAAGGAATAGTGAAAAGATGCGCAAGCTATTTTGCGAAGTAATGTGTGTTCTATGTGAAGCCAAACGGAGGCACTGTTACTCCGAGGTAAAGGTCAAAAAAGAGGAATTTGATCTGACGCACATGACCGAGCGTTTCAAAGCGCCAAATATAAAATTTGCGGAAACCATCTTTTTAAAAGATGACCCAAAAGAGCTCTTTATCGCGGCAAACGAGTTTGCTTTCAATTTATCGGAAGAAGGCAAAAATAGTGTAAATGCGTGTTATTGGATGGAATGGATTATCGAATTTGAGAACATTTGTAAGCAGAAAAAGGAGAAATTTAATTGTGAACGCAGAGTGTTTGCCAACGTGGATACAAAATGTCAAATGGATATTATATGGATTATATGGGATATTTTTTTGGAGGAGGCGGCAAAACGCAGCACACTAATACAGCGAATTGTCAATAGCGCGTTGAATATATTCTGTTTAAGATACAGACCGGGATGTCATAAGAAGCGCCGTCTGCTAATGTATTTTATTATAGAAGTATTTACAGAACCTTTTTCTACCGATGAGGAAATTGTAAAAGACAAAAGTAAAATACAAGTAATCACACAGAATATAAACAAGATTTACAAACAGATTAAGAAGAACGAACATTCGCCCGGGACAGATTATTTGTATCAGAATACCAAAGAGAGCAATTTGGAGAAAACCATTGAGAAATTGGAAATGATGAACAGTTTTGGAGAGAATTATACACCACGATTATAATCAAAATAAAATAGAATAAAATAGAATAAAATAAAATAAGCTTATAATCTCAATATATAATATATTGTAAAATGCGTTCTACAAGAACTATTCGAACTAACAAACTAAGTAAAACTATGAAAAACAAACACACTAGCAAAAACAAATATTCTCATCCGCATATTGTCTCCATGTTTCTACAAATGTTAAACACGGTAAAGCTGTATCACTGGAAGACCACCAGTTTCGCCCAACACAAGGCAACAGACGAGTTGTATTCGCAGTTAAATGAATCAATCGACACATTTGTTGAAACCATGTTGGGTAAAAATGGATCCCGTGTTAATCTAACCGGAACCAAAACGATTCCCTTGTTAGATTACAACGATCTGTCCGACTTCAAAAAAGAGGTTGAGAAATACAAGCATTATTTAATTGACATGAGTAACAACGAAATACTTAAAAATGGATCCAATACGGATTTGTTGAATACAAGAGACGAGATTTTAGGACATTTGAACCAGTTTACATATTTGCTAACATTCAAATAAGAGTGTTTCTTATATACCAATATTATAATCAATATAATCGTCGTTATTATAACAAAAAATTATTATATTTTTTTATTATAATGAGCACAACAACCGCAAGCAATAAAGATTTGGGAAGTTCTTTAAGTGATATTTTTTCTAGTAAACCAGTCACTCCGAGTTCAAATACATATGAACCTGGGAATGGATTTACAAGTGGCGAGACTGGTATGGATACTGGCTTCTTTTCAAACATTACATGGCAAACATGGTTAATTATCATATTAATTTTGGCTCTTTTAGGAATAAACATATTTATTTATTTAGCAAAAGGGACAGGAGCAGTAGCCGAGTTTATTAATACATATTTTGGTCCTGTGTTGAAGTTTTTTGGCATAACTGTTTTGGAAACAACAAAACAAACAATCAATGTGGCTGCTACTGGTACAAAAGCAGGAGTTGACGCAGTTGCCGACACCACTACTGGAGCGATTGATTATGTAGAAAAAGGGGCAACAAATACAACAACAATGAATACAACAACAAATACAACGAATACATACAAGGCAAAACAAACAACTGGAACGCAGCAAAATGCCATGCCAGTCCAACAACAAATTCAAGAAGGAGGTAGCGTAAGTGAATGGAATCAAGACAATCTTGATAATGCTTTAAACGACGCATCAAAGAATTCTGAACCGCAACCCGACCAATCGATTAGCACAGTTCAGTCGTCCGGCAAGGCGGGATGGTGCTACATTGGTATGGACCGCGGAACTAGAGCATGTTCCGAAGTTGGCGTAAATGATATGTGTATGAGTGGCAACATATTCCCTAGTCAGGACATTTGTATGAATCCTAATTTGAGAGCGTAAACTTAATAACGTAAACTTAATAAATTACTTCTGAATCACAATATTTGACGGATTTGATTCAATCGTTCCGGACAGAGAAATGACATAAAATGTATCAGATGTGTTAGTTAGGTTGACTATGTAATTCATATTTGTTGTATTCGCAATCAACAAATTATTCTGATAAACATTATAACTAGATATTGGCAGACAATCTGTAGTAGTAAACCACGATAATGTATTTATTCCAGCCGCAATTGTTAGTGTTAAAATAGGCGTAGCAGGTCTTACAGCACTGACCAAAGGCGCATTTACAGGCCATTTATCTGTGCTGTTTGTCATTACATATTGCTGTCTAGGATACCATGTTGGATTGCCATCGTTCCAACATAAGTCCTGAATTTGACCAGGAACATCCGAGTCAGTTGTAGGATGACAATTATCCATTTTTATAGATGTAATCAGAAGTCCACTACACAAGTCTTCTTTTGTTCCACAAACAAGGTTGCCAAAATCTTGAATGACAACTGGTTCTACCGGCGGAACAGGAACCATTGGCATAATATTTCCTCCACTAGCAGCATCACTTCCAGGTGGAGGAGGAGGAGGAGGTGGCGGTAGAATCTGATTAATGATAATAGTGGATACTTGAAATGGTAAAACACTATTGGCTGGTCTAATATTTGTAGGACATGTAACAGGCAAATCAGTTGGTTGCCCAGTTGTTGTAACATTGGAACCACCAACACGCATTAAACTCTGAGTATTCGGATTTGTATATCCACGCGTTGATTGCGAAGCCCATGTTTTAGTCCGATTCGTCCACTGCCCCTTTGCTATTTTAGAATATCTTTGGTTTTTTGTTAGACAGCTACTATTATTCTTGTATTGTAACACATTGCCCTTATTTATCATCGCAATTTCTCGAACCAATGTAGAAGCAGGTACTGCCTTGGTTGAATAAGGCAGTCTTACCATTGTATTCGCATTTGTATTTGCGTCAGATCCATTCTCAAAAGTGATACTATTTTGAACTCTAGACCATGCTCGCGGTGGTTGTGGTAAATAACATTGGCCGTTGAAACAAATCATGTATTTATATCTTAATATATAAAATTATATTAAGATTTTCTTGTATTGTAAATTTTTTATACATTTGGTTTATAGATTTGACCCAAAAAAGAACCACCTCAATGATAAATAATTGGAGCTCATTGCGCCAATTGAGTCGGTTGCCGACCCAGCGCCTGAACTGACCATCTTCGTGTTAGGTCCAGTCGTAACTAATTTTGTAATTTCATTCGATCCAAGAGCATAATTGTAATACCATAAATTGGAAATATATCCCGAAAATCCCCCATTCATCGCAACATACACATTTCCATAATTCTGTTTGGGCACACCATGTAATTGATGACTTTTCGTAATTGTACCATTAACATAAACATCCATTGTTGTATTTTGGCAACGAATAATAACATTGATCCATTTATTCAGAGGAATATTGGGAATTGTGATTTCCTCATTGATTACATTATATGTATTCATAAAAATGACTAAAGCATTTGTATTCGGTGCAATATATAATCCAGGAGCATTATTCGGAAAATTAAGACCAACTGGGCCATCCTTCTCGCTAGCAAAATCATTGCCCTTATAAAATACACATTTGTATTTCCCAGAATTATAGGTTAGGTCATCAATGAATATCCATGTAGACCAAGTGAATTCAATGCCATCACTCGCGTTTTCAGAACGAGTAATTGTTTTGGCGCCACTCGAATTTGGATCCTGTGGTATTACCATCAGTTGCTTGGCATCAACCAAACCATTAATTAATTTGGGTGAGCCTGAAGGACCATAAAAATACCCTAAAATAGCAATTCCGACGCGCAATAATATAATAAATCCAAAAAGAACTAGAAGTAAAAATGCCACCTTGGCCACTAAACTATTGGATTCCAAAAAATCACCCGACGCATTCACATAATTATTTGAAGAAAATTTATTAAAAGTATCAGAACTTCCTCCCATACCTAGACTTGAACCTAAATTTGTTTTCTCTAATCCTGAAGTAATATTATTTTGTTCCATATCTTATATATATATAACAAAAGAAAAACGGGTTTATATACTAATACTACTATCTTCAGTATTGCCTTCCATCAAAGAGACCTTAACCGTGTATTTACCAAATAAATTAGACAACATACTGGCACCATAACCGGCTTCATAAATATTCCAGGCCTTTTGAGGGTCACATGAGTCGGCAAAGTATTGGAACTTCGCTGTCCAGCCTGAAAATCCGCCATTCGGTGTTATATATGCTGGAGCATTTGAGTCGATTTTGGCAACACCAGGTAGAACACAGGTTCGAACCAATTTACCATCCAAGTAAATATCCATTGACCTTCCATAAACACTCACTAACAAATTCACCCATTTTTGAATCGGAACATTGGCGACAGCGCATCGATGGACTATACTTGCGCTACTAGTTGTAGTAGTTGTAGTAGTTGTAGTAGGCACTGTGTCTTGCCCAGGGAACACGGTTAAAGACACAATTACGTTATTTTCAAGAGCGCCTAAAACAACCGATGGGCATGGCTGGGTTGTCTTTGAACCTACAACCATACGCCCAAATAATACCTTTTCTTCTCCATAACGATAATTCCAGTCATCAATGTACATCCAAATCGAATAAGTAAAGTTGCTAGTGTTTCCGGAGCTGGATGACGCTGCTAAAGAACTGGGATTTATTGTTTGCATGGTTTGACCGGATGTAAGACCAGATAACGTACTAACATCTTTTGAAATAAAACCATAAACAATATAAATTAAAACAACAATAACTACAAATAATAATACATTTTTGGCTTCCATAATTATATTATATACCTAGAAATTACTTTTTTACTTTATTATTCTTTATCATTCTTTATATCATTCTTTAGAAACAATATCAGTTATTTGTTGGATTATTGTTTTGCCTGCTCCAGGAATAATAGGAGGACTAGACCCCTTCAATGAATTATACAATGTATGGACTTGTAAATAATCAATTGGTGTGTCAAAATAAACTAAATTGGCTACATTGCCACTAATGCCATTATTCGACCCCACTGTTAGCATATCAAATTTCATATAAGGCACAACCTCTATTGCCGACTTGACTAATTCACCATTGTAAAATACATCTAAAGTCCCACCTTTGTAATTCATAATTATATTGTTCCATTTTTGTAACAAGACATTGGAATGTTTATAGATAATACGGTTACCCATACTATCTAAATCATTTGAAACCGCCATGGTCTTAACTTCTTCTATTTTATTTTTAATATCCGACATAGTAAACCCTTCTGTTACCTTTTTATTAGGGTTTGGCTGTTGCCGTTGTTTTCGCAATGCGATTCTGCTGTCACCGTCATTCTTTACAGTGATAAAAATCGTATTTGTCGTCGCGTCATATTTTACACAAGGATTTTCACCATAGCACAATATGTTGGATGTTTTATTATTTGAGGCGCTCGGCGGGAACGAATCCAAATAGAACCAAAATGACATCGCATATTGGTAATTGTATTTTTCCGATGAATTCTGTAAATCTGAGTCATTATCTGCTATACTTGCGTTTACTGGGGCATTCTCATTGAGCTGCTGATATGTAGCAACGCTGGTCTGTTTTTCGGTAGGAATCGGGTCGTTTACCCACGATTTACCACCTTGTCCATAATACTTTGTAGACACACGCGGATACAAATAGAATTTGATGAGGAAAAATGACGCGAATAATCCTAGACCCAATAACAGCAACATCATCTCGGTTTGTTTTGTTTGATAGTATTGACCCGTTAAATAATCAAACACATTCACTACTAGACATGGTATGTATAAAATCGTATTCAATATTAATCGGAATACAGGATTTTTTGCTAAATATCCACCCGAGTTGGCCAGTTTCCAAATAATACCAAGCATACCAATGAGCATTACATAATTCAATACAGTCGAACCAATGCTGTCGCTAGTATAAGAATTCTGTTTAAACGCGCCGATCCATGACAATAAACTATATATAAGAAACCCGGAAATACAAAAGGCACCCAGTACATAACCAACCGTGGACAAATTGCCTAAAAAAGTGGGAGCTGAACCCGCCTGACCTGATTTGGACGGATGTGCGAATAAATAATGGTATACTAGTATCATTATAAAAATTAATAGACCTACTGCGACGGTTACAAATGTGGAAACACCAACATATTTTGTCATAATTTGTCCCGGGTCGTAAAAATAGAGAATGGAAATTATCAGGACATACATTAAAAACAGGGTTGTATATTTGGAGCGTTCATTGTAAAATATCTGTAAATTCCTAGGAAGCGCGCTTTTTGAAACTGGGTCATTTTTGGTCATGAATATGTATGAGGCACATGATAGCAATAATACGGCAACCAAAATGAAATAATTGGTGGACAATGTCTTGTTCTTCTTGAATTCGTCGCCCTTGAAAATAATAATCATAAATATAAATGAACAAATGATGCCAATTGTATAGACAATTTTATTTACTGAACTTTCAATGCCTGCGCCTGTATCTGAGCCGCCATTTTTAACGTCCATAAATGATTTTGTTAAAATTGTAAGACAAATGAAAAATATAAGCGTGGATACTAACATATAAATAATATTGGTTGTTAGTTGAAACGGATTGAATACCTTGGTTAAAATGACAAATACAACAAATACTGCTATACCGATTAGCCAGATTTTGTATCCCTTTATCTTGTCTTCTAAAGCTAGTAGGCCAGCGTCTTCTGTTGGGAATAAATTCGCATCGGATGCGCATGATGGTGGGTTATTTACTGGCGCCGATGGAGTAAATAACTTGCCTGCTGTCTCTTTAATTTTGTTTATAAACTCTTCGATTTTATTTTTTATATCATTGTTGGCAGACATTTTTGTATTACTATTACTATATTACTATAATATTATTACAACAAAATTATAACAATATTATACTATTCTTCTATTATTCTTCTATTATTTGATTCTATTCTAATCTACATATTTTCTGATGCGGTTTTTTGTCCATGACACTCGCGGCATAACGCCACTAAATTATCGGGTTCATTGCCACCACCATGCTCTAAACGAACCTTGTGGTCAATTTCGAAAGTGTGTGTCAATTTATTATTACAGTGTCCGCATTTCCAATCCTGTATAGAGGCAACATATTTCTTCTTTGTCTCACTAACAGAGCGTTTGGTCGCCTTTTGTCCCGACAATTGAAGCCGCTGTTTAATCGATGGATTCGCGCCTGGATTTTGTATTCCATTCATTTCTGACATAAAGTTGTTATCAGTTTTACTAGTGAAATCAAAAATAGGTGAAATCATATCCACTGTGCTCTTGTCAATCGGCATATATTTTATCAAATTGTTAGTATATAATAACATTTTCTTGGATTGTCCAGGATTTCTTTTTAATAACAAATACAATGAAACGCCTAGAATACCAATTATAACCATTTTATAATATTTCTTGTGAGACGTAAATATTTTACTATATTTTCCGTCATGATAGGTGTTATATATTAGAAACCCGCATATACCAAATATTAATAGTTCTAATTTCATTATTATATTTCTTTCTATAATAACCTGATATTTTTTTATAAAAAATTAAAGTTTGCGAGTATACCGTTGTTCTCTTTCTCTTTCTATTTTAGAATAGTTATGGTTCCTTTTAGTTGTAGCCTTAGTCCTACTATTTTTAGAAATTCGTTTTGAAAACTTGCGTTTATAACTTTTATGTTTATTTTTTCTTGACATATAACCACCATAAGTCATCAGCGATGAAGATGTGCCGATCCGCAAGGCCAAAGATACTAAATATTTATTAATAGTAGCGCTATTATGTTTTGTCAAAGTATCGCTGATTTCAACGTCATTATTATTTTTTAAATCCATATAGAATTGATACAAACGACTGTATACATTGACTAATTTTTGATACATTGGATATAACGCAAATGGATTATAATTTGCCACCATATTGGAGTCTTCATCAACAGGCATTCGTCCTAATATGTTCATATACATCTGTAAAACAATTCCGAGATTTTGTAATACCAATAATGCCGCTTTTAAAACATACTCTCTCAATAATGCCGGGTCATCAATATTTTGGTTTATCGGTTCAAATACACTGGCATTTGTTTTTGTGTCCATTGATGATATAATTGGCGACAATAGCGTGCTAACCGGTGCTGAGTTTAATTCTTCATCGATATTATCTGTAGCAGTTTCACTAGTACCAGTATTTTCAGCAGTAGCACTATCGGTAGCAGCAGTATATTTATAGTCATCGGAAACTTCCTCATTGAACTGTGTAAAACTGTCATAATCTTCATATAATTTGTTTAACAATGGTTTTATTGAAACATATCCAGGTAAACTAATAAGATTGCTGTCATATCTTTTCAGAAGGACAAATAATATTTTGAAATAGATGAGCACTTGAATATAAATCATTTTCTCCATCTTGAAAACACGCTGAGTATCTTCAAACAATCCCTTTGTTAGGCTCAAATCATTGGCAATCGGGTCCACCATTAAGTCTCTGAATACACGGGTAACCAATTCGCTAGCTATTCCATTTTGACCAAGAGAATTATTGCTTAATGAAAATTTAAAATTATCAAATACTGACCCAAAACGGGCAATAGACCATTTTAAAGGTAAATCTTCTGTATTTGAATAATTCTTGCTAAAATTGGGTTTCAAAACAAATTTATCCCAGTCGCTCGAATTTTCTTTTCCTGGTTTGATAAAAACTGTGTATTTTTTATCCGAAACATTCACATTGGGCTCTTTAGAAAACCGCAATATTTTACCATATTTTTTCGAGATGGAAACAGTCTTGTCGCCATTCGGTAAAATGGGACCTATGTATACATAATACGACGCATTTGAAGAAGGATCAGTATCAAATAGAACAATGCCTTGATGCGATTTGCCACCAATACGATTGTCAGACCTAAGATAATTTTCTGTTTTAACAGCATTTTCTACAGCCTTTACATCATCTCTTTCTTGAGTAATATTCGTAAGTTTTAATTTATAGTTTTCAATTTCCGAGTCTATAAAATCCATAAAATCTTCATTTTTAAATGTATTGGGGTCTAAATCTGTAGTCAATACTGTGCGGTATGGGTTGCCTCCACCTACTTGTATACTAGTACCTCCTTTTGTTCCACCTACCATTGTTCCACGATTATCCGTAATAACAATCTGTGCTCCTTTTGCCAATATACCATTTGTCCACTCATCGGATTGTATAGTAAACACTGGCTCTAATTTGTCTTGTTCATATACTGATAATGAACCTGAACCGTTTGGAGCAGGCGGAAACTGTTTATTATCAAATTTGCCAAAATAAAAGGTTTTCATTAGGTCATAATATTTAAAAAATCCAATTGTTTTATATTCTACACTAAATTTATCCTTTTGTATATCTATATTTATTTTTATTTCTACAATAGCAAATGGGTCACCATCATTATATAAAAGAAAATAAAATGTATTAATAAGGTTTAACCGATTTCCAATAATATATCTATTGCTTTTGCCTATTTCACCCTTTGCTTTTGTACTGCGAATAACAATGCTGTTACCAGTTATTCCAAATTGTTTTTTCACATTATTACCTAATAAATTATTAGTGATTGTTACAAATGTTACATTGTCATTCTGTAACAAAACACCCAATCCTTCTGTAATTGCGTTCCCAACACCTTGTGAAATTAGAAGTAGTATTTGACATAATGAATTAGGATGTATATTATCCCCATTTACATCTTTATAATTACTCATTATAAAATCAGTTAAACTAGTTAGTTCTTCATCTGCGTTAACCATTTCCTTGTTATGCAAGTTATATTTAATTTCATTGAAATAAATGGATACCCCATGAATATCTCGGTCTAATGCTGACCATAATGTATTTAAATCCAAGGTTGTATAATTTTCTTTTATACCTACAAGTGCATTTAATGTACTATAATTTAAAAGATATATATTATCCTTTTCTTCTGTTAAACATCTAACACTGCTTTGTAGACTTAATATATTACTCAATGATAAGCTCAGTTTTTCTTGTATTGTTTCATTTATTTTTTCTCCTAACTGTTCTTTAAACCATCCTCCTTGAAAACTACAGTCGTTTTTTGGTATAGGCTCCTTGTTTATTTTATCAATCATAATTGTGACTAAATTCTGAGGAAATATTTGTTCAGCACTCGTAGGTGGTGTAAATATTATTTTGCTTTCCTTTAAAGTATTACCATCAAAATCTATATCAATTGTTGGAGGAAACAAATAATCACCTTTTTGTATATATTCGTCGGTCAAAAACGGTATTAATCTAATTATGCTTTGGGAAATATTTTTTAAATCAATTATTACATTAACAGTCATATTTCCTATATTATTTTTACCCATACCATCGCTGGGAAGCATAACCAAATCATATTTTCCATTATATGTAACTATTTTCTTGTTAATATCATAAAAAAAAATCTTGGTTTCAGGACTACCATCATAAAAAACACAACCCTTGCCTGAAATTTTTACAATATTTATATCGGCTAACAATGTTTGACCAACTATATAAAATAAAAAATTTATATAATTTCTTCTTTCTATATCATTGAAAAAACTGGTATCTTTATTTAATTCATCTGTTAAAAATTTCTTATAGTCTTTAAAATTTTTATCAGCATCAAGACTTCCAGGAACAATATATTTGCTAGACGTGTTTATAGTATTTTTACCATTCATTATTGTCATAATATGGTTTCGCGAAAGATCTATTCCAATTTGATTATTATTCTGAATAAAAGCAGTATCCGCACCTATATTTTTTTCAGGAACGCATAACCACGTGCTTATATCAAGAAATGTTATATTTTTAGCATTAATTTCTATTGCTGATGGTTTTAGTGGTGGATTTTGAGTATTATTATTAAACAATCCAGTTAGCACAAAATCTAGATCGTTGAATTTTGATATATCAAATATATCAGTAAATTTATATTTATGATTTTTTGGATTTAATTTATTCGTAAGAAATAAATTGTTAATTATACCATAAACTGATTGGTCGTCATTATTTCCTTTCCCAAATATATCTACTGTTGTCAAAACTGAATTTCCAATATCTATATCTTCCTTATTTTTTCCCGCCAAGTTTGACAGCATTTGTGCGTCTGTTTCAGCTAAATTGGTCAACAATATATTCTCTTCTTTTGTATTATCATCATATATAACATCATATTTGTCTTTATCCAAATTATAACGATTTTCATCATTTATACCAGAAATTTTGCCATTTTTAAAATTGTCATTTGAAAACCTCTCTTCATTATCATTTAATATGATTACATCATCGCCAACTTTTAAATCAAACTTGGTTATTTGGTCCATAGGAACGCCTGGATGGGGGTCCTGATTAAACTGTATATCATACAAATTGTCTGCCTTTTTTTCTGTTATTTGACCAGGAAACCAGTTCCGATTGTTTTCATCTTGGACCCATACTATGTCATTTTTGTTAAAACCATTTTTACTAAGTTCAAGACCAAGATTAGGTCCAGGACCACCGCCTGCGGCTGAACTACTTTGTATATTACTTTCTATTGCTGACATTTAATATTATAATAACTAATATATACAAATATATTATTTATTCGATAAATACATAATATAACAGTCTCTACTTGCTTTTTTATTTCCTTAATTTTCTACTTGTTTTTACTTTTCTTAGTTCGCGTCTAGTTATACCTTTACCTCTACCCTTTTTATAACGTCTGTTTTTACTATTGTTTATACTATTACTAGCGTTTATACTATTTAAACGCCGACTTTTCAATCCCTTAGCTCGCCGATTCTTCTTAGTTCTTCTATTTTTACCACCAACAGCAGCTAGAACTCCCAACATAGACCCCGATGCTAGAACCGACCCCATCAATTTATTTAAAAACGCGGAGTCCACCTGTGTTCCATCGGATATATTAATTTGGTCATCATCATCATTATTTTGATTTTGCTCAGCAGACAACTCTATAATTCTTTGTTGCGCTATTTTCAGTCCTGCTAATATGTTGAATAACAATATTATTTCGTTATTATCCATAGTAGGAGGCCCTTGACTTTCATCATCTATTTCTTTGATTCTTAATTGATTTACAATATAGATATATAACGTCATTTGAATAATCATGTTGCTTATTATACCCGATAGCGTGCCAATTATTGCCCCGGGCAATTGTTTTTGTATTTCTTCGGTTGGTGTTACTTCGAATAATTTTGAAGTCGTGCGACTTGCCATTTGTGCTTTGATGACTGCTTCTATTTCGTCTTTTTTATCCTTAGGGATGTTCGCTTTATTGTCAATTATAGGTTGTTCCTTATTATCGGTGTCTAAAAATTCACTGTATACCGACCCAGGCATCTCCAATTGTGCCTTCAAGTTTCCTACAAATTTAATTAATTTAGACCCATGTTTGTTATTCAGTTCTGAGAATTTCTCCATTGCGGATTTAGCGGCACCTTCCTGTTCACTGTCGTAGCCAAAATACACCACGGCAAGCTGATACGCGCGTTTAAAAAGAAGTTCGGCAAGTGTCCATTTTAAGTCCGCCTTGGCTTTTTGGGCGGCGGCATTTGTCTCCAAAATCTCCTTTTCATATTCTGTTTTATCGGCTGCTGTTATTTCGAGGGCATACTTAGCCATTTTATCATCGGCTTCTCTCTGAGAAGTATCACGGTTTTTTTCGTCAATATTATTTTTTATAATTTTTTTTATAGAATTCGCATTAAAAACTAGTTGTAATTTGCTGTCCATTTCAGCTAAATTAAACTCAGTTTGTGTCCATAAATTATATAATTTCGAAATAGTATCGTCTTGATACGTATAAAACAGTATTTTAAATATTAATCGTGTATATTTGGTTTTTTCTTCAAAATCCGTCAAACTATTAATTTGTTGAATTTGTTCATTAATATCTCTACTAAACCCGTCTAAGTTGGTATCTTTTAACATAAGTTGTCCTGTCTCTAATCTAGACAATGTAACATATAAATTGATTTTGGTTGCTAATAAATGGTCGCCAATAGAGTCTATTTTGTCAGACATCCCATCAATTTCTTTCATTTTACCTTCATTGTATAATTTTTCGATTTGGGTCAAGAGTTGTTCTCCACTGCTACCGCTTGCACTACTGGTTCCGCTTCCGCTTGCACTACTGATACTGCTTGCGCTACTGCTACCGCTTGAACCACTTGCACCACTTGCACCGCTAGCACTTGCCCCTTTTGGTAAATCCTTTAAACATAGTTTCTTCTCCGGATTTACAACAGAGGATATACTATGCGTATAAATATGGTCCAATGTTTCCATCAACGCATTAAAATATATAACCAATTGCTCAAACGTCTGCCTTTGTAATCTTTTTAGATTTGCCTTATTAAACATGATATCTTCGTTGTATTCAGCATTAAAAAATCCTTGAAATAGTTCGTTTCCAAAAACTGTTTTGGGGTCTTTGTCAACATTTGAGTTTTTATTATTCGGAAAAGAAGAAAAAATGTCATACATAACATACGAGACCCATTGGATTTCGTTACCATCGGCGTCCTTAGGAAACTCACTGTCTTTCAGAACTTGTTGTTGTTGTTGTGGGTTATCGATAATTTTAGGCAAGGCAATCATATCCCATTTATCATTATTAGTTGGAATAGATTGTCCGCCTATTTGTAGACGTCCTTGATTATTTATTTTTATTATATTTACTGAATAAGTTGTTTCAGTTCCATCTATTTTTGTAACAGTGTAAATAACCGGGTCTTCAATGACTTCAATTGGACCAAAATATACAAGTTTATTGTTAAGGACAACTCTGCCTTTGTTTTCACCGTTTTTATCTAATACAATATCAGACATTTTTAGAAAATTTCTAGATATGGGGACTGGTGGCTCAACAGGATTAGGATTAGGACCAGTAGCAGAATCAGGATTAGGATTAAAAGAAGAACTAGTAGCAGAAGAACTAGTAGCAGAAGAACTAGTAGCAGAAGAACTAGTATCAGGTCCAAGATTAGTAGGCATATTTAAATCTCCACCCTTGCTAGAACCTATAATTATTCCTTGTGCTTCTTTATTCTTTTGCCGTTGGGCAGCCAGTTCCTTACGTGGTCTAGGTACAATCGGAACGTAATCTGCATCATCATCACTATCACCTTCACCTCCAGCACTAGAAATAACAGGAGCGCTCAAATTAGATTGAGGCTTAGGTACCACATTTTTTCGTTTTTCAAAAGTAAAAATTCTTGGCGCCGGACCTTTTTTTTCTTTAAGTGAATAATTTTTCTTGTTTAAATAGTCATTAACTTGATCTAGATTAGGATAATCAACTGTTTTGTTATTTAGATTATTTGGGTCTTTTATGGATTTTAATATCGTTGAGTACCCTATCCGGTCCTTGACGTCTTTTGGAAAATTATAATCAAAACCACTAACTACAAGTCGAGTTTTGCCAACATTATTTTGGATAAAATCTATTCCATAATTAGCAATTGTTTCGTTCCTCCCTCCCCAATCAATAAGGTTCAAAGTTTCTTCTAGTTCTACAACAGGAGAATCTGCCTGGTTAGATACTGGTATAGGAGAAGGAGAAGGATTGCCGCCTCCAGCAGCAGCAGATTCAACTTCTTCATCTTTCGCTGGTATTTCAAAAGTAAACACTCTTGGACAGAATTGTCCAGCATCTTTGTTACTCTTTAATTCGGCCTCTGTATAATTACTCATTTTTAAATAATTTGTAACTTGTTCTAGCGTAGGATATACATTAGTATTAGTATTATTCATTCCTGTTATTCTTTTTAATACCCATCCTAATTCGGGTCTCTGCTCTCCATTTCCAATACTAATATTGTTTTGAACTTGAGAAACACAAATAGGTGTTCCGTCTTCTGCTCCTCTACATGGTTGAAAACTTACTCCATAATCAGCAATATCATTTGGATTATTAAATTTTTCACTGTTTATTAGTCCCAAAGTTATATTTACTTCTTTTGGTGCACCACTCATTTATTTTTTTACTAATATATACAAATATATTATTTATTGTATAAATACACTATTAATCCTGATGCCGCCAATAAAACCGTAGTATAAATAATTTTCTCCCGCCACCGATAATAATCCTTCATCTTAATATCCTTCGGCTTATACTCCTCGTAATATTTAATATAGAAATCATTCATCGAAATCTTCGGCTTCTCTAGCTTCTCATTAATTTTGTTATGAATAAAATGTATCCATCTAACAAATGCGTCGCGCGAATCTAAATATGCCGTAACCGGATATTCATCCAATAATTTGCTAAAGTCGCTTCCCATTGCTTCAATCGGAATAAATATTGGCAGACTACAAATGAATTCGTAATATTTCTTTCGTGTTACATCATTTGGTCTTATCGGATATGTCATCGCAATCGTATGTAGAAAAAACCAAAAATGTGGCCCCCAAACAGTAGGGTCTAATCTAAAGGAAGAAGTAGGCATCTAAATTAAAACAACATAAAAACAACTGGATAATAACCTATATAATCCATAATTATAAATGAGTAAAAATAATGTATGTAATAATTGCGGCAAACAGGGTCATCTGTTCCATCAATGTAAGTTGCCGATAACCAGCTACGGAATCATATTGTTTCGGTCAACGAGCAATGGACTACAATATCTAATGATTCGCCGCAAAGACAGCTTCGGCTACATTGATTTCATCCGAGGCAAATATGTTCAAAACAATCTAGAGCACCTAAAAAGCATTTTCAATGAAATGTCGGTTGTAGAGAAGGAGTCCATATGGAAAAACTCATTTGAGACGCTGTGGGCAAAAATGTGGGGCATTACCACAATGATGTCGCAGTATAAAAGCGAAGAAATCGCGTCGCAAAAGAAGTTTGAACTGCTAAAGGCGGGAATACAAATAAACGACGAATTAGTATCAATTGACACGCTAATATCCGAGAGCACTACCAATTGGCGCGAGACGGAATGGGAGTTTCCCAAAGGCCGGCGTAATTTCCTAGAAAAGGACCTAGAATGCGCCTTAAGAGAATTCGAAGAGGAGACCGGATATTCTAGGGAAAAAGTAAAAGTAATCGAAAACCTAATGCCATTTGAGGAGATATTTATAGGGTCAAATCACAAGTCATATAAGCACAAGTATTTTTTGGCATTTACGGAAGACAATACGGATTTATTGAATGGATATCAGGTATCAGAGGTCAGCAAACTGGAGTGGAAATCGTTGGCTGAATGTTTGGATGCGATTCGGCCATATAATTTAGAAAAAAAACAATTAATACTAAATATTAATAAAGTATTACAAGAATATAGATTATATTGATAATATATAGTAAATGAACCCTGAACCAATTTTAAAAGAAAAAACAAAGGATACGCTTTCAAATAAGGATAAATTGGCATTGGAAAAGGAAAACATGGAAGAGGCATTACAAAACCCAAATACCGACCAGTTTCTATATCCGTCACTAGATGACCCCAATTTTAATATAAAAATTAACAACAAGAAGGAATTTAGTAATGCCAAATATGACGGGACAATTGCCAATGTTGAAGACCGCGCCGACGAGCTTAGCAAAGTCGACTACGAATTGCTTCCACAGCAGGCATTTGTGAAAAACTTTATGTCGTTTCAAACCCCGTATAACAGTTTGCTTCTATTTCATGGTCTAGGCTCAGGCAAGACATGTAGTGCGATTGGTGTCTGTGAAGAGATGCGCGACTATTTAAGGCAGATGGGCATTTCGAAGCAAATTATCATTGTTGCCAGTCCAAACGTCCAAGATAATTTCAGACTCCAGTTATTTGACGAGCGCAAATTGAAGGAGCAAGACGGTATTTGGACGACAAAGGGCTGTTTAGGAAATAAATTATTGAAGGAAATCAATCCAACGGGTATGAAAGGATTGAAGCGAGATAAGGTAATCCAATTGGTAAAGAATATAATCAATTCGTCGTATTATTTTGTTGGTTATACCCAGTTTTCGAATGACATTGTTCGTAACCAAGGGACTAATGTGTCTGACGATGCGAAACGACGAAATCTAGAAAACGAATATGGTGGCAGTCTCATTGTGATTGACGAGGTTCATAATATTCGTATTTCTGACGATAATGAGAATAAGAACGTTGCTAAAAATCTGATGTATTTAGTGAGCGTTGTAAATAACATGCGTCTATTATTGTTGTCTGCTACACCGATGTTCAACAGTTACAAGGAAATCGTGTGGTTATTAAATCTGATGAACATGAATGATCGACGAGGGATTGTAGGTGTGTCGGATATTTTCGACGCGAAGACTGGTGAATTAACAAAGGATGGTAGAAAATTACTTATACGAAAGGCGACTGGTTATGTTTCATATGTCCGCGGTGAAAACCCGTATACATTTCCGTTTCGAGTATATCCCAATAAATTTTCCCCAAAAGATACGATTCAAAGTATAAAGGAATATCCGGAATACAATCTAAATGGAAGCGTCATTGATGATAATAAGAAAATCAGTAAATTACAACTATTTGTAACCCATATTGGCCGTGTTCAGGAAATGGGATACAGATACATAATGAACAATTTGAGGATGAGGGAGGCGCGCATAAGAACGACAAAAACGGGTCAAGAGCGGCTCATGCCTGGGTTCAAAGAGATGAAGTCGTTTGGCTATACCGATTTGATGTTGCCGCTACAGGCTTTAAATATAATTTATCCGCATGATAATTTAGCTGAATTGGCGGCGGAAATAGAGCCTGTTGTATATGAGAAAAGATTGGCTGAAAGAGAAAAGGAAGAGGATATAGATGAGATATCGCCGTTAAAAACAGATACGGGGGATGTAATTGATGAGATTGATGATGTGTTATTAAACGGACCCGATGCGTCGGTTTCTAAAGCAGAAAAAGTAGAACCTAAAGCTAAAGCAGTAAAAACAAGAAAAGTAAAACAACCCATTTTAGAAGAAATAATTGTAAAACCAAGACCAAAATCTAAATCAAGAAAGGCTAAATCCGAAGTTAAAGAAGGCACTCATATTATTGAAGGCGACACCCTATCAAGAGAACAGACCTTAAAAAATACCAATATACCTTCAGAAGAAAACTTGGATTTGGAATTAGATGAATTAGAAGACTTGGAAGAGTTATCAAAGGAGTTAGAAGGTGGAGCTAGAGGGCGACCTAAAAAAGTTTTAAGTGGTGTAGAAGTAGCAAAAAGTGTAGAAAAACCTTTAGCGAATCCTGGTAATATCAATCCCAAAGAGTTAACCGGCAGCGAAGGTCTAAGAAGTCTAATGAATTACGAAGACAGCAGAACTCCCGCAATAAAAGGTTCATTTGAATATAAACCAGGCAAACCCCATATATTTGAACCAGGACAAATCGTGGAATACAGTTCAAAAATAGCCAATGTTTGTGAATATATTTACAATACCAATACAAAACGACTATCTGACGGTATTATATTAATTTATTCGTCCTATATTGACGCTGGACTAATACCAATGGCTCTCGCATTGGAAGAAATGGGATTCACAAGGCACAATGGTAACTCGTTGTTCAAGACACCACCTAAACACAAACTGATAAAATCAGCCAAATACATAATGATCACAGGTGACCCACGTTTGTCGCCAAACAATGACGCGGACTTGAAATCAATCACCAACGATGATAATATCAACGGCGACAAAATCAAGGTCGTTTTGATATCGCAAGCCGGTTCCGAAGGGTTAGACTTCAAAGCCATTCGCCAAATCCATATATTAGACCCCTGGTATAATGTGAACCGATTGGAACAAATTATTGGCAGAGGTGTGCGCAATTTCTCCCACAAAGACCTGCCGTTCAGGAAGCGCAATGTCCAAATATTTTTATATGGAACGTGGTTAACAAATACAGAAGAGGAGGCAGTCGACTTATATGTATATCGTATTTCAGAAATCAAGGCAATCAAAATTGGAAAGGTGACGCGCCTGTTAAAGCAGGTATCCGTTGATTGTTTGATTAATCACGACCAATCATTGCTAACAGCAGACGAATTAAAAGATAGCAATCCAAATGTAGAACAGCTGCTATCAGACCATACATTGTTAAAAAAATTTGAAGTAGGAGACCTACCAGGGTCAGCCACTTGCGATTATGGCGAATGTGAATATACATGCCTACCTTTAAAAGATAAAAAGGAAGAAGGAGAAGAAGAAGGAGAAGAAGGAGAAGCTAGTGAAAAGGTAGTAGATGGACCCTTTAATTTGAATACATACAATGAAACATTTATGCTTGTCAATTCAGAGAAAATAATCCAAAAAATCAAGGCTCTCTTTAGCGACCCAATTGATGGCCGTTTCTTCTATAAAAAGAAGACACTAATGATGTTTATTAAACAACAAAAGGCATATCCAACAGACCAAATATATTCGGCATTAACATATCTAATTAATGACAACTCAGCTTTTATTACAGACAAATATGGGCGCACGGGACATTTGATAAATATAGGCGACTATTATTTGTTTCAACCCAGTGAATTAAATTATTCAAATATCTCCGTATTTGACCGGTCTGTGCCTCTGAATTATAAGAACGATAAAATCAAATTTGATATAAATCCAAATGTAATAAATCAAAATGTATTAAATCAAAATGTAATAAATCAAAATGTAATAAATCAAAATGTATTAAATCCAAATGTATTAGACGTTTCTAGTCCTCTTTCTCTTTCTCCTTTACCTTCTATTTCTCTTGATCCGGGTAAAGTGGTTTTAGATGACATGTATAAGAATTACATAACAACAAAAACAGTTACTAGTCCTGACAAAGGCAGCGATGATTGGTATCAGCATTGTGGAATTGTATTACAAGATATGTGTAGAAAACAAACAAGTCTGATTACAAGTAAAAGAGAAAGACTAAGGGTATTTAAATCCTTAATTGATACATTTTTAGATAAATTTGTTGTTCAGCATATAGTCGATTCAATCAGATTTCAGGAACGTATTGATTTGATGAACTATTTAATATCGGAGCAAGAGAAACAGAGAGAGCAACAGCAAGATAAAGAAAAGGAAGATTTTATAAATTTAATCAGAAAGTATTTGAAAACCAAAGAATATTATGCTGAAAGATCCAAACTCACCTATGTTGTAGTGTTTGATGGTCCGTCAAAACAATATAAGGATATAACTGATGAAAAAGGTAAATCAAGTGGCAATCTAAATGTATTTATTTTAAGGGCAAAAAAATGGGTGCCAGCAGAACCCGAAGACAAAAGAGATTTAGAACAACCTATCATAGATAATTATAAACTAACAAAGGAGGTTAAGAGCCAAATGAACGACAATGTGGGTTTCATTGGGTTCGAAACAAACCATAAAGATATGGTGTTTAAGATAAAAGATACAACAAACAGCAGGTCATATGGATACCGATGTATTCAGGCAGGAAAAGGCAAGAAGATTATCGATACATTAGAAGAATTGGAAAGTGTAAATCCTTTGTTAGCACGCTCGGATACGGAGGCAAAGGACAGTGTATTTGAATTATGTATACGAATCGAATTATTATTAAGAATATATCAAGAGGAAAAGATGGAAGGTAAAATGTGGTTTATTGATACTGAGAGGGCAATATTTAATCAGTTTGAGAAGAAGGAAAAGGATAAAGAGAAAGGATAAAATAAATTTTTTAAAAATATAAATAAAATAGAAATAAAACATGGTATTTAATATTTGGGCTTAATAAATAAAATATTAAATAAAATTGAAAAATAATTAAAAGATATTATACATATTAAATATATAATGGACGCAACCAATATCAAGAAATCAAAATATAGACAAAAGGAGGCAAAGAATGTGTATTGTAAATCGCAAATAACAAAAACCATCATGTTGCCAATTAATGCCATTGGCAAGGAAATTCATCAGACGATTGAGCGGACAATTGGCTCCATGGTAGAAAGTAAATGTATTGTAGAAGGTTTTGTAAAGAAGGGCTCTGTTAGGGTCATAACATATTCGAGTGGATTATTAAAGGGGGAAAACGTGCTGTTTGATGTAGTATTTGAGTGCGAGGTTTGTTATCCCGTCTCAGGCATGTTGCTAAATTGTGTTGCTAAAAATATTACCAAGGCCGGTATTCGAGCAGAGAGCGCGGAGGAGACGCCATCGCCATTTGTGCTATTCATCGCCAAAGACCATTATTATTCCAGTGATTATTTCAATACGATTGAAGAAAACGAGAATTTCATGGCGCGTGTGATAGCTCAGCGTTTTGAATTAAACGACAAATATGTCTCGATTATTGCTGAGCCAGTGCCTCCGAAAGAGGAGAAGATGGGTCGAAAGCCGCGACTACAATTTGACGAGGTGTAAATGGCATCCTATAAATCAAATATTGCCACAATGTATTATATTATTTTTTTTCATAATTGACGTATTTCCTAAATAAAACATATTTCCGCGGTAACAGTTTAAAAGGAGTTTACCATGTTAGATTAAAATGGCGGCGACTTACTATACTTCGACTATGGATATTAAAAATGATGGTCATTCTGTTGGCGACAATCTTAATGACAATGATATGGAGGCCGAGTTGGCGCAATTAAATAAGATACGTGAGACAATTGAGAATATGTCCAAGTTTAATCAGATTGAAGTGCTGCGGATTTTGTCAGGACACAAAGATGTAATTATTAATGAGAATAAATATGGTATACATATTAATTTGAGTGAATTGAGGGGGCAAATTATAGAAGATTTGTTAGTATATATCAATTATGTTACTACTCAGGAGATTGAATTGAATAACATTGAGAAGCAGAAGCAGGATTATAAGAATAATTATTTTTTAAAAGATAATAAAGATAATACTAGTAATACTATTAACAATAAATATGCAACATAATTTGAGACCCCAAAGACAACCTTTTAAACCTACTATTAATAAACCTACTAAAGAATATAACGTTGTAGAAAATCTACAAGATTATATGTTTACAGGCAACAATTTGACACGATATGCCAAGGATATGTTTGCTATAAATACTAGCACAAGCACTAGTAGCAGTAATAATAGCAGTAATACTAGCAAAAAGTCATATTTGGAACCCGGAAAGGATAAGCAAAAGTATAAGGAACAAACCAATACATCTACATCTACAAATACAAATAGTAATAGCAATATTTATAAACCCTTAAAGAAGGATTCGCTATTTTGGTGTTTTTTTATATTGAAATACGGGTTCTCAAAATATGAGATGGAAATTGGCTCACAGTATTTTTTAGTTGAGAAAACTGAAAAATTCAAATATATCGAAATGTTGCGAGACAAGGCAAATAAGGATCTAATGAAAATCAATAAAATCAAACCAATGGCAGAATTAGAAGATGATTTAGCTAACAAGGAAAGGATATCGGTTAAAACGTTTTTTGCCCTTTGTATTATGGAAAAGATAAATGTTTTGTTAGTTGATAACCGAAAAATATACCAATCGATGAACAATGATAGTCCAACAATCAATGTTATACATAGAAATAGCAAGACTTTTGAGAACTATATTGAGTTGAATGTATCAAATTCTAGTATCGAAAATTATAAGGAAACATATTACAATGTTGTCGGATTTGAGGATGGGTTGAAGTCAATGTCTGCTTACAAAGTAGATGAGTTACATGAACTATGTAAAAAATTAAAGATTGATCTTCTAAATAGTAATAATAATGAGAATGATACAAAGAATGATACAAAGAATGATACAAAGACTAATAAGAAGAAAATGTCAAAGAAATCATTATATGAACTTATTATTCAACATTTATAGAAAAAATTGAATAAATAATATAAAAATAACTATATATTATATATATAATGTCAAAATCTAATACAATGGAAAAAAGTGGTTCAAATGAAAAAAGTCCAGAGACCCCTCATTTTCTAGTGCGAGAGGAACTCCCATCAGGTGTCGTAAATGTGAAGCCAAGATATGCCTTTCCTTTGAATTCTATTTTTAGCAATATGTCAAAACAAGACAAAATAAGGTTACTAAAAAAATCAGAAGAAGACCAAATCGACGAATTAAAAGAGCTGTATAAGGAGGAGTTTATAAATCTGCCAATCGAAAGCCAGCGTGGTATTTTAAAAAAGTTGACATACAATAACTCACAATATGATGATTATAAATTAGGCGAATATCTACCAGCGATACAATTAGTAGAGAAAAATAAAAGAGAAGAACAGGCTAAAACGCAATTAGAATATAATCTCCATAAGGTGAATCCAAGACAACAGCTCCTATTTATTTCAAAACAATTGCTTGATTCGATACCAGGTAAGTATAATCAATTCGAAATGGAAGTCAAATTTGGCACGCGCGGTATTAAAAGACTAACAAAACAAGACTACGATAACGTGATAAAAAAGTTAAAAGATACTGGATTTTATTCAAATCAGACGGATGGCTATTATTCTTTAAAAATACAGCCCGAATTTATTGATACGAGAACCGGCGAATTCAAATCATCCAATGATATGGATCGGTTTCGTGTTGAAATAAATGGGCTAACAAATATACAAGACTACTGTCGTAATAATAATCTCGAGCAGCTTTTAAATACAAAAACGGTTCAGGAAGTCTCTATTATGAAGAAAACGGATGTCCGTCTTGACAAAGACGAAAAAAGTGATATTGTTCATAGTGCGGATTTTGACGACTTCAACTTCAGAGTAACATATAAAAATGAAGAAAATGTTAGCAAGACCAGTAAACTTGGACTGGAGCTGATTTCGAATTGGAATAAATCTAGAAAGGTGTATCGTTATATTAATCGTGTCACATTTGAACATCCTGATTATCCAGTCAAGATTGATTTAAGCATTGTGAGGTCATCTATGAAAGATAACAGAGGCAAAATGTCAAAAACATACAATGTTCAAGATTCGAATGTATTCCAAAATAGTGAAACCTATGAGATTGAAATCGAGGTTAAAAATGATGATGCCAAAATAATGTTTAGAGGTCCCGAGGAACTAACAAGAAACATCGAAAAAATCACCAAAATAGTCTTATCGGGGCTCCAAAAGACCAATTATCCAGTTTCATATGTTGAACAAAAGAAGACAATGGACGATTATATGCGTCTTGTCCATGAAGAAGAATTTAAAGAGAAGAATTTGGAATACCATCCCAAGGACCGCGTGTATCCGAATGACTTTATTGGGCCTAGTTCAATCACATTACAAATCAAGAATGTAGCGCCAGTTAATCCCGATATTAATGTGCCAAATATTACTGCCCCGTATTCATATGTCGTGACAGATAAAGCCGATGGAGACCGTCATTTGTTATACATTAATAGAATGGGTCGCATTTATTTGATTAATACAAATATGAATGTTATCTTTACCGGTGCCAAGACAGAAAACGACACGTGTTTTAATACCATAATTGATGGCGAGCTAATTCTCCATGATAAAAATGGCAAGTTTATCAATACATTTGCGGCATTTGACATCTATTTTGTAAATGGTTTAAATATCAGAGAGCGTCCATTTGTAGAGGTGAAAACCAAAGACCCAAAACATTTTGTTGACGGATGTCGGTTGCCCATTTTAAAGACGATTGTCAGAAGTCTGAACCCGATTTCGATTATGGGAAAGTCTCCGGAGATGAAGAAGGGTGTTGAGAAAATTCTAGAGGCCATGAAGAAAGAGAATAAAAGCCCGATTACAATTATTGCCAAACACTTTTATCCTCGTTTCACGTCAATCGAAGGCGAAGCAGAGGCGGACAAGAATGATATAAATGTTGAAAGCGAAGCGACTGTTAAAAGTGAAACAAAAGTAAAAGGTGACGACTACAATATCTTTGAGGCTTGTAATTATATTTTACAAAGGGTTAAGAACGGTCTCTATGAATACAACACAGATGGTCTAATATTTACACCCACATTATTAGGTGTAGGTAGCAGTCGTTTCTTAGAAGCAGGTCCTTTAAAAAAGACACGATGGGACTATTCGTTTAAATGGAAGCCTGTAGAATTCAACACCATCGATTTCTTAATCACAACAAAGAAGGGCTCTGATGGGACTGACGTAGTAACACCCATGTTTGAAAATGGGCTAAATTTTAGTGAAGCAACGCAATTCAATCAATACAAGACACTCATTTTGCGCGTAGGCTTTGACGAAAAACGTCACGGTTACATTAATCCTTGTCAGGATGTTTTAGACGATAAAGCGAAGTCAAAAGATGAGGCAGAAGATATTGGTTACAAGCCGGCACAGTTTTATCCATCGGAACCCTATGATGCCCAGGCAGGCCTTTGTAATATTATGTTGGAACTGGATGGCAACAATGCGTCACAGATGTTCACTGAAGAGCGACAAGTATTCGAAGATAATACGATTGTCGAATTCAAATACGACAAAACGAAGACTGGTCTGTGGAAATGGGTGCCCTTACGTGTGCGCTATGATAAGACCGCCGAATTCAGACAAGGTCTAAACAGTTTTGGAAATGACTATGATACTGCCAATAGCAATTGGTATTCGATTCACAATCCTGTTACGGAAGAGATGATTGCCACGGGGCGAAATATTCCGTCTGAAATGGTTTCCGAGGATGTCTATTATAACACAATAACATCAGACAACTTAACAATTGGGTTAAGAGATTTCCACAATTTGTTTGTGAAAAAGACAATTATACAAAGCGTGTCAAAAAAGGGCAATACTTTGATTGATTATGCGTGTGGAAAGGGCGGCGATTTCCCCAAATGGATAGCATCGAAGCTCTCGTTTGTCTTCGGAATAGACATATCGAAGGACAACATTGAGAATCGAATTAATGGCGCATGTGCTCGTTTCCTGAATTACAAGAAGGATTTCGATCAGATGCCATATGCCCTGTTTGTTCACGGAAATAGCAGTCAAAATATACGCACTGGAAAGGCAATCTTATCGGATAAGGCAATCGCGATAACTAAATCGGTATTTGGCACGAGTGCGCCGGATGCGCGATTGGGTCCGGCAGTTGCTAGACAACATGGCAAAGGCTCAGACGGTTTCGATATATCGTCGTGTCAATTCGCAGTCCATTATATGTTTGAAAACAATACCACATTTTACAACTTTCTAAGAAATGTTGCCGAGTGTACGAAGTTAAATGGCTACTTTATTGGCACGTGTTATGATGGCAAGACGGTGTTCAATATGCTGCGCCGTAAACCCTATGTTGACATATATGCGGGGGACAAGAAAGTATGGTCGGTTACAAAGGACTACGAGGCGGAATCATTCGCAGACGATGACAGTTCACTCGGGTTTCAGATTTCGGTATATCAAGAATCGATTAATCAGACATTGCCTGAGTATCTAGTAAATTTCGACTTCTTTATCAACGCAATGGAGAAGTATGGTTTCATAATAGTGCCAAGAGATGAGGCCAAAACGCTTGGATTACCCGAAGGCAGTGGTATGTTTATTGAGTTGTATTATAAGATGATGGACGAAATAAAACGTAGTCCAATGAAGGCGGTCGATTATAAAGAGGCGCCGAATATGACAAAATACGAGAAGGACATATCGTTTTTAAATAGATACTTTGTTTTCAAGAAGATACGAACTATTAATGCGGAGAAACTAACCAATGCGATTTTGGGTGCTTTACCAAGTGAATATGAATTTGAGGAGGCTCAAACTAAAATCGCAAAGAAGGCGGTAGAACAAGAGGAAGAAAAACAAGAACAAAAGCAAGAAGAAAAAGCTAAGCGAAAGCCAAAGGCATTACAGCGTAAGTTGGTTTTGACTGAGGCAACTGAGGCAGCGGATGAAGAGCCTATAGCTGCGACTAGTGCTGCTACTTCGAATGTTACTGCGACAAAAAAAACTACAACCCGTAAGAAGAAGGCAGTTGAATTTGTTATTGAAGAATAAACCTTTATTACATTAATACAAGATTAATATTACATTATTACATTTTAAAAAAGATATAAATATTGTTTACACTTATATACTAATCAATGAATTATTATATAATACCTAAAAACAATTTTAATATAAAAATCAGTCTTACAATAAAGAATGAAAATATTGCTCCGATTATGTCATATAGTCTTATTCATTTTTTGAATGACATATACACACAAATTTTACATATTGTTTCAAGTGACCCCAGTGATCAAACATTAGAAAATATAACCAAAATAGTAAATCCATATGAGTTTATTCATACAAATATACCTGGGACAGATTTGTCTGTAAGTAAATTAAAATTATCTTCCAATATATTTTTTGAATTGTTGGAATTGTTTCATAGTTCTAACATAATAGAGCCATTGTTAATAAAAAAACAAATAAATATTGCTCATATAACTAGAAATCATATGTCAACTAATTATTTAATAAATATGTTTCATCAAACTAATTCCGAATGTAGTTCTAATATAACAATCAATGAAGACTTTAATTTTAAAACCCTTTGTGACCGATTTATAGTGAATCCTGTGTACAAAGAAAAAATGGATATGTTTATTTTTGAATTTTTAGAAGATGACTATATAAATACTCCCCAATATATTAACAATATGATACTTGTATTATATATTGTTGCCAAATATCAGGCGGACAATGGAACTTGTATTATAAAAATGGATAATATATTTTATAAAACAATTGTGGATATTTTATTTATTTTTTCATCAATTTTTGAACGTGTTATGATAATAAAACCAACAATTAGTAAGGTTACAAAAGGCGAGAGGTATTTAATATGTAAAAATTTTAATATTGATACTGTAAGACAGACAAAATTACTACAGCAATTAGACGAACATTGTAAACCAAAGATTACTGACAATACGTTAAATATGTTACAAATTCATTCACTCATAAAAAATGATATACCTTATTATTTTTCAAATAAATTAGAAGAAATCAATGCTGTAATTGGGCAGCAACAATTAGAATTATATGACCATATTTTAAATATTTACAAAAATAAAAATAAGAATGAAAAATGTGAAATAATGAAGCGGAACCATATACAGAAATGTATACAATGGTGTGAAAAAAATCAGATACCTTGTAATAAATTTCTAGATAATAATAGTAACAACAATAACAATAACAACAATAACAATAACAACAATAACAATAACAATAACAATAACAATATATTTTTGAATCTGAAGAATAGGGTTATTATAAATGATAATGACAATAATAATCAAAATATAGAATTAGTTATAGAAAAGGAGGAAAATGATAATGAAGTAGAACAAGAAGAACCAGAAGATATGATTGCCTTGGTTACCTTGGTAAATGAAATGGTGGATTTTGTTGTAAATGATAAATGATAAATGATAAATGATAAATGATAAATGATAAATGATAAAGGTTAAGGTAATGTAGCACCAATATAATTACCAGCAGCATTTTGATTTACACTAACATAACTGTCAGAAACATCCGCTACCTGTTTTGAACATATTTGATGATTTTGACGTTGACCCTGGAAGAAAAATGGGTTACCGCTGTAGGTGGCCGCTGAACAACTGGCTGCCTTAAATTTGTATATAAAAGGTGTATCGGGCGTCTGACCATTCACAATATTTTGAACCGAATTTGCTCCCTTTAGTCGCCGAACATTGGCAGCATTTGTGCTAATCGTATCAACATTCAGTTTCAAAATGCGTGTACTACTTGATACACCACCTTGTTGAGCAAATTGTGGGTTATTCGGTTTATAATAGACGCGACTGCACCCTTTTGAATTGCTCGGTCCTTCTAAAATAGGACTATTATAAGGGTTACTCGCAACTTCATATAAATAGGCAAGAGCGTCTTCTGATTGTTGTGGCGAATATAATCGAGTCTTTAAGAAATTAATAAATTCTTCGATAGAGCCAGGATTTAATGTAACCAGTAATTCGTATTGAGTCTGGTCTAATAGTTCAAGTTTTATCATTGAGTTAGCTACAGCAGTTATGAAGCCAATTTCAATTCCCTGGTTTATTGTGCTATTGGGGTTACATTGTGCCACATAATAATTGACTAAAGATAATGGACTACCTGGTTTAGCATATTCAATAAGTTTTGCGCTAATGAATGGATATTTAGATATTATACTCAGCACATTTTTATCAACCTCACCATGAATAAAGTTGAACTGACGTTGTTCAAATGTTTGGCAGCGATTGTACAAATACATGTATTGTGTCTGATAATAGTCCTTCTTTACTATCGTGCTACTCGGCAAAACGCGCTGTCTTGCCTTTCTCTGTTGATTACAACATAGTAATGGATTGGTTACATTTTCTTGCGGTTTCTCTGTTAAATTATTTATAGGATACCAGCTCGAAACTACTCCAACGCCTTGACACGTTTTACAGTCAGCATCAATCTTTGAAGTATTATTTAAGGCTTGCTCCTCCGTTTCCGGTTTGTTATCCTTAACAATGAATTGTCCGGGGCCATCCATCATCTGACTGATTAATCCGGAACCGCCCGAACCACCTCCTAGCGAGGCACCTGACGCGGATTTAACAGCTCTGTTTACATTGTAGTCGATTTGTAATTGTTCGGCATTTTCTAATTCGTTTTGAGGGTTTGTTAGATAATGAACAGGAATTACTGTTCCCTTTCTGTAATGTTTAATGGGTCTTGCGAGACCAAATCCAGTAGGAAATACGTTGCCAGGGTCATTGTTTGTTAGGGGGCGAATATGTGTAGCAGTTGTTCCAACAGGATTACTAAAGATACCCTTTCCTTTCCATGATTTATAACCGCCTTGAGGTAACCGATTATTCCATGAATTCATACCTTGAGGATAAAATGCTGAAGACATTATAAAATATAAAAAGAAAATAAATGTAGTATATATAATAATCAATGGTTTTGATATATTTATTAATTGCCTTTTTTATATCTTTGTTAACTTATCAATTGATTTTAGCATTTTATCCAACAATAGAAGGTATGGAAACAAATGATAAAAATAAACAGGGTGGCGGAACATTACATTATGAAGACTATCCAATAGACCCATTAGTATGCTGTAAGCAAAATTCAGGAAATATAGAATATTTAAAGGGACGTGTAGATGACATGTCATCTACAAGCAGTGATATTAGTAAAATGCAGACGGACATGGCGGCGCTTCAGCAACAAATGGATGACTTGGGAACACAAATGTCCGAATTGGCTGGAAATATGATATCACAAGAACCAGTAGATACGAGTGCTCTTGAAGGGTCAGACCAAGCAATAGTAGAAGCAGGTGTAGACGACGGAGATCAAATGCAATTAGACGAAACACCGGCAGACGAAGAAGAAATGTCTTAAATAAATTATAAAATGAAATTATAACTATTTTAAATAAAAACAATAAAAACAATAAAATATTTATATCTATATAATTTAAGTATAATATAATGCCTTCAACATCATTATTAGGAGATGATTATCCTTATTATAATTATATCAGAACGCCTAGTGAGCTTGGTATGTCTACTAAAGGCACGTTGGAGACCGTTGGTAAGGATGTGCTTGGCTTAGGCGCGTATGCTGCTACATTGGCGACTGGAGGTAGTTTAGATGGAAAATGGGCTACAAGTGTTCGTCGCCCTTTAGGCAACAAATATTTTTTACAATCCGGTGGAAAATGTAATGATGTGAAAACTGGACTCGAAGTTGACCGATATATATATGTAAACAATGTGCCGATGGGACGCGTGCCTTTTGTATCGTCTCTTATAAATGCCAATTTTAAAGATTTGAGAGGTCTAATTCCTGGAACCATTGAACAATTGAATGTATTTAATCCGGTTGCGATAATTCGTGGATTGGCTGCGGGTAGTGAGCCGGATTGCCAAGAGCTAACAATGCAGACAATTGATATAAATAACAATACATCACAAGAGACCCATTTTGTTACACTGACAGATATCCAAGATATGGATAATTGCACGTTTTTAGATAAGAAAAATCCTGTTACTGGACAGGCTTGTAGAGAAACATTTAGTAACATGGACGTAGTAGATACAAATCCAAATACCATAGATACAAATATGGATCCGTCTTTAAAAACATATGGTCCTGATTTAACAAAGGACATAAAGAACCAGATGTATTTTATTTCGGTTGGCATCTTAGGCGTCTATGTGGCGTTCAAGGGGCTACAGAAAATGAAGCTGATACCACAATAATTGAATAATTAAATAATTTAACCTAATTTATTTAATTATATTTATCTTCTTCTGTGACTGCGTCTGCGTCTTCCGGCTCCAAACATGTTACTAACACCAACACCAGTGCCATTAGCAGGTGATTGGAACTGTCCAGCACTATTTCTAGTCATATTGTTGTTAACGCCAGTAGATGATTGGCTAGCAGCACCATTAGAGACGCTCTCTTTTATTTGTTTTACTGTTCTATCTTTTATTTGTTTTGCTTGTTCGATTGATATTTCTTCTTGAATTTCTGCCTTTTTAATTGGGTCTTGTTCCTCCATTAGTTTTTTTTGTAACTCAGCAAGATCTTTTGAACCAATTCCGAAGAAACTTAAAATCCCACCACCACCTCTCTGAGTTCTGCTACTTCTTCTCGTATTTCTTCGTCTACCCCTACTTTGTCTTCTTCTATGCGTATGTCTCACCATTTATATTATTATATGAGAAATAATATAAATCTTCTAATTTTCTAATTTATAAATTTTAATAGGAAATTATTTTTGAACCATCTTGAACAATTCATAACCGGCTAAACCTCCGGCAACTTGGGCGACAATATAGGGGATTAAATCCGCGCGAGCGAGTCTGCCAGCGTGCATCAAAGCAATGGCAACAGCGGGGTTAAACGCACCACCTGAAATGGCACCGCCAAGAAGGACAGCGACGGCCAAAGCGGCACCAATTGCTAAATAATTGCCAGTGGCAAATATAACAAATACGAGGAACAATGTTCCTAAAAACTCAACAATATACTTGTGTAACATTTTATATTATACTTCTAGAAAAAGATTTACTTTTCCACCTTTTATTCCACCTTTCTTAAAGGTGGAGCCAAAAGATGAATACAAAAGATGAATACAAAAGATGAATACAAAATGGATGTTTTGGCTCCACCTTTCTCAAAGGTGGATTAATATGTTTGTCTCGGCAATGCTCCCCATGCTCCTAAAGCTGGGCGCAAACTCGTATTGTAAATTGACCCCTTCTTCTTGGGTGCCGAACATCCTCCCGACCTAGCACGCTGTAAAGCACTGCGCGTCCCACTCGGATAGTAATTTTTAGTCGACGTCGGTGCGTCTAAAGGTAATCCAACTTTGAAGCCCGACTTTCCAACCGCCACACTTTTTCTGATATCCGTCAACATGGACGACGGAATCGGAGCAATATAGTTGACATGACTAGATACAGGGATTTGTCTTTGTGATGACCACGATGTGAATACAACCGGAGGAGATTGTTTTCCTAAAGCATCTTGTTGGGCTTTTGTTTTGGCGCTTATCCCAGTCGCCCTTAAATATTGCGCCCTGGCATTCACACTCATGTCAGAGTATACGGGCTCCTGAGAAGGGAAGAATTGTTGCGGTGTAGGGTTCTTTCCTGTAAGAGTTCCATAACTATGATATGCCATTGTGAATGGGTAATTATTTGTGCTTAATGGACCTGTAATTGGAGTGTTTACATATCCCGAGTATGCCTGCGAACCGATTGATGTTGTAATTCCATATGGAGTAGTCATTTAATATAGATTATGAAAAAATATTAAATACTTTTAAAATATTAATGTAAATGCTTATATAATACTTAATACGGGTGAAGTAGTTATCTTAAACCAACCAGTTGGTCCATTTATATACAATCCACCTGACGCCCAGACAAACTTACCAAATCCATAGTTTTGGTCTAAAACTGCTGAACTATTTATAGCATCATTTCTATGATCTGCAACTCCTAAAGCAGTTTCGGCATCTTGTGCTCTAAATATCTCATCAGAGATGTTCGATTGTAAATCATCAACCTTGGCCGTTAATTTAGACGCTATACTTAGTTCTGCGTTAGTTGCTCTTGTCACCTCAGAAGCCAATCCGCTGGTCAATACACTCTCAGCAGCCCTTGCCGTTGAAGCTTCAGAAGTTAACGCGCTAGCCAATGACCCCTCAGCAGCTCTTGCCGTTGATGCTTCAGAAGTTAACGCGCTAGCCAACGACCCCTCAGCGGCTCTCGCAGTTGAAGCTTCAGAAGTCAACGCGCTAGCCAATGAATCATTTGCGCTGGATGCTGAAGATTGTTGACTAGAAAGTCTACTAGCCAAAGACTCTTCGGCAGCTCTTGCTATAGATGCTTCATTAGTTATATTGTTCTGTATACTAACCGCAAAACTAGCATCTCCATTAATAGCATCTGAAAGTTCTTTCAATGTATTCAATGAATCTGGTGACAAGTTTACAAGATCAGCAATTGCATTTGTAGTAAAGTTGTTTGCTCTTCCCTCGGCGGCAACTATTGCTGAACCCAATGAAGCCTCAGCAGCAATTGCTCTGCTCTCCTCAGCAGCTAAATTACTAGTTAATGTACTCTCAGCAGAAGTAGCTCTACTCTCCTCAGAAGCCAATCTACTAGTTAATGTACTCTCAGCAGCAGTTGCTCTACTCTCCTCAGAAGCCAATCTACTAGTTAATGTACTCTCAGCAGCAATTGCTCTGCTCTCCTCAGCAGCTAAATTACTAGTTAATGTACTCTCAGCAGCAATTGCTCTGCTCTCCTCAGAAACCAATCTACTAGTTAATGTACTCTCAGCAGAAGTAGCTCTACTCTCCTCAGAAACCAATCTACTAGTTAATACACTCTCAGCAGAAGTAGCTCTACTCTCCTCAGAAGCCAATCTACTAGTTAATACACTCTCAGCAGAAGTAGCTCTACTCTCCTCAGAAGCCAATCTACTAGTTAATACACTCTCAGCAGAAGTAGCTCTACTCTCCTCAGAAGCCAATCTAGTAGTTAATACACTCTCAGCAGAAGTAGCTCGACTCTCCTCAGAAACTAATCTAGTAGTTAATACACTCTCAGCAGAAGTAGCTCTACTCTCCTCAGAAGCTAATCTAGTAGTTAATACACTCTCAGCAGCAGTTGCTCTCCTCTCTTCAGAAGCCAATCTACTAGTTATTGTACTCTCAGCAGCAGTTGCTCTACTCTCCTCAGAAGCCAATCTAGTAGTTAATACACTCTCAGCAGCAATTGCTCTGTTCTCCTCAGAAGCCAATCTACCGGTTAATACACTCTCAGCCGCAGTTGCTCTATTCTCCTCAGAAGCCAATCTAGCGGTTAATACACTCTCAGCAGCAATTGCTCTATCTCTTTCATTAGTTATATTGCTCTGTATATTAATAGCAAAACTGGCATCTCCATTAATAGCATTTGAAAGTTCTTTTAATGTATTCAACGCATTTGGTGCCAGGTCTACAAGATCAGCAATTGCATTTGTAGTAAAGTCATTCGCTCTTCCCTCGGCAGCAACTATTTCAGAAGCTAAAGACTCTTCGGCTTCAATGGCACGAGATACTTCAGAATTTGCGGCATATTGTAAATCAGACAAGTTTTCAGTCAATACACTCTCGGCAGCAGTTGCTCTTGTCTCCTCAGCAACCAATCTAGTAGTTAATACACTCTCAGCGGCAGTTGCTCTTGTCTCCTCAGCAGTTAATTTAGTAGTTAATACACTCTCAGCCGCAATTGCTCTATTCTCCTCAGAAGCCAATCTACTAGTTAATACACTCTCAGCAGAAATTGCTCTTGTCTCCTCAGAAGCCAATCTACTAGTTAATACACTCTCAGCAGAAATTGCTCTTGTCTCCTCAGCAGTTAATTTAGTAGTTAATACACTCTCAGCAGCAGTTGCTCTTGTCTCCTCAGCAGTTAATTTAGTAGTTAATACACTCTCGGCAGCAGTTGCTCTTGTCTCCTCAGCAGTTAATTTAGTAGTTAATGTACTCTCAGCAGCAATTGCTCTTGTCTCCTCAGAAGCCAATCTACTAGTTAATATACTCTCAGCAGCAATTGCTCTTGTCTCCTCAGCAGTTAAATTAGTAGTTAATAAACTCTTAGCAGCACTTGCTCTTGTCTCCTCAGCAGCCAATCTACTAGTCAATGAACTTTCAGCATCACTTGCTCTAACAACTTCAGCAGCCAATCTAATAGTTAATACACTCTCAGCAGCAATCGCTCTTGTCTCCTCAGCAGTTAATTTAGTAGTTAATACACTCTCAGCCGCAATTGCTCTATTCTCCTCAGAAGCCAATCTACTAGTTAATACACTCTCAGCAGCAATCGCTCTTGTCTCCTCAGCAACCAATCTAGTAGTTAATACACTCTCAGCAGAAGTAGCTCTTGTCTCCTCAGACGCCAATCTAGTAGTTAATACACTCTCAGCAGAAGTAGCTCTACTCTCCTCGGCAGCCAATCTAGTAGTTAATACACTCTCAGCAGCAATTGCTCTTGTCTCCTCAGCAGTTAAATTAGTAGTTAATGTACTCTCGGCAGCAATTGCTCGATCTCTTTCATTATTTATACTGGTCTGTATATTAATAGCAAAACTGGCATCTCCATTAACAGCATCTGAAAGTTCTTTCAATGTATTCAATGAATCCGGTGACAAGTTTACAAGATCAGCAATTGCATTTGTAGTAAAGGTGTTTGCTCTTCCCTCGGCAGCAACTATTTCAGAAAATAATGACACCTCGGCGTCACTCGCTCTTGTTTCTTCAGAAGCCAATCTAGTAGTCAATGAAGTTTCAGCGTCACTCGCTCGTGTCTCTTCAGAAGCCAATCTAGTAGTCAATGAAGTTTCAGCGTCACTCGCTCTTGTCACCTCAGCATCTAAATTAGTAGTTAATACACTCTCGGCAGCAGTTGCTCTTATCTCCTCAGCAGTCAAGGCTAATGATATTGACGCCTCGAATTCTATGCCACGTCCTACTTCATCATTATACTGCTCTTGTAAATTAGACAAGTTTGATGTCAATAAATCCTCAGCAGCAATTGCTCGATCTATTTCATCTTGTAAACGGGATCCAAGTGTTTGATCAGCTGTTTGTAAATCAGTAACGTTCGTATCTATAAATAATTTTAATGATGATTCGGCACTCGTTGCTCTATTTTGTTCATCAGAAATTCTAGTGGTTAATAATAATTCAGCACCCATTGCTCTACTTTCCTCAGCAGAAACAAGAGAAGCAATAGAATTTTCGGCATCAATTGCTCTAGCATTGTTATCAGAAACAAGAGAGGCAAGAGATGTTTCTGCCTGAGTTGCTCGATTTTCTTCATGAGAAATACTAGTAGCTAAAGATAATTCAGCACCAGACGCTCTATTTTGTTCAGCATCCATTTTATTTTGTATACTAACCGCAAAATTCGCATCACCACTGATAGCATCTGCCAGTTCTTTCAATGTATCTAGAATCATAGGAGCACCATTTATTAAACTAGAAATTTGATTGTCAGTATATAATTCTGCGCTAACAATAGCGGCAGCAATTTCAGAAGAAAAAGACAACTCGGCTTCTATGCCACGCGCTACTTCATCATTAAACTGGTTTTGTAAATCAGACAAGTTTCTAGTTAATAACAACTCAGCGTCAGTTGCTCTTGCTTCTTCAGAAGCCAATCTGCTAGTCAATGAAGCCTCAGCATCAGTTGCTCTTGCTTCTTCAGAAGCCAATCTGCTAGTTAATGAAGCCTCAGCATCAGTTGCTCTTGCTTCTTCACTACTCAATCTGCCAGTTAATGAAGTCTCAGCAGCAGTTGCTCGTGTCTTCTCAGAATCTAAATTAGTAGCTAGTGTACTCTCAGCAGCAGTTGCTCGTGTCTCCTCAGAAGCTAAATTAGTAGCTAGTGTACTCTCAGCAGCAGTCGCTCGTCTCTCCTCGGAAGCTAAATTAGTAGCTAGTGTACTCTCAGCAGCAGTCGCTCGTGTCTCCTCAGAAGCCAATCTAGTACTCAATGAAGTCTCAGCAGCAATAGCTCTATTTCTATCATTTGTCATTTCAGATGCTACATTAAAAGCATAATTAGAATCATTATTTAAAGCTGTCGCCAATTCATTCAATGTGTTCAACGTATCGGGGGACATGTTTACAACATCAGCAACTGCTTGTGTAGCAAAGGCATTCGCTCTTCCCTCGGCAGCAACTATTTCAGAAGATAATGAAATCTCGACTTCAAGTCCACGTGATACTTCAGCATTTAACTGGTCTTGTAAATCAGACAAGTTTGCGGTCAATACACTCTCAGCAGCAATTGCTCTTGTCTCCTCAGAAGCTAAATTAGTAGTTAGTGTAGTCTCAGCAGCAGTTGCTCTTGCCCTCTCAGAAGCTAAATTAGTAGTTAATACACTCTCAGCAGCAGTTGCTCTAAAAACTTCATCATTCAAGCGAGTATTCAACCCTGTCTCAGCATTAGTTGCTCTTGTTTCTTCAAGAGCCAATTTGTTGGCCAATGAAACCTCCGCATCAGATGCTCTCGTTTCTTCAGAAGCCAATCTTATAGTTAATGAAGCCTCAGCAGCAGTTGCTCTAAAAACTTCAGCAGATAAATTAGTGGTTAGTATACTCTCAGCAGCAGTTGCTCTAAAAACTTCATCATCTAGATTAATAGTTAGTTTTCTCTCGGCAGCAATTGCTCTACTCTCCTCAGCAGCTAAATTAGTAGTTAGTATACTCTCGGCAGCAGTTGCTCTTCCAATTTCAGAAGTCAATCTAGTAGACAATGATGTCTCGGCAGCTCTTGCGGTTGAAGCTTCAGAAACCAAGTCACTGCGCAATACACTCTCGGCAGATCTTGCGGTTGAAGCTTCAGAAGCTAAATTAGTAGTTATTGTACCCTCAGCAGCAATAGCTCTATTTCTGTCATTTGTCATTTCAACTGCTACATTCAACGCATAATTAGGATCATTATTCAAAGCTGTCGCTAATTCATTTAATGTGTTCAACGTATCGGGTGACATGTTTACAACATCAGCAACTGCTTGTGTAGCAAAGGCATTCGCTCTTCCCTCGGCAGCAACTATTTCAGAAGATAATGAAATCTCGACTTCAAGACCACGTGCTACTTCAGCATTTAACTGGTCTTGTAAATCAGACAAGTTTGCAGTCAATACATCCTCGGCTTCTCTTGCTCTAGCATATTCATTAGTCAAATCGCTTCGCAATGATGCTTCGGAAGCAGTTGCTCTTGCCCTCTCAGAAGCTAAATTAGTAGTTAATACACTCTCAGCATCAGATGCTCTTGTCTTCTCAGCATCCAATTTGTTGGCCAATGAAACCTCAGCAGCGGTTGCTCTTGTCTCCTCAGCAGCTAAATTAATAGTTAGTGTAGTCTCAGCAGCAGTTGCTCTTGCCCTCTCAGAAGCCAAATTAGTAGTTAATACACTCTCAGCAGCAGTTGCTCTAAAAACTTCATCAGCCAAGTCGCTTCGTAATACATCCTCAGCAGCTCTTGCGGTTGAAGCCTCAGAAGCCAAGTCACTTCGCAATACACCTTCAACTCCAGTTGCTCTTCCTATCTCAGACGCCAAGTCACTTCGCAATACACTCTCAGCGGCTCTTGCTGTTGAAGCTTCAGAAGCCAAGCTGTTAGATAATACACCCTCAGCAGCAATTGCTCTATTTTTTTCAGTTGTTATTTCAGTTGCTACATTCAAGGCATAATTAGGATCATTATTTATAGCTGCTGCCAATTCACTCAATGCGTCCAATGTATTGGGTGCCAGGTTTACAACATCAGCAACTGCTTTTGTTGCAAAGGCATTTGCTCTTCCCTCCGCAGCAACTATTTCAGAAGCTAAAGAAATCTCGGCTTCAATCGCACGAGTTACTTCATTATTTAAAGAATCTTGTGTTTCATTTATACTGACACTCAATAAACTCTCAGCCTCAGTTGCTCTTATTTTTTCGTTATTTAAATTTATGCCAATTGTTTGATCACTTGATTGTAAACTGGCAAAATTTGCGTTTACCAATAATGTTAATAATGCTTCGGCATTGGTCGCTCTGTCTCTTTCACTAGAAAGGAGAGATACAATAGATGCTTCGGCATTGGTCGCTCTGTCTCTGTCATTAGAAAGGAGAGATACAATAAATTCTTCGGCATCACTTGCTCTTTTAGCTTCATCAGAAAATGATTTTACCAATGATAATTCAACGTTAGTTGCTCGAGTTATTTCACTTGACAAATTCAAACTGATTGTTCCTTCGGCAATTTGTGATCTTTCTGTTTCATTTGTTATTCTATTGCTTAATAAATTTTCAACTGTTCTTGTTGTGCTAATTTCTGCTATAATTTTGGTTTTTAATTCTTGAAATTCTGCCAATGAAATTTCTGAGTTATTTACCTGCTCTATAATTGCGCTGACAAGAGTTTTTCCAGTTTCTAATGTGAAGGGAAATGTTTCACCACTTGCTAGTTTTGTCAGTTTATCTAATGTGTCCGACATTTTATATGATAATAATATATTTTATTTTTCTAAAATAAAATATTTTACATATTTTATATTTATGGCTTGTACATATTTAATATCTTCTTACGTGACGGTATGCACTCTGTGAACCCGAATAATCATCGCCACCAAAAGATCGATCATTGTAGTTTCGATTAATAGCCTGATTTCTTCTAAATCTTATAAAGTCAGATCCATCGTAAACAAATTTTGTATTACATGCGGACGCCGGAACTGCCGGGTTGACTTGATTGGAACTGTAAATAACATCAGCTGTACAAGCTGTGGAAATTGAACCAAAGTGTGTTCTAAGTCCCTTTAGTCCAGGGCGACTTTGGAAACTTTGGCAAGTGCCGCCGCAAGAATAATTCTGACGACTGAGGATATCGCCAGCATTATTTACGGCACGGAATGAACCAATCATACGTTTCGGGTTAGAACTACCAGAAAGACTACTTGTGTTCCAAGCATCCTTCAATAAAAAACGTGTTTGGGCAAATTCGTCGGCATTGTCGTGATTTAAAACAGATTGGGGCATATATCCTCTTAATCCACCTCCTAAAGAAGGGCGTGCTAAAGATTTATTGCCACCGATTAAGATATTTATACCAAGTCCAGGAATATAGCCGACTAAATCACCTAGACCCCCTGTTGACCAGCCGGATTTTCCTGTAGCAGATGGTGAAAAACCTGTTCCAATATTATTAGACATTTATATTATATTATACTAGAATAAAAAATATATATTTTGTAAAATATATTAAAACTGTTGCTTTACTTTTTCCCACACAGTTTTTGCTCCACTTTTCCTAAAAGTGGATTTATTTATCCGTCATAACTCGTGGCACTACATTCATGGTTGTTAACTCTTGGAATAACAATTTACACGCATATGGTATTTCTACATAAGAGAAGTCTGTTCGGTTATCACATGTTCTACATAAATGAATATGTAACTTGTCATTATAGGATGCGACTAATCCACACTTCTTACAAATATGTACAGAATATTTATCTGACGCATCATACATTCGCCCTCTCGTAAATCGTGCCGCGCCGTGCGATATCATGGCATCACGTTCCATCTCACCGAAACGCAAGCCACCATCCCTACTACGACCTTCAGCCGGCTGTCTTGTTAAATTCACCATTGGTCCGATCGAGCGACTGTGTTGCTTATCATTCACCATGTGCTTCAGTCTCTGATAAAATACAGGACCCATAAATACCGAGCATTCAACTTGTTCACCCGTAAGACCGCTATATAACAATTCGTTTCCACTTGACTCATAACCAAGTGACAATAGCTTCTTAGAAATATCGTCTACATTTAAGTCGCCGAAACTAGTGCCGTCTCCAAATAGACCCAGTTCGACCAAGACTTTTCCTAAAAGCGTCTCCTTAAGTTGGCCAATTGTCATACGAGACGGGATTGCGTGAGGATTGATAATAATATCCGGTCTGACACCGCTACTATTGAATGGCATGTCTGCCTCAGGAATAATATTTCCAACAGTGCCCTTCTGACCATGACGTGAGCTAAATTTATCGCCTATTACCGGCTTTCTGAGAGCGCGCAGCCGCACTTTAGCAAAAGTATATCCGTCGCCATTCTTGTCAATGTAATTCTTATCAATATATGTCTCTTCAACCGTCCTGTAAATGCGGCTCTGATCTTCATACTTAATGACCTTTGTATGGTCGTTTTTATTTTCCTTAATTGGCGTAACTTTGGCAATGATAACATCACGACTTTCAACAAGCGAATTTTCAGGCATAACACCCTTCGAATTGACCTTGCTGTAATTACCAAACTTCATTCCCTTCGTCTTGGAAGGGTCGGGTTTACAACGAATCTCTTCGTCGCCATTAATCTTCTGCTTGTCTTCATCTTTTTCCGTATGATAAATCGTTGTCTGGAATAGCCCTCTGTCAATCGAGCCCTTATTGATTAATACCGAATCCTCCTGATTATAACCAGTATGTGTCATGATTGCCACGTTAATATTACAACCGGAAGGGATTTGGTTCATCTTGATCAAGTTCATAACTCGGGTATCTACGAGTGGTCTACACGGATAATTAAGCACATACGCGGTTTTATCCATTCGCTCGTTGTAGTTTGTCGCATAAACACCCATTGCCTGTTTCGCCTGTGCCGACTGATACGTATTTCTAGGTGACTGGTTATGGTCAGGAAATGGAATACACGACGCGACTATTCCAAATAATGTGCTAGGGTGGATTTCGCAATGAGTATATTTATAAATTTTATCAATATCAAATGTGTTTGTAGAATACATTTCGGATGGTTTTGTCGCAATCATTGAGAAGCTCTGCTCTTCCGGGTCAATGTATTCCAATACAGCATCCGTTATTTTACAATCTGTAAATAAGTCATCCCATCCGATTTCATTCTTATTCAGTCCATCGATTACCTCTTTATTTAGAAGCAACTGTCTGTCTTTTACGCGCAACAATGGTCGAGTAACACGCCCGCTGTCGTTACAAACGCGAATTTCCTGTGTCAAATAATCAAAGGTAATTGACGTGTAGATATTAATAATGCCTTTACATTTCATGTCCTTGAGAAGCATATATAATTGTACCGGTTCACTCTTTGTTATTCCTACCCAAGACCCATTGATGAATACCTTGACTTTATCATGGACGTCAATTGGCTTCAACTCTTCAACTGGAACAATATGCGGTCCAACATATTCATAGAGAGACATGCTATTTGAGTGAATTGTAATGTGAGCCATATAACTCAGATTTTTCACAATACCAACGGAAGCACCTTCAGGTGTCTCTGCGGGACATAGGAACCCCCATGATGTATTATGCAGCTTACGAGGAGGCACTAACTTGCCGCTTTTGTCAGTCGGTGTGGATATTCGGCGCAAATGACTTAAACTGGAAACATACGTTAGACGGTTAAGAACCTGAGCAACGCCTACCTTATTTGAATTCGTGTGTTTAATTCCAAAATCGCCGGTTGCTAGCGCGCGCTTGAAGCCATTTTCAATGGTGGTCGACTTGATGATTTTATAGATATTGGTTGGGTTGATAATATTCAAATAATCTTCAGTTGAACGCCAAGAGCCATTGTTGATTTCCTTTACAACCTGCTTTTCCATATCCTTAACCAACTTATTGAAATAATTTCTGAATAGGTTATTCAAAGACGCGCCGGTTAAGTCAACACGCTTGTTAATATATGAATCTCTGTCGTCTGCCTTTATCAATTCAAAGTTCGCCTTTTGTAACTTGTTTGCCATGTATCCTAAGAAATAAATCTTTTGCTGAATCGTGTGGCAATGAGGAAATAAATCGTTTTGAAGGACGTCCATGGTGAATTCGTGCTTCTTTCGCATACCTGTCTCTTTATCCATATTGATTGGTGTATAAATAACGTAACTTGTGATATAGCGAATACATTCTTCCTTTGTCAGATGTTTATTGGCCTCGATAATAGAGGCCTGTAAATTATCCAACATTGCCTTGTATTTTGGCACATCCAAGTCTAACAATATATATTCGCAGATTTCCTTGTCTGAAATGACACCTAGTGCGCGAAACACAATGAATAATGGTATCGGTTGTTTCACTCGAGGAATTTGAATACATATTGGCTGACCAAATCCATTATTCTTGGATGAAATCATCATATTAATTTGCTTCGGTGAAATACATTTGAAGTCAGGGACTGATTTGATTTCAGCACTCCAATTGTATTTGGTGTTATTCTTGGCAATATTGAAGCAATAGACACGGTTTTCAGCGGCACGTTCTTGTCCTAGAACAGTCTTCTCGGAGCCGTTGATAATAAAGTATCCGCCGGTATCATAACGACACTCACCCGTATGCTGATTATCGACATATTTGTATTGATTTAATACGCAAATATTGGATTTCAACATGATTGGTAGCTTTCCAATATGAATTTTGGGCAATGTTTTGTGGAATGTGCTGGTGTTTGATAATCCTTCGCCATTACGAATAATGTATTTGATATTGAGGTCGATTGTCATCGCAGATGCGTATGTGAAATTTCGTAGACGGGCTTCTTGAGGAAACATCAACTTAATCTTGCCGTTATTTTCATGAATTTGAGGACGATATATGTGGAAATTCTCGAATGTGATGTATATTTCAAGTGCGTATTTTTGAGAAACAGGGTCGTAGTCATTTTCGGATTTAATGTGGACAGGATTGAACATTTCAATCGTTTTAATAATTTGGTATCCAACAAAATTATTATAAGATTCTAATTGGTGGCGCACGAGTCGCTCTAAGTGTTGGTCTCTGAAATAGGAGTCGATAATAGACCAGGGAGTTTCGATGTAAGGATCTACAGTTTTTTTTAAATCTTTCGATTGTAAATCTTTAGTATTAGTTTTAGTTTCAGACATTATATTAAAATTAGATTTTGGTGTATTGGGTTTCATTAATAAATTCATCTCTTGTACTATTTTATTTTTCAATTTATTTTTAAATCGTTTTAATATATCTTATTTTCTTAGAAAAGACATACAAAAATAAAGATATAAACAGAATACGATACAATACAATAATATTTAATAAATAATGAAAAAATATAGATTTAAATCGTCTACTGACATTAATAATTACAACAAGTTTTTGTTAGATTTAGATGGTGTAATCAAGGAAAATAAAAAGGTTGATATAGTAAAACAAAATGATGAGAAAAATACAATACAAACATGTGTCGACAATATAAATAAACTATATGATGAGGCGAATGGCTTCAATTCAATGAGTAAATTGGACATCCTTTGTAACGCAGTTGATCCGAATGAGTATTCGGCATTAGAACCAAAAGTTCCTAATTTGAACCTGGATTCTATAAAGAATGATTTAAAGAATGATTTAAAGAATGATATAAGGAACGATATAAAGAACGATATAAAGAATGATATAAAGAAGAAATTTATTATAAAACGCCCCGAGGTCGAGCCAATCATTAAACATCATGTAACCATTGACGTCGAGATTAATCATATTGGCGACTTGTTAAAACTGATTGACGCGTATCCTGACGACAAGGAAACAAAATACAATATAAACATGAGCCTCTTACATAAAATCAAGGAGCCATTATATAATTTAAATAATATGATAGGTATGAAATATTTAAAAGAAAATATTGTAGACCAAATACTGTTTTATGTACAAAATTTACACAAACCTTTTTTAAGGGATACCGGAATAAAAGGTCAGGACACTGGAATAAGGGATGTAGACAGCTGTAATGACTTTATGCACACAGTGATTTATGGACCTCCTGGCACCGGCAAAACCGAAATTGCCAAAATTATGGGACAATTATTTACCAAAATTGGCGTCTTAAATAAGGGCACGTTTAAGAAGGTTACGAGAAGCGACCTTGTCGCCGGGTTTCTAGGTCAAACCGCGCTTAAAACCAAGGATGTTATCAAGGAATGTTTAGGTGGAGTGCTATTTATAGACGAGGCATATTCTTTAGGTAGCCCTGAAAAGCGCGATTCGTTTTCAAAGGAATGTATTGATACACTTTGTGAAGCGTTGAGCGACCACAAGGACGATTTAATGGTCATTATAGCTGGTTACGAAACAGAGTTAAATGAGTGTTTTTTTGGCAGCAATCAAGGTCTGAAGTCTCGTTTCACATGGCGTTTCAAAACGGACGAATACTCGGCAGAAGATTTGTATCATATATTTATTAAGAAGGTAAAGAATGCTGGATGGGAAATCTTTGATTCCAAGAATGAAATAGACGTAAAATGGTTTGAAAAACACAAGCAAACTTTCAAATTTTATGGAAGAGATATAGAAACATTGTTTGCGAAGGTTAAAATAGCCCATTCCAGGCGAGTATTTTGTTTAGATGATTCGGTAAAACAGAAAATAACAATCAATGATTTAAACAAGGGTTACGCAATGTTTCTAAAAAATAATACAACCGACAGTAAACGGGAGGACAATATGCGTCAAATAATTTCAAGTATGTATATGTAACAAGAAAAGGAAGAAAGAGGGAAAAAAGGAAAGGAAGAAAAGAATAGGTTAAAAACTCGTCTTAAAAATGTTTTTTTATTATAACAATGTCTACTAAAAAAACTATACAAATAAATCCCGAGTTGTTCAAAATGGGTGGCAATAAAACGCGAAAAGTGCGGGAAAAGAAGGATATGGTTATCAATCCGATTATTAGTCCAAATAATTTGAAAAACAAGTTTTTAAGGCAAATTAATGAGCATAAAAAGAAGGAAATTAATGATATAAAGAATGATACAAAGAATGATACAAAGAATAATGGGAAAAACAATCGAAAGACTACTAACACTTTGGGAGGCGACAATTTTAGCGATGAGTTTCACGGAGCATTAAATTACTTATCTGAATTGACAAAAAATAAAAAGAGGGCAGACATACAAAATCGACAACCATTACATAGTAAAACATTAAAACAGCCTATACAAAGTGCTAGCGCTATACAACAAAAAGGCACTACTAACATAGGACAAAACGTGTATATGTCTTCTTTATCAAACCCTATAATAAATCCTATACAAAACCTTGTACAATCGGCAAACCTTGTAACATCACCATATGTATCTTTAGAATTGCCAACTGAATTACAAGAAACGATTCCAATTGTCTCTAATAATCAAATAATGAATATGAAATATACTCCTACTCCTGATGTGCCATATGGTTGTTTAAAGGGTGGTTCAAAACCATCCTACCGCTCTTGGATACAAACTAGGAAAAATATAGACGTGCCTGACATATTTAACGTAAATTCGCAACCACCAATAAATATTAATGCTAGACCACCAACGCCGCCAAAAAAAAATACATTTACTGATAATGTTGTATCTAATATAGGAGCAAATTCAAATATTAGTTCTAGAGAGCAACGTCTAGAAGAGATTAAAAACAAATTAAGGAGAATCCAGGCAGAAGAAAACGGACACAAACCCGAAGTCCAAAATTTAGCAAAAAACTTGTCTATCTTAGAACCCATATCACAAATTGGCTCAGTTATAGAAGACTTGCCGCAATTTGATGAAAACACGCCAGCCAAAATTCAAGAAATACTTGCGGCATCGGAACCTATTGTCGAAAAGAAGGAGCCCGAATTAAAGAAATATATTAAGAGAACCATTCGTCGTAAATTTACACTCGGACGTTCCGATAAAATGCGCCGTGTTGGAATCTTATTAAAGGATAAACAAACGAGAAAGAATGTAATTAATGCTCAAAAGGAACTAAAAAAGACGAGCATAACCGATGTTCGTAAATATTTGAGACAGCATGGTATTATTAAGGTAGGAAGCACTGCCCCCAATGATATTCTAAGAAAAACATTTGAATCGGCAATGTTGGCAGGCGAAGTAACGAACAACAACAAGGATGTTTTGCTTCACAATTTTTTGAATGAGGAAACGCCGAACACTTAACTTAACTTAATTTATCTTAATTTAATTTAAACTTAATAATATTAACCAAATAACCAAATAACCAAATAAAAACTTGGACATATTTGTTTTCTCCTATTATGTTAAGTTAAAAATATGGAAACTACTAAAAATGACCTTCCTCCTGATACCAAACAATTCTTTTATAAATTAAGCGATTATTTAGATACAAAATTGTTGTATTATGGAAGCGTTCAGCGTTCCGATTATGTGCCTGGAAAAAGCGACATTGACATTGATATATTCACAGACAATCCCGATAGTCTAATAACCAAGCTTCAGCATTTTCTACATTTAAAGAAAAAAAGGGTCAAAAAAACCATGTATATAATTGATGATAAAACTATATATGGACACAAGGTTAAATATGAGAACAAAGGAACCCAAATCAAGGCTGAATTTGCCATTTACAGTGAAGGAGACAAGGAAATCATTATAAAACATCATCAAATGAAAACGGTATTGCCAATTTATATTTCAATATTGTTGTATATATTAAAGACGTTCTATTATAGAATCCCTATTTTAACAAAATCATTTTATATAAACTCTAAAAACTGGTTACTAAATAAGGTAGGCAATCCAAATAACAAGTTTATTATATTGGAGGATCAATAATTTACAAACTCAAAACCAAAACCAAAAACAAAAACAATATGTGAAAGCAGAATATGTAAAAGATATAAAGACTTTTTTATATAAATAAATAACAGCAACTAACAAAATGTCATTTATAAGGGAATATTTCACATTAACTAAGCAATACACTGCCGAATATGGGCAAAATATGATATTACTCATGCAATGCGGCGCATTTTTTGAAGTCTATGGTCTGAAAGACAAGGCCGACAATATTTACGGCAGCAATATTTGCGATTTTTCACGAATTTGCGACTTAAATGTGGTCGACAAGAAGGTCTGTGTTGGCGACGACAATGTTGTTCTCAGCGGCTTTAAAGACCATCTTATTGATAAGTATATTAAGAAGTTACAGGACACTGGATACACAGTTGTAGTATATGCGCAAAATGATGAAACGCAAAACGGTCAAATATCGCGTTCATTGCTTGGCATATTTTCTCCTGGAACATATTTTTCAGTTGACCCCGACACAATAACTAACAAAACCTGCTGTATTTGGATACAAACAAGAAAAAGAGGTTTGTATTCCTTTCTTAAATCGGCGCAAACGAATACATGTACTCATTTAATTTATGTTGGTGTTGCGCTGATTGACATATATACAGGCAAATCTTGTATTATGGAATACTCGGAACAATACATCAAAAATCCGACCACATTTGATGAATTGGAGCGCTTTATTTCGATTCATTGTCCAAGTGAGACAATTATTATTTCAAATTTGAGTAAAGAAGACGTCAATGATATTGTTGGCTATGTCAACATTAAAAGTAAGGCAATCCATTTTGTTAGTTTGACAGAAGAAGATGATGATAAAAAGGAAAACAACCAACAAAATAAAAATATTGTAAGGGCTTTCAATTGTGAAAAACAAATATATCAGACCGAGCTTCTGAAAAAATTCTATAAATTCGACGACATTAGTGCGTTTATGACCATATTTGGCGAGACTGTTTATGCCACACAGGCATTCTGCTATTTGTTAGATTTCATTTACCAACACAACCCCAATTTGGTTTATAAAATTGCCGAACCGACTATCGAAAATGAGAGCGACAAACTGGTTCTAGCCAATCATTCATTAAAACAGCTGAATATTATTGATGATGACTCATACAAGGGCAAATATTCGTCGGTTGTCAAGATGCTAAATGAATGTATTACTCCAATGGGCAAGCGCAAATTTTCTCACAGTTTTTTGAACCCGGTTACCGACATAGCATATTTACAGGGCGAATACGACATTGTTGAGTGTCTCTTAACCGCGATGGCAACCGACGAATACAATGTGGTAAAACAGATGCTCTCATCATTCAAAGACCTGGTTAAAATTAACCGGCAAATAATGCTGAAAAAAATACAACCAAAATACATTTATCAGCTTTATATGGGAATAAAATCGAGTAAAATGGTTTACAATTTTGTTATAGGAAAACATGAATTGGCTGAATATTTAATGGACAAATTAGGTGAACATGTGTTTCAAAATTTGTTAGTATACATTGTTGAAATCACTACATTTTTAGATAATGTTTTGATAATGGATATGTGTAAAGATATTGATAACCTTCATAAGATTGAGCAGAGTTTTATTAAAAACGGCGTGGATGCCGTATTGGATAATAAGATTATGACGTTGATGGAGTCGGAGGATCAGTTGGAATGTTGTCGGGCATATTTTAGTTCTATTATTGCCAATTATGAGACTGGTGGTAAGAAGAAGGTCAGTAAGAAAACGCCTTCTCATGCTACTACTAGTGACAATTTGGAACCTTCTGTTCAAGATACCTTTGTAAAAATACACGAAACCGAAAAGAATAATTTCAGTTTGATTGCGACTGACCGACGATGTAAAATATTAGAGGAAGTTTTGTCATTAAATAAGAGCAAAACAGTTTGTCTAACATATCAGTCATCGTATTTCAAACAGGAGAAACAGTTTGTCTTGGAAATTGGCAAAGATGTCATTGGATTAGAGAAACAATCCGCTAGTAACCGTTTCATTATTAGTCCACAAATAAGTAAATTGTGTAAAGATGTTAGTTCAATCAAAATAAATCTCATTGATACTGTGGCAAAAGTATATTCCAATATAATTAATGATTTGGAACGGTTTCAAAATAAAATAGAAGATATTTGCGAATTCATTACATGTGTTGATTTGGTGTATGCGAAGACATATATTGCTTTTAAGTATAACTATTGTAAACCGACTATAGAAAAACCGACTATAGAAAATTTGTCTATAGAAAAGTCTTATGTAAAGGCACAAAATTTGCGTCACTGTTTGATTGAGAAGCTCCAACAATCGGAGCTATATGTTGCCAATGACGTCAGCATCGGCACCGACAAAACTGATGGTATTCTTTTATACGGAACCAATGCTGTAGGCAAAACCAGTATTATCAGAGCACTCGGAATTAGTGTTGTAATGGCGCAATCGGGTCTATATGTGCCGGCATCATCGTTCACCTTTTATCCTTACAAGTCGATTTTTACACGTATCCTAGGTAACGACAATTTATTCAAAGGGTTGTCTACATTTGCCGTTGAAATGTCAGAATTAAGAACTATTTTGCGTCTAGCCGACAGCCGTAGTCTTGTTCTAGGTGACGAACTGTGCTCCGGAACAGAAAGCACGAGTGCCATTAGTATTTTTGTTGCGGGTATCCAAACCCTTTACAAAAAGGAGTGTTCTTTTATATTTGCGACGCATTTACATGAAATAGTTGATTATGAAGAAATCACGAGTTTACCAAGTGTGAAATGTAAGCATTTATCGGTTATGTATGACAAAGAAACGGACGCGCTAATATATGATAGGAAGCTGAAAGACGGTCCTGGTAACAATATGTATGGTCTTGAAGTATGTAAGTCGCTGAATTTGCCGCAAGATTTCTTAGACATGGCGTATAACATACGTATGAAATACAAGCCTGAAGCTCAGAGTGTTTTAGACCAGAAGAAGTCGCATTTCAATGCCAAGCATATAAAGGGACAATGTGAGAAATGTGGTAAACACATGGCAACCGAAGTACATCATTTACAGTATCAACAAGACGCAGATGGTCGCGGGCTAATTGAAAATGCGAAGGATGGACTAACTTTCCATAAGAACCATCCAGCAAACCTGATAAGTCTTTGTAACACGTGTCACGATGAAATACACAGTGCTGGGACTAGGCTGAAAAAAGTGAAGACAAGTAAAGGGGTAATTGTGAAACCGTTGTAAAAACTTGTTTTGGAAAAAATTGACTTATTATAAAATTTAATACTATGTTTTATAATAATTTTTATTGATATTATAACAATGACTATATCTATCATTGATGCGCATTCAGAAATAATAAAGGTTATCCCCGAAAAACAAAATGTATTAATAAATGATTTACAAATATTTATAAATAAACTACATGACGAAAAACGCCGTCCAAAATATCTGACGGAAAAACATGTATATGTCAGTTATCTAAATGTATTATTAGAACATTTACCCAATCGGCCTCTAGAAAATTCAGACCCAAAATGGATGTGGGATTGTCAGGAGGTTTTTAGTAAATCTTTTACACCTTTGGTATAAAAATTGAATTAATAAAATTAGTATATAAAATTATTAAAATAACTATAATAACTACTACAATGTCAGAAACAGAAGAATTTACTATAACTGTAAATAAGCCAAAAAGGGTAATAATCAAACGAGAGAAAAAAATAATAAAAACAACTAAAAATGAAAAGGAAAAAAGATTAGAAGAAATTAAAAAAAGACAACAAAGAGAGAATATTTTAAAAAGTATACGCGACAAACAAGAATATTTAGAATTAGAAGGAAAACAGTTTATTTATCCAAACCAACAAGAAGCTGCTGACAAATGTATTGCCGCTTTTAAAAATGGAGCGGTTGCTGTTTGTTTAATAGCTCAACCAGGAACAGGTAAAACAGGAACAGCTCAAGCCGTCATGATTCATATGGCGACTAATCCGAATGACGACGAAATAATATATTCTGAAAACATTATTAATTGTACTGGAATGTCTGATAATGATTGGGAAACACAATTCAAAAATAGCGTATTACCACCGTTTAAAGATAATATATTTCACAGACAAAATTTAATTAAACAAAAGGATAAATTACAAACCTTAAAAGATGCTTTACTTATACCCGATGAATGTCATATCGCATCAGGAATTAAAATGACGATAGCAAAAACATTAAAGGAAGCCGGTATTTTAGATGTAAATGTTTTAGAAATGAGAAATATTAAAATGCTTGATATATCTGCTACTCCTGATGCTGTATTAAATGATTATAAAAAATGGGGGACAAAATGTGCTATTATAAAAATTCAACCAGGTCCATCATATAAAGGGTTTGAAATAATGTTAAAGGAAAGCCGCATTTTAGATGCGCCTAATTTCGAAGAGTTGGATGATTATTATGAATTATTAGAGTTTTTAGATGAAAGATATAAAAATACTACAAAAAAATATTTTATATTTAGATTATTAGACCCAGTTAAAACAAGTATTTTAGAAACTCTGTGTAATGAATTAGACTGGGCATGCTTGAATCATAATTCAGACGAAAGAATTGATGAAATAGACAATTTAATGAAAAATCCTCCTCAAAAACATACACTTATATTTGTTAAAGGGTTTTGGAGGGCATCAAAAAGAATTTCTAGGCAGCATATCGGAGCAACTTATGAACAAATCCCAAAAAAAAGAGATGTTTCAGTTACAGCACAATCACTTGCTGCTAGAGATTGCGATAATTATGAATATTCAGGAGACCAACTAGATGTCAACTTTCGCCCATTACATTATTGTGATAAAGGAGCAATCGAACAATATGTAGAGTGGTTTAATAATGATTGTGATTTTAGCAGTTCAGAGTATAAGTCGTCTCGTATTAATTCGAATGGTAAAGGTAGTGTAAATTCTAAAAAAACAAAGGTAAATCCCCAAAATGTTAGTGGAATTGATGATGATAGCGATAGCAATATTGATAACAATCATAATAATAAGTATCGGGTATATGATAGTGAAATAACAGTTAAAGATGTATGTAAACATCTTGGATATCGATATATAGCAACAAAAAACAACCTAGAAGGATTTAAGGAAACATCACTAAATCGCACAAAGTCAGTTGCTTCATTAACAGATGCTATATCTAAGGTTAAAAGTGGTTATGGAACAAATAATGGAGAAAAAACAAATAGAACTTATTATCCTTGTTACGTAGATGTAAAAAATAACGAGACATTAAGATTTGTTTTAATAATAAGACCTGAAACTGATGTAAAAAAGGTTGAAGAAGTAGACAAAGACTATCCGTCAATTGAAATTTAATACAGATGTAATAAATGTTTAATGGTTAAGAGACATACCGGTTATATTCGTATTTTTTATTCATTATATAATTATATGTCTGAAATCATCAAAAATAAATTATATTTGGGTGACATGTTTGATGCGAATGATGCCGAAAATATAAAAAAAGCAAATATATCATGTATTGTTTGTGTTGCCGAAAGACTACAAATTACAAATACGAATCCAAATGTAAAGGTTCACAAATATGAGTTAAGTGACGATTACAATTGTAATATTTCTCTTTATTTTGATGAAATTGGAGATATTATACATAAAGAAAAATCTGTATTAGTGAATTGTGCAGCTGGAATAAGCAGGTCATCTACAATTGTGATTGCTTACATAATGAAATATTACAAAATAGAACTAAAAAGGGCATTTCTTTATGTAAGACATAAACGAAATCAAATATGTCCTAATAAGAAGTTCATGTGCTGTTTACTAGATTACGAGTTATCATTGTTTGGTAAAAATAGTTTAACTTACGATGAATGTATTAAACTATTTTATTATACTTGATTTTTCTAAGCCTTCGATTTCATATTCAAATTACGTTTGGTCTTGTTGAAAAATCCAAGAAGTTTGTCAGATACCTTCTCAATGACAGGCACTGTCTCCTTGGCAACAAACTTAACTTTGGATCCGACAGTTTTTAAACCCGCCTTAACCTTTGGAGCAATTTTTCTAGTGGTAGATTTTGCTACATTGTAGCCCTTTGAAAATGTTCTTTTAATAGAGCCGGAACGCTTTTTAGAAGATCTATTGTGTCTTTTTGAAGCCATTATAAAATATATAAATATTATAATTTCATTTTGCTAATTTGATTTGTATAATTTCATTTCTAAATATAGAATATAGAATATAAGGTATGAACGCGCTTCTAAATTTTTTTAATGAAAATGCTACATATGTAGCAATAGTTATAGCAGTTGTATTCATTTTGTTAGTATATATTAATTTTTTTGACATTGATTTGAATAAAACAACGAACAAAAAATTAACGCAAACAGTTGTAGTTGAGACATTTGGCAATCGGGAGACATTTGGCAATCGGGAGACATTTGGCAATCGGGAGGCGTATGTCAATCGGGAAACAGATAAGCTATATCAGGCTAGCACAAATACAGGTTCCGGTGACTCAACTCAAGACTTTGCGCTTGACGGAGCCAAGAGTTTTTGCGAAAACCATCGAGGCAAATCCGGCGACCTAAATGCGTCGTGTAAATTGTTGACAAATGACAACTGTAAATCGTCATCATGTTGCGTCTTAGTTCAGGGGCAAAACGGCAACACTTGTATGGCTGGCGACGTAAATGGCCCTACATTCAAGAAGGACAAGGACGGCAATATGATTTCGATGGACTCCTATTATTTTCAGGGGAAAAATTATCCGACACCTACATCCGTGTAGTTATATGTATATAAAACAATACATCAGTATAAGCGTAAGCAAAAGCATAAGCATAAGCAAAAGCAAAAACAAAAGCAAAAGCCACCAAATTGTGTAAAAAAACAAAATTTTTTTGGTTAAATTATTATAAATGTTATTTAATAATTTATTAGATTTAATATATTTTGAAAAGGATTGTTTAGCCATTGAAATATGTGAAATATTAATACAAATATTAGGAGATAATACTGAATATATAATACCCAATAACTTAAGAGATTTTTCACATTTGTGTATTCAAGATGAGCAAATTAATGGTTATGATGATAACATGTGTGTAACATGTGAAATTGAATATAATCCTGCTTCACCAAATAAGGATAAACAATTGGCAACAATAAATTTTCTTTTAGAAAAAGTTATACAA